GGTAATGGAGTCGATTGTCATAGAATATGGGAAGCGCTTTTTTTAAAGTGTGTTCCAGTTGTATTATATCATGAGTGTTTTTCAGAATTTAAAAATTTGCCTATATTGTTCGTGGATTCGTGGGAGGATGTAACTTTAGATTTTTTAAAAAACAACATAAGTAAATATGCTGAAATGTTTAATAGTGATATACCTCAATTAACAACTGAGTACTGGATTAAAAAAATAAACATATAATATATGAATCAAATAAAAAATAAAACATTTGACAATCGAGCCTGGAGACAGTCAAAATAAAAGTGTATTAATCTATAGTAATTTTAGCCTGCATCAGTAAATATGAAAGCAATATAACTTAATAATAATGAAAGCAATTAACCATCGTGAAATACAAGAACTTTATAATAAGTTTATAACAGTAAACTATACAGAAGAATATAGAGAACGTTATAGAGATTTACCTATACATAAAAATAATAAAACGTGGAAGTGGGAAGGTAAAGATTTTCCACGCGTTATATCACTTCTAGAGTTTGAGACATATATCTTAAAATATAATTTTGATATTGAAAATTTATTAATATTTAACGGACCTGCCGACCCTGAGATAGAGTATCTAGAAGGTAGGATTAAAAATATAGATAACATAAATTATGAAGATGATACTATAAACAACGACTTACACTCACTTAATCTACCAAAAAAAGATTATGATTTTGTATGCTTGCATCAAACGCTTGAACATGTTTATAATCCATATCAATGCCTAGGGAATATTATGGATCATATGAAATCGGGAGGATATTTATATATTAACGTACCGGCATGTAATGTACCTCACAGCGAACCATATCACTATTATACCGGTTATACACCTATGGGATTGACAGCAATAGCTTATCAATTAGATTTTGAAATATTAGAGGTAGGTCAGTGGGGAAATCTTGATTATCATATAAAATTATGGACGAGAAATCCTGGTTGGAGTGATTACACTCAATTAAATAACCCTGGACTTAATCAAATTGAAAATCCTATAATTACATGGATTCTTTTAAGAAAAAAATAATATGACTGGTATATTATGTCAAGATGATATCAATGTTGTTGGGCACAGTCTATTTAAAAACTATAAATTAGCTCTTAGTAACTATTTTCAATCTGTACTACAACCTATTAATAGTATAGAAGATCTAAACAATTTAGATCTTTTAATAATCGTTGATGAGCACTATATACCACATAAACAAGTATGGCAAAACGATGAATTTATTAATGTAATAAATAAGTTAAATATTAAGGTACTGATATTTAATTTTGAGAAAATATTCAATAGTCAGTTTCCATGGAATATTAGTGTTCAGCATTGTGTAGAAAAAATTAATAGGAGATTGCAGATAGTATCTGATGTAAAGGACGCAAAAATATTAAACACATCTATTATTAACAAGCAGTTTTTATCCCGTGATACAATCCTAGAAGAACCTATCGATAATAAAATCGATGAGATACTTTTTGTAGGTCAGATAAACGAATACTATCCTACACGTAGAGAAATACTTAACGGTATTCAACAGATTAACAGTAAAGTAAGAGTTATACAGTCTGATCGTAGATACAATTATAATGAGTATTTAAACCTAATAAATCAGTCAAAATATATATTAAACCCTTTAGGTACAGGTGAGTTTATTAATTTAAGATTTTATGAAGCATTAAATTTAGGCTGCACGGTAATACAACAGTATACCGATGAAATGGAAAAATGGTACCCAGAATTAAATAAGTATAGTGTGTTAAAGTTTAAAACTGTAGATGACTTTAAAACATTAGACTTTAACAAACCTACACCTCATAAGGAATTATTTCTAGAAGATTATTTTGAAGAAATAAACTTTATAAATATTATAGAGCATATATAATATATATTATGCAACAACATACTAAGCTTGATATCTTTAAGGATATGCCATTTAATGAAATTTATTACAATGTTCCGTCGGCTTGGGGTGGTGCATGTGGCTCGGAAATTCCACGGCCTCAACCTTCTGACTTTATAAGTGATTATTTTAAAGATAAGCTAGATGGTTTTTTTGTAGATGTAGGAGCAAGCGACGGTATTATATGGAATAATTCATTAAATTTAGAAATTAACAATAAATGGAAAGGTATATGCATTGAACCTCACCCTGAAATTTTTAAACTATTGATAAGTAATACAAAAGGCATACAACGAACTGCTGAATGTTTAAATGTCGCTATTTCTGCAGAAGAAAAAGTATCTGATTTTCAGATGTTTATCGGAGAATGGGACTCACATATGCTTAGTGGAATTATTGATAATTATGATAATAGACAAAAAGATAGAAACGACTTTAAACGAAATAGTCCCAATTCACAAATTATAAAGGTTCAGTGTCTACCATTACAAAAAATATTTGACGAGAGAAATATTACACACGTTGATTATCTTTCAATTGATACAGAAGGCTCAGAACTAGAGGTCTTACGAAGTATAGATTTTAATAAGACAAATTTTGAACTCATTAGTGTTGAAATAAATTATGAAGCAGATGAAATTAATTCATTTTTATTAGCTAATGGATATGTTACCTTTAAAGATAAGGTATGTTGTGATCAGTTTTACATTAAAATTCCTTGAAGATTACTTTATGGAAATCAATTTGATATAATAATGAAATTTGAACACTATATATTTGACCTTGACGGGACGATAGTCTCGACAAAGAAAATACATCAAAAATCATTCAACCAAGCTTTAGTGTCTTTAAATCATAAGATAATTGACGATAACGATTTACCGTTATATGAAGCCCTTCCCTCTACAGAGAAGATAAAAGTATATAATAAGCTTAATAATACTAATATAGATTTAGAAGAATTTATACCGATCAAAAGCAAGTTTTGCGAGGAAAGTATAGAGAATTCAAACGATATATATAGTGATGATATCTTTAATATTTTAAAAAATTTAAAGCAGCAGGCAAAGACAATATCTATATGCTCTAATAGCACAGAAAAAACAATTAAAACGATTATTAAAAAGATGCATATCGAATCTTATATAGATAGCTTTTATCATAACAAAAGCTGTGCGCCAAAGCCATTACCTGATATGTATAGATTGGCAGTCAGCGAGTCTAAAATTGACTCCATTAAATCTATAATATTTGAGGATAGTGAAGTAGGTATGAAGTCAGCTCTCACGAGCTTTAAAGATGTAACAGTTGTAAGAGTTGCTAACCCTTACAACTTAAAATTATTTTTTTAATTTATGAATATTATTATTCCAATGGCTGGTAATGGTCAGAGATTTGTTGATGCTGGGTACGATCTACCAAAGCCGATGGTAGATGTATTAGGAAAGCCTATGATCTTACGTGTGCTAGAGAATTTAGATATCGATGGTAAATACCATTTTATTGTAAGAAAGGAACACCAAGAGAAATATCAAATATGCGACTTACTAAGATCATTAATACCAGATTGTGAAATAATACAACTTAGTGAATTAACAGAAGGTGCTACATCTTCTGCACTAAAAGCATTTACTGATAAAATAGACTTGGAAGATGAGTTAATTGTAACAAACTGTGACCAAATATTTATTTGGAATAAGCAGCTATTTTTTAACGTAGCAGATGATAGTGACGGTACCTTATTATGTCATCGCGATAGTGACAGTAAGTGGAGTTATTGTATAGGTCAAGTAAATAGTAGTAATTATATGAATGTATCTTATGTTGTTGAGAAACCTAATATAATACCTGAGTACTCATACGCAAACGTTGGTTTATATCACTGGAAATTAACAAAAAGATTTTATAATGATGCCTTACGAATGATAAAAGAAGGTAATAAGACAAAGAATGAGTATTATATTTCCCCTCTTTACAATTACCTATGTGATGAAGGTAAGGTAGTAAAATCAGTGCTTTGTACTGAAATGTATGGTATTGGAACCCCTGAAGATTTAAAAAACTATGAATGTAAGTTTAATTTGGATAACTAGAGTTAGCGAGTTAGAGGATGAATTTCTACAAGAGTATATTAATACTTTTGATGGTATTGATGTAGAAAAAATAATTGTAGGTCATACAAATATTGCTGACAAACAATTTAAATATATACCATTTTATGAACGTGGCATAGATGCTCTAGGGCTTATTTGTCACAAGAAGAATATAGGAGTATTAGCAGCAACAAATGACATCTGTGTAGTAATGCATGCAGATATTACCCCTACTAAAGAAACTTTGTTAAACTATAATTGGAGTAATATAAAGAGTAACGACATAGTGTGCCCTACTGCGGTAAATAAGCAGGGAGATATAGGACACACTTGGTGTACACGTACATCATGGAGCTCAAAATCTCCACATGAACCATACGATACAAGTACCTATATAAGTGGAGCGTGCTTAATAGGTCATAAAAAAACTCTCTTAGAGAATACCTGGAACCAAAACTTAATACACAGTGAAGGTGAAGATGTAGAGATGTCTGACAGACTACACTCTAAAGGAATGAATATCTATTGTGACCCTTCTCTACTCTTTAACATAAAATTTCGCCAATGAAACAAACTATATTTGATGTCGGTGCCAATACAGGCTCATCATGTCACCACTACTCTCTAAACGGAGATATCGTATATGCATTTGAACCTACACCTTACTTGCTAGATACATATCTACTACCAAAGCAATCAGCCAACTATATAGTAGTTCCTAAGGCAGTCTCATATTTTGATGGTGAAGCAACATTTAATATTGCAGGTCACCAGGATTGGGGGTGTAGCTCTCTCAACACGTTTAGCGATAATCTGAATCAAACATGGGGTTGGAGAACTGATTTGTTTGTTACAAATAAGATTCAAGTTAAGGTTATAAAATTAAAGAGCTTTATTCAAGAGCATGACATTAAACAGATAGATATCCTACACATTGATACACAAGGTAGTGACCTAGACGTGTTAAAGGGTCTTGAAGATCAGATATCCATTGTACAGTCAGGCGTTATTGAAGTGCCATCAGAGGTTCATCTAAAGCTTTATAAAGAGCAACCATCAAAAGAGGAATCTATTGAGTTCTTAAATTCAAACGGGTTCAAAATAAAGTCGATGGAATATCAGGGGAATGAATACAATATCTATTTTCATAGATAAAATATTTGTAATTTAGACTTGAAAAGTACAGTAAGTGATGTATAATCATCTTATGATTATTGAGCATCCCATATATGAAGGCAGTTTAATTAAGGAGAGGTTCGCGTATCGCTTCTTCAACAAGCAAGTTTCTCCAGCTGGTAACATTGTTGCATTTAGAGCTCCAATGTATGTTATCGAAGGTCTTATCGACCTAGAAGACTCTCTTAGTAAAGACTATATCTTTAGTGATGATGCTATTAACTTCTGCTGGGAGATTCCTAACTTGTGCCCTCTTGGCGCCGTTGCATTCCAGCGGTGGTTTAATGTAAATATTGCATTTACTTTATCTAAGCTTACCGGTCTTAAGATTGGTGTAGATGGTGATGACCTTATGGTAGATGAGAAGTTTACTGGTTCAGATCGAGTAGAACGTGATCAAGGTAAAGCTAGTGTATCAATTACTTACTCTAAGAATAATGTAGCTATTGGTCATACCGGTATTAATATTAAGGCTGGTAGTAAGGCTCCTGGATTTGCTTATTCTACTAATCTTACTGATGGTGAAGCAAAGATCTTTATGGAGACGATATGTAATATCTTTAATAATGAAGTAAAAGATATTTGTATTGCTGCTAGTAAAGTAATTGTATGAATATATTCGATTTATTTAAAGAGTTATTCTTTAAGATGAAATCGATAGACTGTCGTAATAGTGAAGGCATGCAATTGTTCATACCTTTTATGATTAATCGATGGTTATCGTTTTATAGTAAAGCTCAGACTCTATTTGTAAATGAGACTCTTAACAAGTACTCTAATGTTATCGATGACAAAATGCAGATGTACAGTATGTACTATAACTTAATTCCAAAAATGCATTTTAAGAAGATACCATATGTAAAGAAAGTAAAAGACAATCCAGAAGAGGAAATAGAGCATCTATCACTAATTGCATCCAACCTAAACATCTCTACGAGAGAGATTAAACAGAACATCGAAATATATAACAACCTTAAAGCACGAACATTATGAAACATAACATGGATCTTTTAACACCTGTTGGTAAATAGCCGTATGCCTCTAGACATTGACTTACTACCGACTACTCGTAGTCTTATTGACCTATCTTCTCATTCCTCTGGAGATTTCGGATTAGATGATTATGAATTATCCTTTATCCTAGATGATATTATGCTTGTTGAATATGTAGATATTTCTTCAGACGGTGATAGCATTACTCGTAACGGTCTTTTTGTACCAACCAACGCCCTTACAAAAGCTTGGCGTAAAGCTCGAGTTATTCTCACAGGTCCTAACGTCAAGCATGCTAAGAAAGGTGATATTGTAGTCTTTCCAAACAATTTAGGTGTCACTGTTTCTAATATGGACATCGAAGGTCATGGTAAGATCAAGAAAGGTATATTTTTAAACGAAAGTAGAATTTTTGGTATCTGTAAAGAAAAAAATGAAAGTACAAAGACAATCTCTTGATAATATTCTATTATCAAACGTATGTGAAATTAGATTTCTACGTAAAATCCCAGTAACTGGTAAAGCTCTTACGCGTAGAATGTGGTGCACAAAAAGTTACGATTTACTTACCTCAACTAACGGTAAGGTTTCGTTAAACTATAGAGCCCCAACTAACCCTAAAAAGGTAAACGAAACAAATGATAACATCCTTGTCGTATGGGATGTATTCATGCAAGACTATAGAGCTATTAGTATGTTAGAGTGTGAGCTAATTCAGCAAATTCCTGCTGACGAATCATTCTGGCAATTCTTTAATGATAATCTATATAATATGACTGCAGAACAAAAAGCAGCGTTTATGAATTCATGAAATTAGATCAATATAGCGACTGTTTTAAATATCTCCTACTAAGAGATGTCTGTATCAAGATTAATAATAAAATTATTAGGACTGGTAAAATTAAAAACTTCGCTATAAAGCAGTTTTATATAAAGCTGTTTATTGAGAATCATAAAGGTCATATTAGACTACTTGAGCTACCATATCCATTCGGTATATCTAAAGTAGATGAGATAACATCACTCGATTATAACATAGATACATTCTGTGGAAATAATAAGGATCTTAAGTGTAAGTTAAAATTTCTGAGTAAGAAAAATGTTAGTAAGTTCTATGATACAGTGGTAGATATAACTGTAATGTAACGAACTACCTTATAATAATTATTATGTCACAAAGCTTATTACAGAGCTTCCCAGCTCCGTATACTCCTAACTCTGCGCAAGTTAAATTACTAAATAAAATTGAAGAGGCTTTTAACGATGGTTACAAATTTGTAGTTTGTTGTGCTCCGACTGGTTCGGGTAAGTCATTTATCTCAAAGACTATTAGTAATAGTTCGAGAGAGCCATCTAAGGAATTTGTAAACCATATTACTAGCTATTCAGCATTCAAGCATAACTATGGCGGTGGATACGCTAGTGCTGAAGAGTGTGAAGAGCAGCCTGCATTCGGAGCCTTTGCGTTAACTATTACTAAGACTCTACAAGATCAATACAAGAGTATGTTTGAGGATACTGCAGTATTGAAAGGTAAGTCTAACTATCAGTGTGCAATTGATGATAGCTATAATGTAGATATGGCTCCTTGTACTTTACTAAAGTCTATTAAAGAGGACTGTTGGTCAAAGAATAAGTGTCCTTACTATAATGCTAGAAATCAATCGCTGATTGCTAGCTTTGCTACGCTGAACTATAATATGTTCTTCTCTCTACCTAATCATGTTAAGAAGCGTGAATACATAGTATGTGATGAAGCATCTGAGTTAGAAGATCAGCTAGTAAAGCAATTTACTTGTACTGTTAACTTCGATACTCTTAAGAAGAGTGAAATCAATATTTCACCGTTTGATAGCTCTAATTATGGTAAAGCATTAAAGTGGGTATCGTTAATGTCAGTGAGAATTAGTGAGCGTATCGAAGAAGTAAAGGATATCGTAACTAAGGGATCAAAAGGTATAAAGTCTCTCAGTAAGAACTTTATTGATGCGCGCAAGGCTGAGATGATCTCGTTAAGAGCACTGCAGACTAAGCTTAGTATTCTTGAAGAGACTTGGAATGACTGCGAGTATATTTTTGAGAATGACTTTAAGTCTGTAACCTTTGTACCTCTCAAGGTTAATAAGCTTTCGAGGTTTCTGTTTAACTTTGGTGAGAAGATAGTGCTAATGTCAGCTACTATTATCGATCATAAGAATTACTGTAAGTCTCTAGGTATCGACCATTATAAGTACATTGAAGTAGAGTCTTCGTTTGATCCTGGTAATGCTCCTATCTATGTTCAGACTAAGGTTAAGCTAAGTTATAGTAATCTTAATCAGAACCTACCTAAGATTAAGAAGCAGATTATGGAGATCTGTAACTTTCATAAAAATGAAAAAGGATTGATTCATACCCATACTAACACCATAACTACTTACTTAAATAGAAATATAAATGAAAAGCGATTCCTATTTCGAGAACCTGGGGTTAATAACGAAAATATCTTGCAGCAGCATGTTGACACAACAGATCCAACAGTATTGGTATCACCTTCAATGGGCTATGGGGTTGATCTCAAAGATGATCTAGCTCGATTTCAGATTATTATTAAGGCACCTTACTTGCCTATGAATGATAATCGAATCAAGAAGATAATGAAGATTGATCCTGACTGGTATGTAAATAAGATGCTAAGTTCTTTGATTCAGTCGTGTGGTAGAGCTGTAAGATCGAAGAAGGATCATTGCATTACCTATATCTTAGATGGTGCTATTATTGAGAGTGTTATAAATAACAAGAATAAACTACCCAAGTACTTTTTAGATAGATTTGTTTGATTAAGTATTCTACACAGGTAGAATATGAAAGACTATACATATTTCTTTGAGATAAAGAACTTATTAACCCAATTTGTAGCTGCGTTTGACGAGACTACAATAAAGCGGTATAATAAGGATAGAGTACCTGAAGAGGTAATAGAGGTAAGATACGTACTCGCACCTAAGCAGCGAGTAATATATGATATAGTTAACAAAGCTCAGAACTTAACTCTGCCTGTTATTGCAGTTAATGTAACGAATGTAACTAGGGATAACGAAAGAGTCTTTAACAAGATTAATAACATACATAATTTTGTTACAGAAAAAGATAGTAGAACGGTAAGAATGCCGGTACCTATTAATATTACTGTTAGTATGTCTATATTAACCAGATATATGGATGATATGGATCAAATACTTTCAAACTTTATACCTTTTAATAATCCATATATTATTCTTTCTTGGAAAGAACCAACAGGTATAGGTAACGATGTTTTTGAGATTAGATCTGAAGTACTATGGGATGGTACTATCTCACTAACCTCACCTACTGATACATCTTATTCTGATAAGTTTAGAGTCATAGCGGATACAACCTTTACCATTAAAGGTTGGCTGTTCAAAGATAAGAATGAAATAGCAACCCCTATCTATTTTATAGATGCAAATTTCAGTATACCAAGCAAGAACGCTAATTTAGAAATATATAGCGATACTGATTTAGATTCGCTTTCTGCTACTGAGTTAGAAACTATATCTTTATCCGCTTACCCAGCCATTACTAATCTATGGCATAACTATCAGTCTAACCTACAACCTGTATATACTAACCTATCTCTTAATGGTGCGTTAACTGCTAATAATAATTTTATTATATACGGTTATAATTTCGATTATACAACAGCTATTGCGCTAAGTTCAAATAATAATACGCTTTATAATAATCTAACATCATTCAGCACCGCAAGAATGAGTACAGTATCAGGATTTAAGCTCAGCAGTTACGAAATATTAAGTCAAAACATTTTAAGTGTAACTATACCGTATACTCTCAATACAGGTCTTGTTGATGTTATGATAATAAATCCTGCAGGATATGCTTCAACTTCATCTATTAGTGGAGTTGATATATTACTGAATTGATAATGCAAAATAAGTAATAAATATAAACAATGTCCGATCTCTCAACATCGCCTAATAATAACAGATCATATGTTTCCGATGACGGAAGGTCTTCAACGTTCGGTAGGAACTTAGTTAATTATATACAGAATAAACTACCATACGTTAACGCTCGTCAAGAGAATGATCAGCTTAATACAAAATACAAATATTTCCGTAAAGCAGGAATTAGCAAAGCAGAAGCTCTCGCGAGAAACTCTATTTCATCATCTAACGAATTCAATAATCTACCAATTGGTGACATTGGTAAAGATACGTCGTTTGGTGATGTCATGTATGCTAACATACAGCAGGATAAAGGAGGTAGACTTAGAGACTATAGGGTAATGTCTGCCTACTCTGAAGTTGCAGATGCATTAGATGAATTATGCGATGAGACTATTAACGAAGATGATAATAAAAATATTGTTAACATATCGTTTAAAAATGTAGATCTAACTTTAAGAGATCGTGAAACAGTTGAAACGGAATTTCAGAAATATATTGAGTTTTTTGATTTTAAAAATAGAGGATGGCAGTATTTTAGACAGTTACTCATCGAAGGCGAGGTATTCTTTGAATTGATTATACACGAAGATTACACTAATGAAGGTGTTCTTGGTGTAATTAACCTTCCTTCTGAATTAATCGATCCTGTTTATAATAATATACAGAATATGATTGTAAAAGGTTTTATATACCGTAAGCCGATATATAATCCTAATAATCCGAATAAACTTGAAAAAATGGAGTTTATACCAATGGAGGAGAATCAGATTGTTTATATTGACTCTGGTGTATACAACGAATCAAAAACCTTTGTTATACCGTTCTTAGAAAATGCACGTAGACCTTATCGTCAGTTAAGCTTAATTGAAGATTCCATTGTTATCTATCGCTTAGTTAGAGCGCCAGAACGTCTTGTCTTTAACGTAGATGTAGGTAATATGTCTCCACCGAAAGCCGAGTCATACTTAAAGAAACTTATACAGCAGTACTGGTCACGAAAGACTTTTGACTTAGATCAAAACGATGTTGTTAAAAAGTTCAATCCACAATCTATGCTTGATGCTTTTTGGTTTGCTAAAAGGCAAGGGTCAGAAGGTACAAGTGTAACTCCATTACCTGGTGGTAGTAACCTAGGTGAATTGCAAGACTTGATGTACTTCATTAAGAAGCTATATCGCTCTCTCAAAGTACCTGCATCACGTTTAGATCCGCAAGATGCTGTCAAGGATGGAGCTGAAATATTAAGAGAGGAACTAAAATTTGCAAAAGTTGTTATACGGTTACAACAGCATTTTGCAGCTGGTCTTAAAAAAGGATTTATAACTCATCTTAAGCTTAAAGGTCTCTGGGATAAGTTTGATTTAACCACTAATAACATTGAATTATCTTTTAATGTACCTACTAACTTCTTTGAGATGAGAGAAAATCAAAGATTAGAAGGTAGAGTTGGTAACTTTAATCAGCTGGCTTCAAGTGAATATATATCTAATACTTTTGCACAGAAAAAATATCTAGGCTGGAAGGATAAAGATATTCTAGCTAATAGAGAGTTCTTACGTAAAGATGCAGAATTACAGTGGGAGATAGCTCAAATAACTAACAGCGGACCAAACTGGATGGAAAATGTAGTTGTAGATGGTGCAGGAGAAGCAGGAGGTGATGCAACAGGTCTCGGCGCGCCACCATCAGGAGGTGGAGGTGATATACCTTCCTTCGGTGGAGGGCCGGCTACTACCGATACTGGTGGTGCAGAACCACCTCCGGCTGGAGGAGAAGAAGCCTCTACACCACCAGCACCAGCAGCATAACTGACTAAATAACAATATGCCTGCTGCTTGTGAAGTAACACCAATCTCTGCCTTTTTATCTACTAACCTTAATAGTAAGATTGAATGCTATGAAAGATTAGGTGACAGAATAAAAAGATCTTTAGGTTACCCTCTTATATCTTTAGAGATACATCAAGATCAACTATTTGAGAATATTCAAATAGGGATAGAGATGTTTTCAAAGTTTGCCGGATATACTCGTGAATATCTTATATTTGATTCTAATCTTTATGAGAGGAACAAAGGTATTAGATTAGATTACTTGTTTACTATAGCTAATACGGAAAGAACACCTGCTCAAAAAGTATCTAATAGTCCAGCTGTACCAGACCCTAACTATAGTATATCAACACCTAACTCAGTCTTTATAGCAACATCTGCTGTAGCTAGTACAGTCTTTAGTTCATCATCCTCTCTGTCCTCTTTATTCTCAGCTGGTATTGATCAGTTTGATATATTAGATCAAACACTATATAGCAGCCTTACTAGCTTCTCACGAAGCCTAACAGCTGCATTTACAACATCACCAAGAAAGACTATAACCTTAGCATGTGAACCAACAACTGCAGTTACTTATAGTAATGCTTTTGACTACGATATAATGGACTATCGTAAAGTGATAGATGTAGTAGATTTCGAAGAAGGCTCTACAACTGGTATTAACACATTATTTACTTTAGAGCAAACCTTAGCTCAGCAGACGTACTTTAGTTACGCTTTAGGTAATTATGGTTTTGATTTACTATCATGGTATGCTCTAAAAGAGTTTATGGATACTCGTGAGAAGTTACTAGCTACTACTAGAGACTTAAAGTTTGATCCAAGAACGCAGTATCTAACAATGTATCCTCAACCTAACACTAATCGATTCTATGGAGTTATATCATGTTATGTAGAGAGACCTATTAGAGACTTAGTCAAAGAGCATTGGGTATATCAATACGCTCTAGCTCTTTGTAAAATTACAATTGGCAGAGTAAGAAGTAAATTCGGAAGTGTTAGTCTCCTTGGTGGTGGGTCTTTAAACTATGATCTATTGCAAGAAGGTCTTTCAGAGAAAAAAGAATTAGAAGCACTACTCTACTCTGGTGCTACTCCTGGACTTTCTGATTCTGAGCCCGCTATGTTCTTCGTAGGTTAATTATGAGTTCTAAATATAAACAAGGTACATATAGACCAAGGAATCCTGATAAGTTTATAGGTTCAACAGCTACCTATAGATCAGGATTAGAATTAAAATTTTTTAGATTCTGCGACTATAATCCTAATATAGTAAAATGGTCAAGTGAGTCAGTGGTTGTACCTTACATTTCACCAATTGATGGCAAGGTACACAGATACTTTGTAGATAACTATGTAGTTATTAAAGAAGGTAACATTCTAAAAAAGTATCTAGTAGAGATTAAACCTTATAAACAAACGCTACCTCCTCAGACCAAATACAGAAAAAGAGAGCATTTATTATACGAGCAGAACATGTGGATTGTAAATCAAGCTAAATGGACTAGTGCACAAGAATATTGCAAGAAGAAAGGGTTAAACTTCTTGATAATAACTGAGAAAGAATTAATTAATAGGAAATAGTTAACATGAGCATAAATAAATCTATATGTCATTAAAGCTTAATCTTCTAATTGGTCAAACTGCTCATGAGGATACCTTTGAGTATATCGTAGAAGAAACTAATCGAAATACCCCGTCTAACCTTTACATTAAAGGTCCATACATGATGGCTGAAAGTATTAATAAAAATAAACGTATCTACCCTATTGATGAACTTCGTAATGAAGTAAGTCGATATAATGAAGAGATGGTCAAAACAGGTAGAGCGATGGGAGAATTAAATCACCCTGCTGCAGCTGATGTTAATTTGGAAAGAGCGTGTCATATAGTAACTGAATTATATGAGAAAGACAATGTCTTTTACGGTAAATCTAAAGTCTTAACTACACCGTGTGGTCAGATTGTAAGATCATTAATTAATGATGGGGTTAAAGTAGGTATGTCATCTCGTGCGTTAGGTACTTTAGAAGAGCAGAGGGGTCATAATATTGTAAGAAATGTAAAGCTAATCGCTGTAGATTGCGTAGCTGACCCATCATATCCTCAAGCTATTGTATCTGCAGTATTAGAGTCTAAGCAGTGGATACTAAACGATCATGGTAAATTTGAAGAAGCCTTTGATGTATTAGATAAAACATTAAGCAAGCTACCTAAGAAAGATGTAGATGGCTTTTTATTGCAACAAATTATGAATTTTATTAACAAGCTATAAATATTGTATATGAAAGTTTCTTCTCAGAGCAAGCCAGTGTCAACAGATATATATAGTATACATAAATTTATTTCTGCCCTTTCTTTAAAAAATTATGCAGCAGCTAATAAATACTTAAAGAGCGCTATTGAGTCAAAGCTCAAGAATCGAATCAACAATCAGCTCGATACACCTTTATTCTAACACATGAAAGTTAAAAACATTTTACCTGATCAAGTTAAAGATCTTCTCACTGAAGACTCTTTAAATACTATCGAGACTGCTCTTCAAGAAAAGACATCTCTTCTTATTGAGACTGCACTTATAAATCAAGATGAGCTTTACTCACAGAAGCTACAACAGCTAATGAAGGCCATTGATAAAGATCATACCTCAAAGCTAAAGCGGGTAGTTGAAGCAGTAGATATTTCAAACGCTCGTAAGCTTTCAACTGTTGTTAAACGGTATGAAAAAGAGATCAATAAGAACGCCAAGTCCTTCAAGAATACCTTAGTCGAGTCTATTTCTGATTACTTAGAAGAGTATATCGATGAAGCAATTCCTAAGGATGCAATTGTTGAAGCTACTAAGAATAAGACTGCTCTAAGTGTTCTAACCAATCTTCGTAAAGTACTTGCTGTTGACGCTGCTCTAATGAAAGAGTCAGTTAAAGAAGCCGTTCAAGACGGAAAGACTCAGTTAGACACTCTTAGTGAGCAAGTAACTAAGTTAGAGAGAGAAAATAAAATTCTCAAAGAATCTTATCTTAAGACCAAGGCTGATCTTATCCTCGAAGAAAAGACTTCAGACTTACCTGATAAGAAGAAAGAGTATATCAAGAAAGTTCTAGGTGATAAGACTCCTAAGTTTATCGAAGAAAACTTCGATTATACTCTCAGACTTTTTGATAAGAAAGAAAAGGAAAAGATTTCACAGCTTAAGGATGAAGCCTTTAGTCGTAGAGTAGTTAAAACTGATGCACCGCGCGTCAATCTACAAGAGTCTACCACCAAAACCATTAACCCTTACGTAGACGCTTTACAGCGTAACAGATAATTTTTCACCCTAATAATGAGGTACCTCGGTACCTGAGTAACATAGATTTAATCTATGAAGGTCGAATAAAAGGAAAATAAAAAAAATTATGAATAAACCACAGTCATTTATTGATAGATCAAGAGCTGAGACCCTTCTAGAGAAGTGGGCTCCAGTACTTGATTTCAAGTCAAACTCAATCAAGGAAATTGACAACGAGAATACTCGTCTCAATACCGCTATTCTTCTTGAGAACCAAGAAAAATGGTGCTTTGAGCAATCCGGTAACACCTCTGCTTTAGGAGCTAATGCAGGAGATTCTCCTCGGAGTTTCTCTTCAACAGACAATTACGCACAAGGTGATTCTCGTTTGCCTAAGATCCTTATTCCAATGATACGTCGTACATTCCCAGAGTTGATTTCGAATGAAATCGTCGGTGTACAGCCTATGTCTGGTCCAGTCGGTCTTGCTTTCGCTTTACGCTATAAGTACGATTCTGCTGGTCTCGGCTCTGGTGGCATTGACGGCGGCTCGTCTGCTCTTGGCACTCACACCACTGTTGGCAATGCTAACGGTAGAGAGCTAGGTTATCAGTACGTTGATACCAGATTCACTGGTACATCTTCGGGTGTACTTTCTGGTAACGCTGCATGGTCCTTCACTCAACAAGATCAAGGTGTTGCTGAAATCCTCAAGAACTTTGAGATTCAAAACAACATCCCACAGGTTAACGTAACCTTCGAGAAAACAGCTGTTGAAGCTGGTACTCGTAGATTAGGTGCCCGTTGGTCTGTTGAGCTCGAACAGGATCTTAAGAACATGAATGGTATCGATATCGATTCTGAAATCACTAACGCTATGTCGTATGAGATTCAGGCCGAAATCGACCGTGAAATGATCATGAGAATGGTCCAGTCAGCTCTTAATGCACAAGGCGGTCAAGGGTATTCCTTCTGGAACCCAGCCTCTGCAGACGGTCGTTGGTTAGTTGAGAGAAATAGAGACTTCTATCAGCGGTTAATCATTGAAGCAAACAGAATCGCTGTCCGTAACCGGCGCGGTGCTGCTAACTTCATCGTTGCTACTCCTCGTGTTTGCGCTATCCTCGAGATGCTCCCTGAATTCCAGTGGGTACCTGTACAGGGTGACGTTTCAACACAGCCAGTAGGCATCGCCAAGATTGGCTCTGTCGGAGGTCGGTTTAGCGTTTATCGTGATACACGTACTGAAGTACAAAACGCCACTCAATATGGCACTCAAGGATACACCTCACAAGCTGATGGATCTGCATATTCTAATACTGTAGAATATGCTCTTCTAGGCTATAAAGGTCCTGAGTTTTACGACACCGGTATCATCTACTGTCCTTACATTCCGATCATGGTACAAAGAACCATCGGCCCGAATGACTTCGCTCCACGTGTAGGCTTGCTTACTCGTTATGGCGTTGTCAATAACATATTCGGTTCCGAACTCTACTACCATGTCATCATTATCCAGGGCTTAGGTCAAGCGTTCACTCCATCCAATCAGTCAGTCTACTTTTAATAGCTAGCTATTAAATAGACAAATTAGCCCATGTGAGAGCAATCTCACATGGGCTTCTCCTTTTATAACAAACTATAAATTCATTTTATTGTATAAAAAGACATAAATAATAGTATGGCATTTATTTCATATAACAATCAAGCTCTATCTGCATTTGGGCAAACTCCATCTAATCTTGCATGGTCTTTATCAGGTACTGGTTTACCTAAAACTGTTGAACTACGTACTGTTGGTGTAGGTCCAAGTAATGTAGCTTATTCAGGCACTAAACAGGTAAGAGGTTTACTTTTTAATTCTTTAACTAATCCAGCATCTGGAACTGGTATAATGGTAACATTATCTGCGTTTAATGGAACTAGCTTTAGAGTTGATAGGGCATATCAAGGAGCTACCTTAAGTATCCTATTTACGGACAACTCTTCTTCTTTCTTTGTTTGTCAAACTGGTACAGTTGTTCAATCCTTAACTTACAACGGGTTTGACAGTGTCTCGCCAGAATCTAGACGTAAGGTATTGTTAGGAATGTACTAAGCTCACTTAGAGTAAAAAATTTAAAAGCCGGGAGATATATAATATTTCTCCCGGCTTTTTATGTAATGACCACACTATTGACACCTAAATGCTCAATGAATCTCTATGTCTGCTAAAGGTCATTTTAAGTTATAAATGGCACTGTTATCTATTACAGACAAGGAGAGACACAATTTAAACACAAAAAAATACCGTACGACTGTACGGTATTTCTTAAAGCACTATACTACTAAATTCATCCTTCTTCACCTTCAACAACAGGTGGTGCGATTGCTCTTTCGAATTTATCGAATAGAATAACCGCTGCTTTAGCTACTTGAATACCTCCAGACTTAATTGAGATATCAATTAGCTGTAGTAGTACTTGTGCTTCGTTCTTAGTGAACGTTAATGTTACTTGTTCTTCCATGGTAACTTAATTTAATATAAACTACTTATTTTTCAACTAAGAGTAGTAGTTTTTTGTAGTAGTTTTTCTAGTTCGAACTACAGCCTCGACGATCAGTTCTGGTTCGACTACTGGTTCTACGATAACTTCAGGCTCTACGATAACTTCAGGCTCTACGATAACTTCAGGCTCAACTACAGGAGGTATAATAGGGTTATTCTGTTGCTCAATCCATGTACGAAGAGGTCCAACACATCCTATTACAGCTTGGAATGCAGCAGCTACTTCAGGTACTTCATTAATAGCTTCCCATAATCTATCTGTTCGAACTGACTGAACTAGTGAGCCTGCTCCAATCTCTTGACTGTTGGGATCGTATGGTAGTAGCTCAATGTTAACAGCGCCAGTACTAACAGTAGGTGCATGGACGTTAAGGTTATATACCCATTGCTCTGAGAAGACTTTTTCAGGAATTGCAGGTATTACGATTGGTGTTTGTGGTATGATTGCCATATTTAAGTATAATCTAGTTTTTAAAAATTCAATTAATAGTTTGCAACTACAGAGCCGTATATCAAATTATTAATGTTGACGAAAGTATATATATCGGTTTTTACTCCGATTGTTTGGGTTGGTGCTGCTGATGCTGGCCATCGTAATGTTGTAGGCCATGTAACAGTATAGTTAGCAGCAGTATTAGACACTGCAACTCTAATACGCTGACCGGGCAAAGAACTGATGAAAGTGAAGGTAGTACTTGCTGTTAAACCTCTAAAAAAACTATCAGCCAGTGACCAGTTGATTATATTTGTACCAGGTATAGCTAAACTACTATTAACAGTTCGTGCAGCAGATAAGGTACCAGTGAAAGCACCGCTGCCAACAACATGTAGAGTGTGCGTTGGTGTAGCTATTCCTATACCAACCTGTGTGTTATTAACCACGAGAGCATTACTACCGAAAGTACCTATATTAACTATATCAATTAAATTAGAATCTACCTGTATTATCGGTAATCCCGCTGCATCATTAACAGAAAATATAGTACCAGTTAAGGTATCAGACACACTTAACAATCTACCTGCTGAACCATCAATTGAAAACCTATCAAGCGCGCTAGTCGCAACAGTGTAGCTAGTTATATTTAACCCACCAGCATTATCATATGCTAAGCGAGGAGCAGCAGAAAGAGGTGAAACTACACTCGAATTCGGCGATTGCGAATCGAAAATAATAGCGCCTGACGCTGGGATCATTAATATATTAGACATTATAATTATTATTTATTAACGTTACTGTATACCAAATCTGGATTTAGAGGCTTTGAAGTTTTGTTGGATTTCTTGTTCTGAGAGAGCTCTGTTATATATAGATACGTTATATATGTTTCCATTAGCAAATCCCAGATAGTTGCTAGGCATTGCCCCTAGTCGTAATGGATTTGTAGATATATCAAATGTAGAAGTAAAAGAAATTGTTCCCAAAAGATTCCCATTAACATACAATTTCATCTCGTCCAAAACAGTATTGCAAACCCCAACCATATGAACGAACATATTCCTATAATCTAAATTCGAAGATATACTTTTTTGATTTCTATCTACCCCTGTTATACTAAAAATAATTGCAGTATTTGTTAAACCAAGGCTATATTGTTCGTAAAGACTTGTATAATTATTTTGTTTGAAACATATAGGAGCATAATTACTAGTATATGAAGATATCTTAAAAAATGATGACACAGTGATTGCAGAAGATGGGTTAATGGTAGAGTTATTAGTAACTAGTGCAATATCATCAACGCCATCAAAAACAATAGACCCTCCATTAGCGCTACTAAAGGTCGGGCCATTAGTTAATGTACCATGATTACCATTCCCACTCCTATCAAACCAAGTAGTCCCACTGCCGGGATAACTCTTTCTATCCGACGCATCTAGGTGAAGAACTAGCCCGTCAGTAATTATATCAGGTCCCGTGCTAGAACTCATAAGTTATACCTCCCTCTAGCAGCGTTAAAGTTTTGTTGTATCTCATTAGTAGTTAAAGCTCTATTATAAACTCTAAAGGTAGAGCAACTCATAGGCATAGGATAACCAGTGTCGAATCTCCATCCTGATATTCTACCATTACCACTATTAAACGTTCTATTACCTGTATTCTCTGCACCAGCTTGTTGAGTTAGTGTTTGTCTGACAGTGTTAACATAAAACTTATTATTGGTATAACTTACATCGCTTCTCATTTCGAAAACATAGTGTTTCCAATTATTAACTAACCCTAAGCTAGTAACTGTGGCGGACGATATACCATAAAGATCTCCAGCACCTGTATTAAACCCTATATGACTGGTTACACCGGTAACATCATAAATGTTCCATCCGAAAAACATTTTATTATTATAACCTGCTCCAATCTTTGCCCACATCTCAACTGTTGTAGTAGTGCCTAGGTTAGGAGCGAAGAAATCTGCATAATCATCAACTCCATCAAAAACTAAAGTTCCAGAGTTATTAGTATTGTATGACAAGCTATTAACTAATGTTGCATTATTTCTATTACCACTTCTATCTATCCATGCGGTTCCAGTTCCAGGATAGCTCTTTCTATCAACGGCATCTAGACACAGTACCAGTCCACTGGTTACAATACTACTTTGATAATTTACAGCCATGTTAAATTTTGGTTATTAGTTTGTCTACATCTTTACGTTCGCCGTAAATTGTGTAGTTATATTTACCAGTTGAACCGCCAACTACAACTCTTTGATTGTCTTGTGATACAACATATAATTGTTGATAAGATCCTATTGGTGTGAGTTGAACTGTTACGCTATCTTTATGAACGAGTCCTGACCACTCTTCTGGTAGCTCAATGATACTTTCAGATGTCTTACCTCTAACAAGTACACTATGCTGATTACTTTCAACAACCCCATATTGTAGTTTTTTACCTTCTTGAGTTGGGTGATCAATTAAGAATGATTTAGTAGCAGCTGAGAAATGACCTGCTACATTAACAGATCCGGCTGCAGCGATAGTCATGCGAGTCGTACCACTCGTCTGGAACAACAAGTCTCGTGCAACACCGCCGCCACCACCAGCGTAATGACCTATAACACCACCAAGTGAACTCGCAGCTAGGGTCAAGCGTTCAAAATTCGTAACACTTGTATAGGTTCCGTATACATTGAGCGTCTGTGCCGCTGTACTGTTACGTATACCTAAGGCATTAATAGCATCTCTCTCGAGATACACACTAGCTGCGGTATCACCAAGTATTGCACGTTCACCGTATAGAGATCCAGATGCACTTAAGCTACCACCTATAGTAACCTTTTGAGCTGTAGACGTTGTACCTATACCAAAGTTACCGGTAGTGCCACTGATAATATACTTCGGGGTTGCAACGTCGTTATTATTATAGAATTGGAACTCGTTAGTTGATAGAACATCAAAGCGAGTAGCAACATATGCGTCAGTACGGTAGAAATCTAATCGAGATGCTGTACTTGAAGCAGTTCGTATTTTAAGAGTTGTAGGTGCACCAGTGACATTCTTATATACTACTAGATCTGCATCAGGAGTTGTTGTACCAATACCTACTTGACCGGTACTTGATATCGATACTCGAGCGGTACCACTGGTTTCTAGGTTAAAGTTATTAGCATCATTAGTACCTATGGTAATAGTACCGCCGAGAGTGTTACCTCCGTTTACAATATAGCTTGCGCTGTTTGCATTAACTGTAGTATATACGCTAGACCAATTAGCACTGTTAGTATTAGTCGTAGTATAGGCGCTAGCCCATTTCGCGCTATTGGTATTAGTTGTTGTATAGTTACTATTCCAAAGATTAGAATTACCGCCGGTTACAAATACAGCAGATGCCATTGTTGTTGCACCAGCCTTATCAACGTTAAAGTAACTTGTGCCGCCTATCTGTAAATCTAATAATTTACTATTAGTGCCAGATGCAGAACTATTAACATTTAATTTAATCGCTGTAACATCAACCCCAGGAGCATTCCAAGTATGAGCGATATTTAAAGCAGCACCAGAAAGACTAATTGCTGATGTAGTATCTACTATCTCAAGCTTAGATGTTGGTGTAGTAGTTCCAATACCAACGTTACCTCCGCTGGTAACGGTCATCTTGGTTGTACCAGCAGTCTCTAAGTTTAGATTAAAGTTGTCATTAGTGCCAACAATTAAAGCAACACCTTTAGTATTACCACCATCGAGAATATAATTAGCACTATTAGTATTTACTGTTGTGTAGGTACTATCCCACTTTGCGCTATTAGTATTAACTGTCGTGTAGTCACTATTCCATTTCGCGCTGTTAGTATTAGTCGTAGTATAGGCGCTAGCCCATCCAGCGCTGTTAGTGTTAGTAGTAGTATATACACTAGACCAATTAGCGCTGTTACTGTTAGTTAAAGTGTATACACTTGACCAATTTGCACTGTTAGTATTTACAGTTGTAAAAGTTGTAGCTCCATTAGCACTAATAGTATTAACTGATGTATAAGCACTATTCCAAAGATCAGAATTGCCACCAGAAGCGTATACAACATTGGTTGAACTTATACCTCCAACAACAGTTAGTCGTTGATTTGGAGTAGCTGTACCTAAGCCTACAAAACCGTTATTATCGAATACAATATCACCGGTACCGTCTGCATCAATAAAGTGAGCTATTGGAGTTGTACCTGACTGTCTAACAACTAAGGCTGGTCCAGTACCAGTATTAACTACTGACAATGCACTAGTTACACTTACACCAGTATTTAGATATGTAAAGTCTCCTACAACAGATAAGTTACCACTGACAGTAAGATTATTAAAGGTAGGATTACCACTTGTTCCTAACTCACTTATAGTTACACTCTCGTTACCTCCACCAACCCGCGGAATCGTTATATTACCTTGACCAGTTGAAGATATAGTCCCTTTGAGTATAGTAGCGCTAGCTGCATTATAAGAGCTGTATACTGAACTCCAGCTAGCGCTATTAGCATTAGATGTTGTATATACGCTACTCCAGTTTGCGCTGTTAGCATTTGTAGTAGTATAAGCATTGCTCCAATTCGCACTATTAGCATTGGTAGTAGTATAAGCATTACTCCAAGCAGCGCTATTTGTGTTTACAGTTGTAAAGGTAGTAGCGCCATTGGCACTTATAGTATTGACTGATGAATAAGCACTATTCCATAAGTTTGAATTACCACCAGAAGCGTATACAACATTGGATGAGCTTATATTTCCTGCAACTGTTAGCTTTTCATTCGGAGTCGCTGTTCCAATACCTACATTACCATTATTATTTATTAAAAATTTAGTACCTGTAGCATTGAATATTTTTACTATATCTCCGCCAGCACCATCTGACCAGTTAGTTTGTAAAGATAGTGCAGTATATGATACTGCAGGCGAATTAACAATACTCAATCCACCTTTATTTACACTGCCATTACCTGTGCTTACTGCTAATGCAGTACCAGCAGTAGTTGAATCACCTATAAATGCATTTCCTATAACATCAAGTTTATTGTTTGGTGCCGCTGTACCAATGCCGACATTACCTCTATCAAGAACTAAGTTGTTTGAATAAAGAGTATTGTTATTCGTTAAGTCGAAAGAATACGTAACCGCTCCAGGGTTAAGCATATTTAGCTTAAGATTATAGCTTGAGTGTCCGGATGCTACCCAGCTTTGCATTGTTCCGGTGTATGCTGACAGACTAACAATATGTAGTTTAGCGTCCGGAGTTATAGTCCCTATACCAACATTACCTGCACTGGTAACAGTCATCTTCGTTGTACCAGCAGTCTCGAGATTTAAATTAAAATTGTCATTAGTGCCAACGAGCAAGTTAGCACCTTTAGTATTACCACCATCAAGAATATAATTAGCGCTGTTTGTGTTTACTGTTGTATAAGTACTATTCCAGTTTGCGCTATTAGCATTGGTAGTAGTATAAGTGCTATTCCAATTAGCACTATTAGCATTAGTTGTAGTATATACACTTGACCAATTTGCACTGTTTGCATTTGTCGTAGAGTAAACACTACTCCAATTAGCGCTATTTGTATTTACAGTTGTATATGTAGTGGCACCATTAGCACTTATAGTATTGACTGAAGTATATGCACTATTCCATAAGCTTGAATTACCTCCTAAAGCGTATACTATATTGGATGAGCTTATATTTCCTGCAACTGTTAGCTTTTCATTCGGAGTCGCTGTTCCAATACCTATATTACCTGCACTGGTAACGGTCATTCTTGTCGATCCACCAGTTACAATCTCCAGGTCTCTATTTTGACCAGTGCCGGCCGCGCTAAGACCAATCTGTGTAGCACTTGTAGTGCCAGCGTTAGTACGAATAGAAAATCTCTCGTAGTTAGAAGCGTCCGTATAGGAATTGTAGAGTCTGAAAGCTTGAGGGCTAACTCCATTGCGTTGAGCTAAGATGTTGGCAGTTTCTTGTCCAAGAGCTAGAGTTGCAGTTGGGTTGTCTGAGTCTACGCTAGAAGCCCAAATCAACCGGAAGTCATCTTTAATTGATATATCGTTTTCGTTTACTCCAAAAGCCACATCGCCTCCATTATAGAAAACAATACCCCTCTGAGCTCCCGCTCCTCCGGCTCCCTCTCTAATAATTGGCCCATTCGGAAGTTTAAAGGAAGTACCAGCAGTTACAGCCCCCACCTTATCAACTTTAAATTTACTAACTCCGCTTACCTGTAAATCCATCAAATTACTCGCTGCATTAGAAGCAGTATCAGTAACATTCAACTTAATTGCCGTAGGAGTTCCACTAGTATTCCAAGTCTGAGCTAGGTTTAAAATCGAGCCGGATAATGCACCGCTACCTGCTAGAGTAGTATCATCTATGTCAAGTCTCGCAGTTGCACCCCCACTCATACCTAAGGCTAGATTCCCTGAATTTATATAACTATTGCCATTTCCTGTTATAAATACAGAATTTGAATTAGATCCATTGAATAAATATAAAGCTCCAGATCCAGTGCCTTCATCTACTAACCAAGCTGTCCTATCATCGGCAGCTCTATTTAATTTTAAACCATCTGTAGTTCCTGTTGTAACTATTTCTAATTTAGTGGAAGGGGTCGTAGTGCCAATGCCAACATTACCTGCACTGGTAACCGTCATCCTCGTCGATCCACCAGTCTCTAAATTTAAAGAGTAATTGTCGTTTGTACCTATAGTAAGAGCAGATCCGAGCGAATTACCATCAACAAGTGCAGCTAGACCACTTAGACTCGGTTGTAAGCCTAAGTACTGCCTTGAACTCACAGTTGGAAATATAGCATTACCTACATTATCTATTAATGATACCGATGGTACACCTACAGATATACCATTCTTTGCGTTGAATTTTGTGTTTAATGCCATATACTCGGTTCCGTTCCCCTCGTATAAAGTATTTACATAGATATTATGTAAATCTACTTTAAAATGTTATTATGCTGCAACAGTGCGTTGTGCAACACCGTGTATAGAAGCAATACACACGCCAGTAGTTGTAATAGCAAGATCAATAGTTGAGAAAGCAACAGTTATATCAACATTAGATAATAGAGAAGTTGCTTGAGCATCGATTATTGCGTAAACAGTGCCGAACCCTTCTGTTCCATTATAAACAGTAAGTATTTCAAAAGCTGTTCTTGTAAAGCCCTGTGAAAGACTTACAACATAGCGTGCAGATTCAACTTCAGCTTTTGCAAAGGTTGTTACTGTATTTACTCCTGAAGAAAGTGATTGAGCAAATACTCTTGTATTAGTATAACTAGCTGTTACACCACCTTCAGAGTACTGTTGAACTCTATGCGGACTTGTTATAATTACGTTACCTCCAATAGTAACATCGTCCCCGTTATCAGTTATAGTTGAGTTAGTTATACCAGATGCATCTGAGAACTTAGGAATTGTATTAGCAGTTCTAGTAGAAGTACCGCTGATGAGAGCAGCTGCTGTAGTCCAGACCCCAGGGTTAATTGCACGATACTGTAATGTACCACTAGACTCAATAACAACGCTGTTCGTAGTACCAGCAGCTAGACCACCAAGCTTCAAGGTATCTTTTGCAGATATACTGCCAGAGACGGTAAGTTTTTCACTTGGTACAGCACCAACAGGTGTACCAACTCCTATACTTCCCGTGTCAGAGAAGGTAATCGATCCACCCTGCCTATCAACAAATACAGCAATAGGTTCAGTACCACTCTGTTCCGCATAGAACGCCGGTCCAGTACCTGTATTTATAACAGATAGAGCAGAAGTTACACTAACTACAGTATCAAGTTGAGTAGTAGTTCCTTGTACAGTTAAGTTACCACCTATAGTAGTATTACCATCAACAATTAAGCTGTCATTAGTACGAAGAGTATTACCAGCAGCATCTCTAAATATGTTAGTATCACCACCAAAGGTTAATATAGAGCCAGCTACTAGATTAACTGCGTTAGCATTAATAGTTATTGTATCTGCAGTATTATCACCTAAAGTCGTAGTACCTAGAACAGTTAACGCGCCTGCGACTATCAAATTGTCATCTGTCTTAAGAGTATCAGTAGTACTTCTATATAAATTAGCATCCCCAATCGTTATAGTTCCGCTCGCAGGCATTGTGAGTGCACTACCTAGAGTTACATTACCTACAGCGTTTAACGTACCTCTTAATGAAGTATTGCCAAGTGCATCAAAGGTTCCATTAGCAGTGAGAGGTCCTCCAACGGTGACAGCCCCGCCGGATTGAGTTATAATAGAGTTAACTAATTGACCGTTACTATCATCCCAATAAGTTATAGTATTATTGCTTAAAGCTGCAGCATTCTTCAGTATTAGTTTCTCACTACTTATAGCTAAGCCTTCACCGAAGAGGTCAGTTAAAAAGGCCGTGAAAGTTATATACTTATTAACACCGTCATTAACGAAAATTTTGGTTGCACCGACTAAGTCAGATGTTGAAGTTCCTGGAAATATCGCATTAGCATTAAGATTAGTTAATGCTGAACCATCACCAGATAAGGTGATCGCTGAAAACCCTCCAGTTACAGTTAATCCAGAAAATGTCGGCGTACCAGTGGTTCCTAAGTTAGTTAAATTTCTAGTTACTGACCCACCATCTAATTCTACAACGTTAAACGCACCCTGCGTACCGGTTATAGTAACATCATCTATGGTAGTGCCGGATGCGGCACCATACGCAGAATATACACTAACTCCTTGAGCATATGCAGTGTTCCAGTTAGCGCTGTTAGCATTAGTAGTTGAATAGGTACTATCCCACTTAGAAGAGAGGGCATTAGTAGTTGCGTAATCAGAGTCATACTTCGAAGAGAGAGAATTGAGTGAGGTATAAGTTGATTCCCATCTACTAGATAGGGTATTAGTTGTAGTACGAAGACTTACAAGAGATGCATCGGTAAGAGTACTGTTAGCAAATCCAGATCCACTCCATTGAACTAAGTTGCCATTAGTTAATGAAGAGGCACCTGAAATAGTAATGGTCGCAGTTGAGCCACCGTTATAAGAAAAAGTGTTTATGCCTGAACCATTAGTTAAGGTAGCTAATGTAATGTTTGCAATGACCGTTGCTAAGTCTCTACCACCAGATAGAATCTTACCATAAGTGTCGATTGCTACTTTAGTAGAATCATATGTTGTACTACTACCAGCTTTAAATAAGCCGCTTATACCAACAGTTAGTGAATCTTTTACTCGGAAATCTCTTGTAAGTGCCATACTAATACTTATGCCTTACTACATATTTCTTAGAAGAAATTTGTTCTGTTACCTTTAAAAATAAAATTACTCATCATGTGAGTATTCATCGCAATTGCTGAGAGACAAACTCTTTGATTTATAATAGAGGCACCAAATTCAACGAAAGGATATTCGGTAGTATGGTTAGAGCTATACTCTGAAGCAACTACTATAGTATTATTTGCAACTAAGTTAATTTCGCCGTAATATATGTCTCCAGTATATGAGTCTTCTACTTGTAAAACATATTTAGAACTCTTCATCGCTGATAGAGGAAATGCGTCTAATAGATTATAATTCTGCAAACCAGTCTTATAGAAAAGAAAATTAGGTTTTAAGTTTAGCTCAAAATAGTCATTAACGCCAGACCCGTCACTATTGCCTAATATGTATGCGATGTTAACTGCTGAAAGAATAACGGTGCTACCAGGTGATAGTCCTAAAGTACTATTCCATTCATTAGCAACGAAAGAGTTTATACTATTTGACGTCGCTACTATGTTTTTGTCAAAGTTTTGAATTAGGTAGGAATAAAGAGCAGATACTCTAGAATTAAGATCATCTATCTGTTCCTGTTCAGCTGAAACTACTGTTTGAAGGCTACTTACATCATACGCATTGTTCGCTATAAGCTCCTCAAGTGTACCTTGAACATTATAGGTAGATGTAGTGTTAAAATAAGTTGTTTCGGGGCTGTATAAAGGTCTTACTTTAGTTGAGGACTCTTGAACATCAGAATATAGACTAGATATAGAAAGAATTTCTGTGCTACCGTCGACAATTATCTCGTTAGCTGCTTCAAAAGAGTATGGTATATTAAACCAGTTAGTATTAACAGTTAAATCAGTCGTGCCAGCAACACTCAATGCACCAGTGACCGTGCCACCTGTTTTCGGTAAGTAATCCTCATTACTTAATATTTGAGATAAAGTACTTAGAAAGATATCATTTATATCTCTACCTCCTGAAAGGATTCTACCATTGATATCGAGGCTACCATTCATAGTACCACCATTAGCGTACTGAACAGCAACTGAGCCGCCTCCACCGCCACCTGATGATAGTTCAATTAACCTCTTAAGTGACGATATCTCCGTTGTAAACTTACCAGCAATAGATTTCTCTAATTCTTTTTTAACAGCTTTAAGATCTATCTCTCTTACTGATCCGTTAGCCTCCTTAATAACAATATTAGGTACATCAGTCTTTAACTGCTCAATAGCACTTAGAATAGAATTCTCTCTCTCAATAATTAGATTGATACAGTCATCTCTAGTATTTTGATTAATATTATTATTACTCTCTGTTACTGATTTAATTCTATTATCTACTATCTTCTCTAATCTATCTGTTAACTGCTTACTCGCTTCTTCTAGATTTTTCTGTTCTAGGCTCTTAGTGCTCTCCCTATCAAATCTCTTAGCTTTCTGTATATCTTCGAGTAATGATTCCTTATTTCGAAAGACTATTTCATTGAAGTCATCAGAATCAATATCTTCCAATGCAAGTAAGTCATCGACTATATTCTCTATATTCTCCTTATGTACTACATCCTGTATAAAAGAAGCATTAGCCTTATTAAAGAATGCACTAAATACACCCTGCTGTAGTACAAAGGGCGCGGTATACTCCTTACCCTCTATAACTAAAGGTATACTAAGGACTGGTGAGCCTTTATACTCATCAATCTTTTCTGCAATGTATTTACTACCGTTTAGTTCAAGCTCATAGATATCAAAATATATCTCTTGATACTCAGGTACTGTTAAAATATTAATATTATGAGTTGTATTTTTTACCCTAATATTCTCATTAAACATTAACATACACGTATTTAAGGTAGACCTGACGTATTACTAGTCGGTATTAACGTTGAGGGTTAAGACTATAATATTGTGTTCTAAAGTAGAGGGTTCCAGCTCCAGATGCAGTCTTTGCACTTACCTGTCCTGAATTAGTTATACCTCTTATAGTTGTACTCTCGTTTGATTCTAGAAGAAGACGATTAGAATCAGCAGCGTATGATGAATCGTAGATATAAACAGAATTACCAGTCTTGTTTATAATAATAACTTCGGAACAAGGATAAGCGCTTAGAGCTACTAATGCGGTGGTAACAGGTTGATTGAAAGATCTACAATCGTTAATGTTATAGAAGGTAGAACCGTTGTTGGTTGAAGATATCGCCATATATTTATTTATAACAGAACATAAAAAACCTCTACTATAGTAGAGGTTTATAAAAATTTTAAATATTTACTATTGACGAGGTAACTTAGAGTGTAGAAACTCAGCATCGCTTAACTGCTTATGCTTAAGACTCTTATCTGAAATACGTTCAGGATTAATATCCCAAGAACCACGACGAGCATATAAACACTTAACTGATAGCGATTGCGGAGATAGAAAGTCCCATAGACGTTTATAGATAGCCTCGCAAATCTCTTCATGGAAGTGACACTCATCGCGGAATGATACAATATACTTTAGTAGCGAAAGAGGAGTAACAGTCTTAGCACCTACATAAGAGATGAATACATCTCCAGTATCGGGCTGAGAAGTTACACGACAACGTGACCTTAGTAGTGCGCTATGATAATGAAACGTTTGAAAGTCTGCACTAGTAAACATATCATTAGGAGGTAAATCACCACTAGAGTCTAATACCTGCAATAGTTCAGGAGTCTCAGTATAGGTATCAAACTCATCCTTAACACCTACAAATGTATCTTCTAGTGTAACATATGTATTCCAGGCAAGAGAGTCAGAAGTCTCAAGGTTCCATAAATCACCAGCTGTCTCATAGTCTAATTCTACAGCCTCGCGATTACTATAAATAAACACCCTTACCTCAGCCTCAACCAAAGCAGATAGATCTTTCGATGCACGAGCTTCAATCTCTCTTAGTACTTCAGAAGAGGTAGTGCCTAGCTTAGTCATGCTAAACGAGTTAAAGTATAGCTTAACTGACTTAGACTCTACAATATACTTACTTGAACAAGGATAAACAAACTTACAAATACCAACAGCAGGTAGACCACTATAGGTAAGACCAGTAACTTCATATCCATTCCATGTATCAGTACCTACGAATGGTAAGTTATCATCTGAAATATCTAAATGAGTACGATTCGATTGACGAGGTTCACGAACCAAAAGAGTAGGATCATACTCTGCAGCATAAGCTGAAGATTGACCGAGATGCTTACTGATATTTGAATTATCGAGTTCTACTTTAGTTTTCATTATTGATTTATTATAAATTATTAAATACTGATATCAAGTCCTTTTAGCTTAAGAGTCTCTTTAATAGTTTGAAGACGCTCTCTAACAGAGCCCTTTAACACTATCACATTACTATACTCATGAGTACTAAAGTGCTCATCAAAGAGTTTAATAATACCATTTCTAAAGTCTACATCAATACTACGCTCACCATCATCATCAAGCAATACACCCTCAGGTGAAGTTACAAATATAACATCATACTTACTAACAGTAAGCTCATGCATAGTCTGCGCAAAGCTATAAGCACTCATATCTAATCCATTCTCGCACAACCAATGAGTATAGATAAGACCATCAATAGAGCATCTATCTAATATAACATTGATAGATTGATTATTATTAACATTGTAAGCATTAGCAACATGCTGAGTCATAATCATCATCTGCGTAAGTATACTACCTTGCTCATTAATAGGTAGAGCATATTTACGTTTGATATATCTAGTAACCTCAGGAATAAACTTGAAATCAGGATTCCTATCTGATAGATAATTTAGCAAAGTAGTCTTACCAGTACTTTGAGCCCCACAAAAAGTAATAATCATATATTAGTATAACTTGTTAAATGCTTTAATCCACGCCTCATGTGACGTCTTTTTAACTCTTGCTCTCATGTCATCCAATGACTTACAAAAGATAGCAGGGATGTAATCTGAACTAAGGATAGTGCCTGAATCAACCTCAGGCACTACCTTATGTACTACACTACCAACAAAGTGATATGTATCGATCTTCTCCCAAGCTCTTTCAACTGGATCTTTACCCTTCAGTTCAGGAAAGAAAGTAATCATACCAGGATGTCCGTTATAGATAGTATATTCATTGCAGATCTCCTCTGGTATAATGTTAAGCCATCCATGAAGAGTTACTAGAGTATTTTTAGGTTCACCTAGCATCTCTCGCAAGACATTCACATCTTTACGAGATTTTTTTGGTACAATACTCACACTAGATACATCCCATAGCTCAGGATGCCAAGTACTAGGATCATTGTTATCAGTAATAATAGCAGTAGGTGACCTACCTAGATGCTTACTAAGATTAACAATTTCGCTTCCTGTCTGGGAGAACATCGCGATCCAATTATCATCGCTGCTAAATTTGTCAGTCATAGATATTAATTATTACAGAGTTTATTGAACTGAGTAATATTAAAAATAATATCTTCAAGCTGATCTTCATTGACTTCTGAATCGATAAGATCAGCTAAGAGCTCTTTAGGTTTAAAGGTCATTCCAATCTCTTGCAAGTACCTAATACCCTTAAGACCAGCGACAACTGGATTTGAAGTATCTACACTACGAATACTATAATCACCCTTATACGCTCTCATCTCAATAGGTAATGAGCATCCTAGAAGATGGTGAGGCTTATTATAGTTCCAGTGACCATCACTCTTAAGCATATTAATTAGCTTAGTCCTCCCTTGTGCCATTCGAGTTAGCATTGCTCTCTGATCTGTACTATCAGTATAAACAATTTTCTGGTACCAGGAGAAGTCAAACGAGATAGCAATATAGTCCGCATTCTCAGACATAAACTTATAACACTCTACGATATCTTGATAGCTCTTACCTTGAACAGCACCAATCCAAAGACCTGGTAAGTCAGGATACAAATATTTAAAGCCTTTATACGAATCAATAGTAGCTCTCGAATCCTCAAGTACATCAGGTACAATAAAGCTAGTAGGTTTTAGCTCATCAATATAGTCTGCATATTTACCAGCATCAAAAGCAGTCTTGAGCTCAAAGATAGAGTTATCAAGCATTACTTCATTACCCATTTGAAGACTCCTCTTGAAGAAGTTAAAGTACTCTGGGCTCTTATCAAACAAGTGAACCAAAGCGTATTGATAATCGGTATGGTACGATACCTCATCTAGGATCGCAATAGGTGCTTCATGAGCTATTAACATATTATAATTATATAGTAGTTCATTTCAAACACCAGTATTAAATATGGTATATGGATACAATTACTACAAGCGTAGGAGGTCTAATAAGTTCTGTAAACGATAAAGTTGATACTATTACGTCTGTCGCTAATGGCATTTTGTGTTTACCGTATATACTTACTGATGGGATAGGTGGTTTAATAAACACTGCTATTAATACGCTAGCTTCTACTCTTAAAAGTATCGCTGCTGGTCTTCAAGGTCTAATTAATTCAGTAGTAAAGTCTGTGATTGGCAAGATAGTAGGAGCTATAAAGAAATTGTTAGGTAAAATACTATCAGTTTTTGATATAATAAAGTCTTTAATTAATAAAGTAAAGTCTTTAGTTAATAAAATTAAAAGCGCTATATTTGAAAGAGAAAATTGTAAATTTGTTGCAGCTTCACTCTTTAAGTGTATATTAAGTGAAGCAGCTAACAGCATTACAAAGAAAGAAACCGCTATTCCTGATATTACCTCGCTCATCGATTCTAAAACTCAATCTATAGCTGACAAAATTACACAGCCTGGTGAATTAATTGATCGATATGTAGATAAAGCATCTAATATGGCATCACGAGCTACTACTGCGGTTAATTCTTTATCTTTATTTTAAATGAGTAAGTTACACGGTCTTTATAAAGGTGTTGTTGTTTTTGACAGTGATGTAGCTGACACAACGAACACATCTGGCGCAGCAGGTAGAGTTAAGGTTAAGGTTGAAGGTGTAAGTTATTCATCTAATAAATCTGAATCATATAGATTTCCTAGAGGTAGAAACGTTACTGGTGGTATACTACCTGAAAACATTGAATATCTTAATAGCTTTGAAACTTGGGCATATGTAAGCTCACCTGTTATGGGTGAAAGTTCTATGGGTAAATATAATGCATCGCGTGATGCAGCTAGTATATCAGACTCATCGGACATATCCTTATTTGGTATTAACGGTAGCAATGGAACCCCACCTGCAGTACAGTTTAATCTTCATTCTGTATCTGATGCTTATGTAGCAGGTCCTGAAGCTTTAGGTACAACCGGTACTAATACATATGGTTACGGCTATTATTGTGATAATAGATCAAATTGTAGTAAAGGAGTATTTGCCATCCCTACTGTTGGAACACATGTTGTAGTACAATTCCTAAACGGCAGCAAAAACTTTCCTATCATAACTGGAGTTATAAATTCAACTGAAGATATAAAGACAATATTTGGAGCTGAGGGCAATGCTGGTCCTGGCTACCCTAACGCGTTCAGTAAGACAGTACAAACAATACCACAAGTTTAATTATGGCAGGACCTAATGAAATAAATACATATCGAAATGAAGTAGTTTGGAACCATACAGCTGGAGCTATGGTATTTAACAATACTACTGGTCAAGAGACTGTTAGTATGGCTCATAGAGGCGGTGCTAGCTTGGTATTCGGCAATCAGACCTCATCTGAATTTCATCCTAACAATAAGCAATCGATCGTTCAAGGAGATAGATATAGCACCGTTAAAGGTGATAGATATGATATGACATATTATGATCGTGAAGACAGAGTATTAGGAGATTTAAAAATTATAACTGGATCACCAGCATTTATATATGGACCAGTTGCATCGATGTATATCGAGAAGCAATCTGAGATAGCTGCTGCGCAGTGCTCACCTGAAGACGGTACAATGGGTATAGGTAATAATACAGGGGCAGAGATTGCACCAGGAGCTGATGTTGAATCTGTGATGTTAAAGAAAGAGAAAGAGTTGATAGAGGTAGCTCAGAATATGGGAGAAGGAGGTACCATACATCTTAATTCCTGCAAACATATCAGTATTATAGCAGGTACAACATGCGCTAATTTTGATTCAGGTATAATAAAACCAGAAGGTAGAGTTGTAAGTAAGAGATATACCTACACTGGATTAGGATCGTCACCTCAACTAGGTACTCCAGCACCTCCTACTACAGCTCCTATACAGCCAATACCTGTAGGTGTGAGTACGCTTGGTTCAATTAATTTAGAGTTAACTCCTATACCTCACTATGAAGATGTTAATACTGCATCAACTATACCCTTTGGTGACATTACTTTAAACGCATCTACAAAGATAAACATGCAAGCTGGCGCTGGAGGCATAGACATTAAGTCAGCAGGGTCAATGAGATTTGGAGGCTCCGGTATGACTACTATAGGAGGCGCTCAGATCAATATAGGTGCAGGAAGCTCAGGGTCAGGTAAAGTTAAAGAAGAGCTGGGATGTGTTTATATATTCTCTAAGTATGCACAGATAAAAGGAGAGACTGGTGTTGGTATAAAGGCACCTGCGACCATGATAGAATCAGAAGACGTTACTATAACTGGCAATACAATCATTAATGGCGACTTGGTTATAGGTAAAAATCTAATAGTAACTGGAAAAATTACTGCAGGTGAAGATGTAGTTGCAGGAGGTGTTTCACTGCGATATCATACTCATATAGTAGCAGGGACACTCGCACTAGCTCCTACACCAACATCTTTTTAAGATAGAAATAGTCTTTATATTACAAGCTAAGAACTAACTTGCTTAAGTAAAGATATCACGTGAAAAAAATAACTCTTTTATATATAGTAGCTCTCTTATTTACGTCAGTAGTTTGGGGAGCTGTATCCGACATAGTAGTTGGTCAACGCGCAGGTGGAAATCAAAGATTTGTACAACGAGTCGTTACCGGTACTGCAAATACTTATAAACCAGTAGGATTCAGCAGCGATGGCACCTTCGAAGCCATATCACAGATCCGAGGAGCAACTCTTGGCACACCTGATGGTCTATCTAATATAGATATAACTACTAATGGAACTATAAGAATAACAGCGAACGGTACTAACTCTATTAATACATCTACACGTAAGTTGTTTAATAGCTCAGGTACAGAGACATTTGACTGGAATAGTAATATCTTACAAGGCAATTGGATTGTAGGTGGCAGCTTTAAAGTAGGTAGTAAAATAGTAACCGGCAATGCTCTTGCTACTAATGCTATCAACACTTCTGTAGAGCTAAATACAAAAACGGTATCTGCAAACACAACCTTTACTTTCAGCGCGACACCAGCTGTAGGTCAAGTCTTTGACCTTGACGTTAAAAATTCTGGCGGTTCTGAGATAACTATAACTATTCCCTCAAGTAAAGACGCTTCAACTGGAGCTAGTATTACGAGCCTTAATTTAATAGCTACAACAGGACGTAAGGTATTAAGTTGGAGATATGACGGTACAGACTATATTCTTACGCGTGTCGGCTCTGGTGCTGAAACTGTTTTCCCTCTTACAACGAATGTAGGCTTCGGGGGATTTAACGCCAGTAATATAGGTATTGTTACAGCTACTAACTTTGTTGGTGATGGTAGTGCAATAACAGATTTAAATGCAGCTGAACTCGTTGGCACTATACCTAGCTTGAGTACAGGACTATTAACTACTCAAAAAGCAAGAGCAGTAACACCAGTCGCTGGTGTATCTAATGTTATAGTAACAGATAACGGAGATACAACTATAACACTTAATGATGCTACTGAGACTCTTACCTACTCAAATACACCACCAGATGGAACAAGATTTGAATATACTCTAACTGGTCAGGCTACTGATACTACAGTTAATATACCTGAAACATACAGTAATGCTTTAGGTAATTTGAGATCGACTTTTACAGTTCCAGCGCTAAAGAATGCTAATATTGTAGTTAAGAGAGAAGCTGGTAGATATGTAATGTGGGGTGACCCAGTAACTATTACAGATTATCCAGCTAATACAACCCCTACTGTTGATGGTATATTAGAGGTAGATCAGAATGGAAGTACTCGTTCAACATTAGGTCAAATAAAAGCTTTAATGCTAGATACTCCAGTACTGACCGGAGGCGCATCTGTTCAAGGTATTTTAACTGCAACTACATTTAGTGGTAGCGGTGATGATTTAACTAATTTACCTGCTGACCAAATTGTTGGTACTCTACCTGACTTGGGTACTGGTATATTAACTACTTCATCTTCTAAGAAAATCTTACCAGTAGCTGGAGTGTCAAATGCTATCAATACTGCTAACGGAGAAACTACAATTGCATTAGACGCTACAACCGAGACTCTTTCATACTCTGCAACCCCCTCAACAGGTACATATTTTTCCTATACCCTTGAAGGTCATTCTGCAGCATCAGTAGTTACAATACCTTCAACTTACTCTTTTGCACTAGGCGGGTTTCGTACATCTTTTACTGCTCCAGCTAGTAAACCTACCTCAATTACAGTAAGAAGAGATGCAGGTCGATATATAATGTGGGGTGATCCAGTTGATATTGGAGATCTTTCTAATAATCTATCCCCTACTACGGCTGCTAAGTTAGAGATAGATCAAGGCTCAGGAAGCGAGTACATAACATTAAATCAGGTTAAAACACTGACATCGACAAGTCCAACATTTACAGGTATTGTAACTAATTCAGGTGCTACTGCTAATACAGCAGCTGCTATGGCAGCTAACGCGATCGATGTAACACAAGAACTAAACACAAAGACAATTAGTGCTAATACTACTTTTACGTTTACCGGCACACCAGTAACTAATCAATGGTTTGGATTATATGTTAAGAATACTGGCGGAACCGCTGTCATTGTAACTTTTCCAAATAGTAAGGATAGTGTTTCAGGAGCTAGTATTACAACATCAACAGTTACAGCTACAACAGGTCGACAACATTTATACTGGAGATGGGACGGTACAGAGTATATAATATATAGAGGGACTGGTGACGGAACTTTATTATCAGGAGATCAAAATATTCAAGGAACGTTAACAGCTACTACTTTCTCAGGTGAAGGTACATTTCTAGATAATATACCAGGATCAGCACTAAACGGTCCGATACCAGACATTGAAGTAGATACTTTAACTACTGATAATGTTAGAGTTATAGTTCCAACAGCTATATCAAGCGGTACTATTGATGTTACGAAAGGGTGGTCATATAAGACTTTAACTTCTAACCTAACAATTTCCTTTTCTGATACACCTGCCAACGGTACTATCTTATGGGTTGAGTTTATATGTGATAGTGTTGCTCGTCAAATAACTTTACCCACTGCTGTTTACTCAGATGAGAGAGGTTCTCAGGTTATAGATTTTACAGTTCAAGCTAATACCCGTCCACTTATATCGTTTATTAAATTAGCTGATGGCTGGAGAGCTCAAGGCATACCTACACAAATTAGTGATTTAGCTGCTGTTAATTCACCGGACACAACAGCATCAATAGAAATAGATCAGGGAACTGGTAGTAGAAGAACAACTCTTGCCAACATAAAGACAGCCTTGTCTCTTGACACTAGCAGGACAGGTACTCACGCTACACCTAGTACAACAACTCCATTAAGTCCAACCTGGACTGGACCGTCTCACACAGTTTATTATGGTGCAACTGGTACTATAAACTTACCTGCGGCTTCAGCATACGCTGATAAAGGCATTATAATTTATAATACTGGTAGCTTTACTATAACTGTTGATGCATCAGGTTCAGAAGTTATAGTAAGAGATGGAGCAGTACAGACCGGCGGCGTATCGTTCACTCTGTCAACCGGTGCAGGTAACTTCGTAAATCTAATATCAGACGGTATACGATGGATAACACTTGAATACAAAGGTACTTTAACACAAGGATCTTAATATGAAACAACTACTAACATATATTACCTGCTTATTATGGATATGGGCACCATTATTACAGTCAGCACCGCTATCAGTATTTTTAGGAGGAGGCGTTATAACAGAGAGTTCACCACCTCCTGTTGTCTCTACTAATATATCATTTACTAGTTCCACAGCTGGTAGCTTTTCAGGTACAACAAGTCCTAATATAGCATACCCTGAGACCTTGGAAAATGACATCTTAATTGTAGTCTTAGCTGGTGATACAGCTACAAGTTCAAGTGGCACGCCTCCGACAGGATGGACTAAGCTAAATCAAGTAGAGCATGGCACTACTGGAAATATTCACATTTTTTGGAAGAGAGCTGCAGTAACACCAGTAACATCTGAAGTCTGGACCAATTTGTTATCTGCAGCTACAACAGGTATATTTGCCGCTCTAGGTTACCGCGGCTGTATAACAACCGACTCACCTATAGATGTTGGACTGACAGGTAGTCAGTCAGGCTCAATATCTTGGTCAACAGGCTCTATAACTACAACAGGTACGGATCGAATGGCTATAGGTATATTCGGAGGTGATTTAGTCTCAGGTATATCCTTTACTTGGGGAGCAGGTATAACTGAAAGAATCGATTATAATAATAACGGATTTGGTGCATTAACAATAGGAGATATATTAGTACCAGCCGCCGGCTCAGTTACTATGACTACAGCACCAACAATAAGTACAACCGGAGCACGAGCTATATACGCTCTAAAACCCATACCTGCTAGCTAAAAGTATATGAATACATTTATTAAAAAACTATTATTTATTACTTTAGTTAGCTTAGTAATAAATACTCTTAATGCAGCTAACTACTATGTTAGATTAGACGGTAATGATGCAAATACTGGTTTAGTGAATACAGCTGGAGGGGCCTGGCTAACAATAGTTAAGGCAAACAACACTGCTCAGCCTGGTGATACAATATATCTCGGCCCTGGTACGTTTCCTGGTGATCCTGAACTACTTACTGTACGGTCAGGTACCGCCTTAGCTAAAATTACCTGGATAGGGTCTGGTAAAGACATTACCTCTATAAGAGGCTTTAACTTTAAGCACTCTTATATAACTGTAAAAGACTTAACTCTTACAGGTCCTAATAGAATATGGGAAAGCTTTGTCACTATCGAGGACTGTATACTAAGATATAGCTATTACTCGCAAATATTTTTTCAAGATGGAAATAATTACGCTACACCGAATAATATTATAATACGTAACTGCGAGTCACAAGACGCCTCCGATCTTGCAAACGGTCAACCTGCTATGAGAATTACAGGTACAAATAACTTAATAGAAAATATAACTTTTACTACTACAATAGGTGGTGCTGATGTGTTTCATATATTCGGATACAATAATATTATTAGAGGCTGCAAAATATATAACTGGTTTTTAAGGCCAGGTTCTACAAATCATGTTGATATATATCAAACCTTTTCTAATAATGGAGAGTTTTCTATCGGACATTTAATTGAAAATAACTTTGCATATAACTGTACAACTACTCAGCTCGGTAATATAACTGATCTTAGAAATCCAAACGTCAATATTAGAGATTGGGTCTTTCGAAATAATATATACATAAGAGTTGATAGAGGCATTAATTTGTACTGTCCTGGATTTCTATTTTATAATAATACTTTTTTTGAAACTCCTTTAACACAAACATCTTGTGTTCGAGTTATAGCTTCAACTGATAGAGGTTCGGCTAATAATACAAAAATGTTTAATAATATATTTTACAAAGGTGGCGTCTCACCATCAAGTGTTAACAATGGATACTTTATGATTGAACCTAAAGTCGGGTTTCCTATTACCGGGTTCGAAGCAGATTACAATCTGGTTATAGGTACAGGTGCAGGTACAGTAAAATCCGGAGTATGGGCCTCATATGGAGCTAATGTTAATTCTCTTAATGGTATTGATCCTCTTTTCGTGCAACCTATAAATCCATCAGAACCAGAGCATTTAAGATTATTAAATACCTCTCCAGCTATAGGCGCTGCTATTCCACGAAACGATTTATTTACAACAGACTTTTCTAATGTGACCCGCGGCGTTGGTTGGGATATAGGAGCATATGAATATGCAGCTGGTTCTGTACCGTCGGATATTGAAGCACCAGATCTTAACTCAGCAACAATAAATAGTCAAGGTAACCAACTCACTCTAAGTTTTAATGAATCAGTAGTTCTAGTTAACTCATCTCATTATAGTATAAGCGGACTGACTCTAGGCACTGCTACAGGTTCAGGTACAACATTTAATATACCTATTACACCTGCGGTAGGCGCTGGTCAATCAGTTAGCTTAAATTATACAGCTGGCACAACAGAAGATCCTGCAGGTAACAATCTACTATCCTTTACTAACTTATCTGTACAAAATAACTCAATTATAATTACTACAACTAACGCAAAGCGTAAAGGATTACAGACTACAACTAGACCCTAACATATGAATTATATAAACTTTCTTTTTTTAATCGTCTTTAGCTTACTAATTGCAGCTAGTAATACTCTAGCTGCGACATGGTATATTGATATGCAGAACGGTTCCGACGCTAATTCCGGCACTACTGCTAACACACCTTGGAAGCATAGTCCGGGACAGACTACATCACCAGCTAGGACTATTGCTTCAGGTGACTTCATACTCTTTAAAAGAGGAGTAATACACTATATAGATTCTGAGATATCTGTTATATCTGGAGTAACTTACGGAGCATATGGTACAGGTGATGCACCTATAATAGATGGTGGTAATACTATACTTGCCGGATTTAGAGAAGCAGCTAAGACAACTAATGTAACAATACAGAACCTAACTGTTTGTAATATAGGTGGTTGGTCTGAAACCGACCCTATTTTAAACGGTATACAAGTATCATCCATTAATCTAACTACTGATGTAGTCACTACTAGTACCGTGCATGGACTAACAGTAGGTACAAATATAGGAGTTACATATGATGGATGGTCTGCTAACTTTATAACTGGTGCTAGAACTTCAAGTAGTAATTACTATGTGATAGAGGTTAGTAGCTCTACTAGTGTTAAAGTATCTTCTACACTAGGTGGAGCTAGTCTAGATTTTACAACAACATTACCTGGAACTTTTAAATTGTTCCGACCTGTTACGTCACCTCCAAGCGGTACAGCTATATCTTTTGGTTCAGGTGGAGATAATGTTTTACTTGAAAATCTTAATATTTATGAGATAGGACAATGGATCCCTCTAGCACCAGCATCAGGTGATCAATCTATTAGCGGTACCGGTATATTTTTGCAAAATAATAATGGAGTTACTATTCGTAACTGCAGTATGGACAAACTTAGAACAGGTATTGCTATAAAATCTAATCTATCTGGACCTATAGAAAATATATTAGTCGAAAATAGCTCTATAAGTCATGTTGTTTGGGGTATAGATGTGGCTCCGAGAGCTGCAAATTCAGTTTTAAGTAATATAACTATTAAAGGGACATCAATAAGCGGAACTGCTGTATATGATTCGGGTAACTGGCAAGGCTTTGGTGAGAAACCACACACTGACGGTATGTTTCTTAGAGCTTCAGGTATGACATCAACATGGACAAATATATTAATTGACGGTTGCCGCTTTTATGATGATCTAACGGCTAACTCTGCTGGCGGTACAGCCAATATCTATATCAGTCAGGGAGCAAGTGCTAAGGTAGTTAATTGTGTCTTCGTTAAGTCACCACAGTCAAATGCTGCCCTACAATCAAGTTATGCTAAGTTAGCTGGCATGACTCAAGTACTAGAGTTTTATAATAATACCTTTATATCATCTGCTAAATGTCTTGTTGTATCGACTGGTAGTAATCCTGATGTATTAAAAGTAAAAAATAATATATTCTGGAGATCAACAACCTCAAATAACGCTAATGTCGTTGTAGTAGATCCAGCGGCATTTACGTCACCTAGAATAATAGAGATGGATTATAATATATACTGGAACGATAATGCGGCACCTATCAATACAAACATATTTAACCTTAATAATAGCTCTAGTTATAGAACTTGGGCTCAATGGAGAACAGCCTTTACAAACATTGATGCTAATAGCGTAGTCGCTAATCCACTCTTTACAAGTATAACAGGTGATCCTTCAACATGGAACGTAGCTCCAACTACCGGTTCACCAGCTATAAGAACAGGTATTAATCTTACAAGCTCTCTAACAACAGATTATACCAGAGCTACTCGACCTTCAACCGGAGCATGGGATATAGGAGCATTTATTACAGGTGCAGCTCCAACAGTAGATACTACACCACCAACAGCTACCTCTACATCAATTAACAGTACAGGTCTAATACTAACAGTCAACTTTTCGGAGTCAGTACAAAACGTATTTGCTGAAAACTATACTATGTCTGGTCAAATTATCGAGACACCAACTATTACTGGTACCGCTGTAACTTTTCCTATATCACCAGGTGTCAAATCTGGAGAAGTAAAAACATTATCTTATACATCTGGCTCAGGTCGTACAAGAGATGCAGCTAATAACCTGTTGCAGAGTTTTAGTAATTTATCTATAACCAACAACTCTTCTGTAGTACCTGCTAATAGTACGAGACCGAGCGGGCGTCGCCATGCTGTGAGAGGCTCAGGAGTGAGAAGATAATATAAGCAATTACTAACATATACCACCTACCCCTATACCATGAAATATTTAAAATTATTATTTATTTTACTTTTAGTAAATGCTGCTCAAGCTGCCACCTATTATGTTCGTAAGGATGGAAGTAATACTAATACCGGCGCTGCAAATACAAGTGCTGGTGCCTGGCTTACTTTAGCTAAAGCAACGTCTATAGCAGTAGCAGGTGATACGGTTAATATAGGTGCTGGAGACTGGGATGAAGCGCTTACAGTTACAGCTATTGGAACAGCTACAAACCCTATTACTTTTCAAGGCACCGGCGACACTACCGTCATAGGTGTCACAACTGTTAAAGGTAGATATATACATCTAAAGAATTATAAAGCAGGTCCAACCACATCTCTTGTCGGTAGCTTTTCTATTGGCGACTCAACTAATGTAAATAAAACAGCACCTCCGTACGGAGGTGATTACTGTCTAGCAGAGAATATAACACACACAAGAATCAGTGGGCAGCAGTTAGGCGTCGGGGATAATGGATTCTTTAAAGGTCCGATCGGAGTTACTATTAAAAATAGTAGATTTACTAACCCACTTGCCGGAAACTTTGCAATAAATTTTAAGGCTGTTGATAGTTTTATTGTTGACTGCTACTTCACTAGTAATACAGGAGCGGACGCTATAACATTATTTGGTTATAGAAATACTATACGTAATTGTAAATTTGAAAACTGGTCAAGACCATTAGGTTCTTCTTTGCATTGTGATTTATTTCAAGCTTTTACAAATAATTTTGAAGAGTCGATGGATCATATAATTGAAAATAATTTTATGTTTAACTGCACCCCAGGGTGTCAGTTAGGAATTGTTTCTGATATAAAGTTAACCGGTAAAGCTGGTGGATGGGTGTTCAGAAACAATGTAATAGTCAATCAAGCAGCTCCGTTCTATATAATGACACCTAATTGCAAATTTTATAACAATACCCTTGTAAGAAGTCCAACAGAGCAAGGCCAGCAATTCTTACTGTATTATACAGCAGATAGAGGTATAGCTAACAATACATCGTTTTATAATAATATATTTTATAAGGGCGGGTCAAATCCAGCCGCGCGCGGCGGCGGATTTTACGACAAGACAGTAGCAGGTGCACTATCTTCGTCTTATAAGAATCAAATAATTAACCTACTTTCCGATTATAATTTGTTCTATGGTGCAGCCGGCGCAGCAAAGGTAAGTACAGTTCTTAGCGAGAATAACGGTAATATTAATTCTGTCAATCCAGGTAACCCATTATTTGTAAATGAATTTGGTATTAATAAGGAAGATTATAGGATTCTAGCTGGTTCAGCGGCTATAGGTAGGGGAGTTGCTTTAAATAATCTTTTCAGCACCGATTCAGCAGGTACAGCAAGAGGTTTAACTTGGGATATAGGTGCTTTTGAGTATAGTCAAACCACTACATCTATAACTCAATTTGGAATAACCTGGAACTTTAGTGAAGCTAGAGAGTTCGGACAATTTGCAAACGGAGATTATTGGGTACAAGGGCCAGTAACCATAACATCAATGACACCAGATTGGGATGATACAACAGGTCGTAATGGGTGGATGGTAAATCCTGCAGCACCAACACCTATAAATGGGTATTCAGTAGGAACACCTAACTATAGTGCAGCTGCTCGACCTGCGTTACCATTGACTCTAACATCAGGTTCTGTAATTAAAACTATAGGTAAAGCTAATGTCTTATTAAGCTCTATAAAGACTGCTGCAGTGCTAACTGTGTTAGAAAATATACCTGAGGGTAGAGGCGCTGGTTACTTTAGACCTCCATATAACGGCACAGCTAAGCCTCTTAACTTAGTAAGCAGCCTGCGATCAGATCTACTACCAGGTTATGTAGTGCCAGCTGGTGCACCAACTCTAGAAACCATAAGATTAAATTTTTCTAATTGCTTACGGTTAGAACACTTAGTGAGAAGCAGAAGCATCAGACCAACCGATGCCTTCGAAGGTAATGCAGACGGATATCAACCACAAAATACTCCATGGATGAATGAAGCTATGCTAAGATTAATGGGTAATGAATCATTTCAGACTAAATTACCGGCTCTTATAATGTTTACTCAGGCTGCTCTTGATAAAGCATATGCTGTGCAGCAAGGATTTAGATCTTCATCCGGCGACGGTCATGACCCTAATCATAGAATTATGGCTGCTTGGGGCGCTACAATGCTCAATCTTACAGATATATTAACTTTAATGAGTACTGCTACAGGCTTTCATGAAGATACATATCTCTATGAAGGTAACAATAGTGTTGTACTCTGGGGTGAACCGCCAGCTAGAGGTGAACTGTCCTATTGGGATTATATAATGGGTAATGGTGGTGGTAGATCAACTAAAGACCCTTATTTCTTTGTTGATGGAGGCAATGCTGTAACAGGAGGTACAGCTGAATATCAACTTATCGTATCTCAGTCCCTTAAGGGTTCAGCTATCGTTGGTAGATTATTTCCTACTCTGCAGAACTGTTTTCCAGCTGCAAGATGGTCTATTTTAAATAGATACGCGGAACGATGGGTAACGGTAGGTTCCTGGCTATCACCAGATCCTGTTGCTCCTTATGATAATATAAATACTAACTACGGTATAACGTTTGGCCCTAACCTAGCAGGAAATAGAATACCTACAGCATATATAGCTGGTGCAGGTAGAGGTATAACTAGGCACGGTAGCTCTAAAGATCTTGGTCAATATAAATCAACGTTCGTAGCTAATATGTGGAATGCATATTCTGGCTCTGTAACACCTCCTGTAGTAGCTGATACAACTCCTCCAACTCTTAGTACTTCTATTATCAACAACGGAGGTAATAAAATTACCCTAACCTTTTCTGAGAACGTAACTAGTGTTAACGTAAGTCATTATACTTTATCAAATGGTCATACCTTATCATCTCCTGTAGTTACAGGTAGAGTTGTTGATATGACTATTAGTCCAGTTGTTAATATTAAAGAAGTATGTACTCTAAGCTATGCCACCGGTACTGGTAGAACAGCTGATACAGCTGGTAATTTACTGCTATCAATTACTAGTGCTGCAGTAACAAATGACTCGTTGGCTACTGTAACAGTTGAAACTAACAAGCCTAAGCGCAGAGGTAACGGGGGCAAGGCCTCTGCTATTACCGGTCCTATAATAAGATAGTTATAATATCTCATCTACTAGACCATACTCAAGGCATGTATTGGCATCAAACCAGATATCGTGCTTTAGAATCTCATCTAGTTTCTTCATAGGTACCTTAGTATATTGCTTATAGATACCTTTGAGGCTTTGCATTAAGCGCTTGTTGTTCTCCATCTCATCTTCAAGCTCAGAGAATGTACCATAAGCACCAGAGCTTAATTGATGAATTAACATCATTGAGTTTCTACCTATGAAGCGCTTCTTACCTACAATAGATATAATAGTAGCTGCAGATGCAGCTGCACCATCAATATAGGTATGAACATCGCTCTTCAAGTTACGAATAGCATCTACTACTGCCATACCTGCGAAGAGCGATCCACCAAAAGAATTAATGTGTAACTTGATAATCGGAGTATAATCTTCAAAGGTTGTAGTTATCGTTCGCAGCCTATAATCTAAATCGTGAAGCACGTGATTAAGCTCTAAAGCAGATTGCTCTGAGATATCAGCATAAAAGAAGACGCGATTCTCTGACACTCTAATATTATTACCACTAGCTGCTGGAGAGCTAATTACGATATTTGGAGAGCTGATAATACTAGCTCCTACATCTTCGGTAGGAGCTGCTTCTTTATCATTTAGTTTATATTTCCATTGCATAAATTATGACTGGCAAGTTGAGCATTCGAGAATTGATCTCGCAAGCTCTTGCGCAGGGTTAGCTGACCGTTGATAGTAGAGAGACTTAATGTTCTGCTCCCATGCGAATATCATTAGCTCGTTAACGTCTTTAGCTCTTACTGATGGTGCAATCATAAGGTTTAATGATTGCCCTTGATCGATATACTTCTGACGCTGAGCTGCTTGAATAACAATCTCTTTCTGAGATATCTCTCCGAACGTCTTGAAGACATCCTTCTCATGACTAGATAAGAAATCTAGATGCTGTACGCTACCTGCTTTAAGTAAAATACTCTTCCAGGTATCGTTATCGTCTTTACCTTTCTCTTTGAGTAAATTCTTAAGATAGTTATTCTTATAAGTAAACTTACCTTTAGCTAAGTCCTTAACAAAGTAATTACTATTAAGAGGCTCAATAGAAGGTGATACTTGACCTAAGATAAACGATGAGCTCGTAGTAGGAGCGATAGCCATCGTAGTTACATTGCGCTTACCGTAGCCTTCAAGTAGAGGAGGCTCGCCGAACTTAGCAGCTAACTCTTGAGTAGCTTCATCGCACTGCTGACGGATAGTTTCAAAGATAGAGCTATTCTCCATCTTAGCTTCCATAGACTCGAAAGCGATATTATGCTGCTGTAAATATGAATGCCATCCTAATACACCTAGACCGAGAGCACGTTGATTAACTGCAAACTTATGAGGTGCTTCCATGTATTTAACCCCTTCAGTCTTGGATATAAACTCGGTCATGACTGCGTCAAGGAAGTATATTAAGACTTTAATTGCATCGGTGTCCCTCAATTCTCTCCACTTGTCCAGGTTAATAGACGACAAGTTACAGACGAAAGATTCATCTTCGAAAGTAGATAGAAAGATCTCTGAGCAAAGGTTACTAGCATAGATGCGCTGACCTTTATCCTTATAGACTTGAGGAGCATTCTTGTTAGCAGTATCAGAGAAGAAGATATAAGGATAGCCTGACTCGAATCTCTTCTGAATGACCTTACCCCATAGCTTGCGCTTATCCTTATCGCCATCGATCATTGATTTCATCCAATCATCACTGATGCACACGCCAATAGATAGCTCTTGAATAGCATTACCTTCACTTCTGATCTTTAAGAACTCTTCAATGTCAGCATGATCGATAGGCAAGTAAGCGGCGAATGAACCTCTACGTACATTGCCTTGTGACACATAGTTAATGAGAGAGTTAAAGACAGTTAGCTGATGATGTACGCCTGTTGATTGACCACCAGAAGAGATAGCTGAACCTCTGCCTCTTACCGCACCGAAGTAAGCAGAGGTACCTCCACCAACCTTAGACATAGTACCAATCTCACCCATCTTATTAAGGATGTGTTCCATGTCATCAGGTATATAACTACCGTAGCATGAGATAGGTAAACCTCTTTCAATTCCAAAATTAGACCATATGGGTGAGGATAACGAATAAAAACCTCGAGACATATAGTCTTCAAACTTAGCTGCAAATCCTTCAATGCCAAGATTCTTCTCAGCTGCCTGAGCGATATCAATGATTCGTTGCTCTGGAGTTACTCCTTCGGTAAGATATCCTCTGCTTAAGAACGTCCTTGAATCGTTGTTAAGCCATTCGTATTTTTTTGTCATATATTGTCTAAATGTTAACGGGTACAAAAGTCAGTGATATAGTCACATAATAACTATATCACTGACTTATTTATCGCAAAGTCTTTCGAAACCAACAAGTCTTTACTAAAATTTAGCGCAATATGCTACCTTAATCGGATCTCTAATCGGATACACACTTGATGTTGTTTCTGCGGTCGAGAGCCAACCACGATCTAATAGATATTGTAAAAATACCTTAAAGAATCGCTTATTATCATCAGACATATCAGGTAAGTCAGCTAACGATTCAGGATCATCACTTAGAACGCCAATCATCCATTTATCATTATCCCAGAACTCTTGCTGATGAACATCACCTGTCTTATCGATATACTTGATATCAATACCTTCGAAAAACGAATCATCATCCTTATAAAGCCTATTAGCCTCAAAGGACACTTCGCTATTCTCAACGATACAAGCTTCGTACCTTACAGGGTCTAAGTCAATACTTTGAGTTTCTGGAACATACCAAACGCCATTAATTTTAATACGTGTCATACGATAATAATATAATAGTTCGTTATGTTAAAACAAGTCATCTTCAGAAAAAGACTGACTATTTTTTGAGTACTCCACGGGTCTGCTGAAGAAGAAGTCGCTAGAAGTGTTTCCATGCAGCTCTTCTTCAAACCATAGAGCATCTTTTAGTAGTTCAGTATCTATCTCAAAGATTGTCTTAAAACCAATCTGAGTCATTGATTCATTAATACGATTCTTAATAAACTCCTTGAGAATATTAGCATTGAGACCCTTCTCTTGATACCCATTTACCATCCAATCAATAATCTTAGACTCAGCCTTGAAGGCCTCTTCAGCTTCATGAGCTATTTTAATTTCAAGATCTTCATCAAATAGCTCTGGATGTTCTTCGCGAATTGTTTTGATAATAGTCATACCAACTATGGCATGAATATTCTCTTCATTACGAGTATACTTTACTTGCTGGTCAGTGTCCTTGAGCACATTCTTATTACGTGAGAACCAATTGATAACATAGAACTGACTGAACAGAGATACATTCTCTACAAATAGCGTAAACAATATAAGAGCATAAAGATACTGCTTCTTAGAGTCTTTATAGAATCTATGAGTATACTTACGAAGATACTTTACTCTACCTTGGATGAAGTCTAACTTTAGATTCTCTTCAAAGACATCTTCAAGATCTAGAATCTTAAGAAGTCTTTCATATGCATTATTATGAATAACTTCAACGTTAGCCATTACAAAACCTAAATCCTGAAGTGATGGATGAGGTAAATTCTCACCAAGTTTTGACCAAAAGGTCTTAACAGCTACTTCAATCTGACTGATAGCTGATAGAGTACGTACAATAATTTCACGTTCCTGATCTGACAAGTTGACTTTAAATTGCTGTACATCGGTACCGAAGTTAAACTCTTTATCAGTCCAAAACCCGTTATGCATAGCTTCAATAAACTTATCTACCCATGGGTATCGATTAGGCTTCCGACTAATTTGCTCTTCAAAGATGCTATATTCTCTACTCATATGTATAGTATAGTAAGGTACAGTATGATTGCTAGTTATAAGGACGTAACTCTTTTAATATTAAAACCAGGGACAGTATAATATTTTATATGAGTATTACCAGCTGCATCACAAATACTAACATACATATCTTCCTCTGTACAAATAGGAGGTGATACAATATTGCCGCCTACATCTATAACTTTATATAGCTGTCCGGTTTCGGCTAGGAATACTTTGACTGATGTTGAACTGCCTTGCTGTGCTATAAAACGTTTTTTATTCATAATTTCTGATATTATTTATAAACCCAACCATGTCTGTATCTAATTTATATTCAATTAGATTTTACCTATATACTGTAAAAGCTTATTAACATGCTCACATCTTTCGCTGTATCTCTGATCGTAAATTAGTGCAGGGTTCTCTTTAGATAAATTAATTAACTTTCTCTCTGTAGTAGAGTCGTAAGCTGACTTTCCAACAGTGTAATGCATGTGTTCTGTAATTACATTTGGTAAATATCTAACCCGATTGATTTTTGTAGCAACTTCAAATAGCCATGTATCGACATAATCAGCGCAGAAGTAAGGAGGTAACCAAAAACCACTAACTTCTATCCATCTTCTATGTACAAAGCTATGTGTTGCAAGACCAGCGCCCTGTATCATATCATCACCGTAAACTAGAACTATTCTATCATCTTGCTTTAGAAATTCATCTCTTATTAATGTATCCCATGATTTCGTTCTAAATCGTGCATCATCACCACATATCATTATAATATCACCAGTGCTAAGCGTATTATATGCGTAATTCCACATTTGACTTAGATTTAAATTCTCATTGCTAGATGTATATTTTATATTATAACCATACCTATCTATTAAAGATATAATACATGACTCACTATCTGAGTCATCAGGATCGATATAAAATAAGATCTCAACTAGATCGAAGTTATCACAAGTATTAAATATTGTCTCAACTAATTCACATACCTCGACGGGTCTCTTTCTAGTTGGTACTACTATCGAAAATTTCATAAGTTCGTATATTATTTATGAACTCAACCACATCGGCATCCGATTTATGTGTAGCAAAATTCAAAGTATTTGCTACTTTTTTAGTGGTCTCATTATTCTTAATCTTGTGAAACTGAATGAGATCTCTAATTGGTTGTGAGTCTGGTTCTGGTAAGTCTGAGCACTCTACATTTAAGATATTGCGTACCTCTTGTACTGAATAACCACGCTCTAGATACCCTTTAGCCTTACGTATAATGAAGTACTTTTGTAGATTATCTTCATCTACATACTCTTCTACCTTCTTATTATAGTAGTCTTCAGCAAAGGTATATGACTTACCTGTTACAATGCATTGAATCTTTTTAGCCATATTATTTATCCCAACCAAATTCAATCCATTCGTCACCTTCGATAATTGCGCCAGTAAAGTCAACTAGATCTTGAGTCTTCTCTCTAGTTAGCAACGCTGCATACTCACATACAACTCCATAAATGCCAGCTGCTTTATTTGCTTTATGTCTAATAAAGTTAAAAGTATTGCCTGAGTCGCAGATATCATCTACGATGAGAACTCTATCACCTTTCGATACATCATCAAAGTAGAAATCTTGATATACATTAAAACTAGATGTCTGAGTCTTACCTTTATAAGAAGAAATACCTAGATTGTATACCTTCAGATCTAGTTTATAACCTAGCAGTACTGCTGGTATTAATCCGCCTCTCCCAATACCTACAATACAATCGTACTTACTTTCTGTCTCCTGTATCTGAGTCAGAATAGTCTTTATTAGACTATTTACCGATTCATTTTTGTATATATATTCATTCATTAATAAATTATACGCTGCATCTATGTTTTTGCTACATAAATATATGTATGAGCGATTATAAGCAGCTGCGAGCTATATACGAAGGATGGCAAGGATTATCTCGAGATACTGCTCCTAATGATAGATATACTGCTACCTCATCTAATCACTCGTACAGAGGCTCATTGCCGTTTAGCTCAGGAGGGTCAGATAACTTATATGCTCGTATGGCTACTAACACCGGAGTAGTTCCAGTTGAGTCTGAAGAAGAGCAAATTGGTGGAGTGATAAGTAAACTAGCTATTGTTACAAAGATTGAAGAGTTACAGAATGTAGCAGCAGAAAACGGGATGGATTGTTGTATACATACACTAGGTACTCTTATAGAGTTTATAAAGAAAGGCTAGTCAGGCCATATAACCTTCCTCATAAGTAGTATAGCATGATCTACTAACCAGCTACACACAGCACTAGCAAATCCAATCTTCAACATATTAAACTCGCTAGTAGCACCTATTGCTAACCCTGTCCAGAACCCTAAGCACAACGAGCAATTAAACAGCTCTTGTGCTTTTGTAATTTTACTACCTACATAAACTCTAAATTCTTCTAATAGGCTACTATGCTTTATTATTAAGCATAGACCTGCACTTGATAGTAGAGTAAGTATTAGAGAAGCCATTACTAACCAAGAAGTAATTTCTCGTCACCATCAAGAGTAGTTACAGCATCACCCATAAGCTTAAGCTCAGCTTTCTTAACTACAATAGTATTACCATCGTCATCAGTAACCTGGTAACTATCTTCGCCTAGCTTAGTTACAACAGGACATCCTTTCTTCCCGCAACAAATCTTAACTTGGTTGGGTGCAATATTTTTAATCATAATACTATTTATTAATTAAATGCAGCTTTCAACTAGCTTTGCTTCATCTTCTCTACGCTTTAAAAGACCATCGACGCCTGCATTTACCCATAACCTTTTCATCTTTCTTATCTCATTAGCAATCGCTTTATAATTTTTAGAAGGTACTAAAGCTCTTATATTTTTCATCTCTATACGTCTACTGCCAGCTACATCTGTCCCTCTGTTAAACACTAAGCTTAGTAAAGCACCGTATGCATCCGGATGTAATCTATCTGCACCAGGAAATACTCTATTGGTTTGATCAGCAAAGATAGGTATAGTATGAGACTTAAAGACACTTAATGCATGCTCCCATGATATCTTTATATCTTTAACACCTGGAATTAACTCTTTAGCACTCCTACCCTTTACCCCTAGAGCTCGTGCTAGTCTAATAATATCTTGTGTACTAAGCTTACCTGTCCAAGATGCTTTAAAAGACTGTAAATTATTATAACCTAAATCATAACCTACCCCAATAGTAACTCCGCTATTAAGACCTGGCCATGTAGGTCTATACAGAAGCTTATTATAGTATCTTTCACCTCCACCTACCTCATATTTTAGTATTAAGTTAAGAGCTTTATCTGATATCTGAGGACCTCCTATCCTAATACCATTACTCCTAACATCATCTTGTTCTTCATCCATATAATTATTTAGATTTACATTCAGTAATGACAAGAAAAGAATAAATAATTATATGAACACATTTGATATACTAGCACAGTTCTTGCCTAATGCTAACTGGTTCGCAGTAATAACTGCTCTAGTTACTTTAGCTTCCGCCATCACCGCTGCAACTCCAACCCCTGCACCAGGTACTTCACTAGCTATGTTCTATAAGCTCATTGAGTTACTCGCTCTTAATATAGGTAGAGCAAAAGATACAGGTATACCAGAAGATAAATTTTAATAAAATGATTATAGATCTTATAAAACAAACTTTAATTGCATTAACTGCGTATTTGCAGTTGAAAAATAAGTCTATGTTTTATAGTATAACTAGGTTATCTAGAGCAAAACAAAAGGAATTAATAAATGAAATTGAGAAAAATCGTAATACTGGTACTAATGATTCAAATGATCATGCTGATCTCTTGCGCAAAGAGCTCATCGACGAACAACACTTCTTTGCAAATATATCAACCTACTATACTAAGATTGAAAGCAAACAGTGAGGTTCAAACTGTCGATGGTTTATACACACCTCAAATAGACGAGGTATGGCATTCGGATAAAAGGTTTAGAGAGTTAGAGCGAACGTTATATTACCCTAGTTATAAGTAAAGTTAGGATGAATGTAATCTTTTGGCATATATGTGGACTCACAAACTATAAAAAAATAGTTACTTCGCAGTTTAATACCATTAAAAAAACAGGATTACTTGACAAGGTAGATAAAATTTATGTTACATATCTTGGTGAAAATAAGACTGATATCAATTTTCTCTTAAGAAAATCAAATAAAATCGTATTAGACAAGTACGATCCATTTATATTTCATTATGAGAGATTATGCTTGCATTCAATGCATGATTTCTCGCAGCAAAATAATGCTAATATTTTATATATACACGCTAAGGGTGTAAGTACACGATTTGATGGCGATTCAAAATTGCAAGATAATATCAAACAATGGAGAAAAATGATGGAGAACTTCTTAATATACCATCATGAAGAATGTATTAAATTACTAGAGCAGAATGATGCTCTTGGTTGCTGTTTAGTTAACTGCAGATCTAATGATCTAGTTATAGATAAAGAAGATCATGCATATCACTTCAGTGGTAACTTTTGGTGGAGTAAGACTGATTATATAAAAACCTTACCTCGTATAAGGGAAGATATAGTAGGTAACCTAGCTGGTAACTGTGCGTTTCATTTATGCGAACGATGGGTCCTTCAAAAATGGCCTAACATTAAATTAGTTGAAGTGTATAAAGACCCACACTCCTGCCACTTTTATAGTAACCCTCCTTCTATAGATTACTTAAAGGCTGACCTAAACAAAGTTACTTCTTAATAGCTTTGTCTTATTTTTATTAAAGCTTTTAATTATTCTACGAATCTTCGTATCAGAATATTTATCGCATAACTTAGATCTTAGATATTTAAATCTGACACTATTACTAACCGAGTCTTTCTCTTCTTGCGATAGATAAAACTCTACCCCTCTATCTTTAAAGTATCTTAAATGATACCAAAAAGCACCTCCAATACTAAAGTCAAACATATACCATTGTAAATTTGGCTCATAATATTGCTCGCACTGAGCATAAGAACCGTCATCGTATTTTACCATTCTAAAACAGGAACCTATCTTTATTTCTGTTAGAAAATGATCACCATGACATCCATTAAGAGGTATATTCTCAAATGTTGAAACACTAATATTATTGTTGACGTCTACTGTGACATTATAGCCAACCATGCAGTAATACTTAGTTGTTTCCTTTCTCTTAAATAAATTGCTTAATTCTTCTTCAAAATAAATTTGATCTGCGTCTATCTTTAAGAACCAGTTAAATTTACATTTACTCAGTCCATAGTTATAGTAATTTGCTAAAGAGTGACATGGATTAAATCCTTCAATATAACCACTAGTGTTTGCTGGTATTACATATTGAGTATACTCATGTAGAGATATTTTTTTATATTTTAAGGCTAGTTCTGTAAGAATTTTAACTGTATTATCTACGCAGTTATGATATACAACTACCAACTCATCTACTACATTTATTACCGATTCAATAGATTGTCTAACAGTCCTCTCTTCATTGCTTACCCTCATTAAGCCGGATACACCGTTTAAACGAGAACCTACCAGTGAATCTAAAAATTCCTGAGATATTAACATACAGATTAATTATTCACAACTAATAATTTATCTATTTTAATATTTTTTTATTAGAAATCTAAATGACCAGGTATATGACAAACGTTATGATTAGCTGATATACGTACATTCTTGCTCGCTGATTGAATTAGATGATGTATTAACATCCAATCATGACCGTACCCATCAGACCAACTAACATTTAATTCTTTTTTGTGAATGATAGAGCTTGTTCCAATCCGCCCGTATTGTAATATATTCTCTCTTAAAGAAGCAGCATAATCATCATTATTATTATAATGAGTAACTACATAATCATTAGAATAACACCAATCTATATCATCCGTAATTTGATTAGCAATAAGCTCTAAATGATTATTTCCAAAAAAATCATCACTATCCAAATAACAAATCCAATTACCTGTTGCTAACGAAATGCCTTTATTACGAGTGCTACCACTAAACAATGAAGCTTTTTCCTGTTTTAAAAAAACTATATCACTGCAATTATTAAATTTATCTAAGTAAACGTCTTCAGCTATATCACAACCATCAGATATAATTATTAATTCTTTATTTTTATAAGTTTGATTAATAAAGGAATTAACCGATCTAATAAATTTATCAACTCTATTTGAAGCACAACCTTCATAATAGCTTAAAGTCACTGGCATTACTACTGAAATTTTACACATCATATATTAATAAAATTTACTTAAACAATTAAGTTTTTTGTTAGGTTGTACCATACTATATATATGAAATCTTTCGTAATGTACTAGACAATATCTAACTTTTTTTTAATAAAAGTAACCTCTTTTAATAAATATTATTATGACAAATAAGCAAAGAGAAGCAATGTTACTCGAAGAGGCTTACTCAGAGGTAAATGAGGGTATTTTTACTCGTTTAAAAGGTCAAGTCGCCGGTATGGGTGCAGGCTTAAAACAAGGAGCTCAAAATATAGCTACAGGTGTTGCAGGCAAATTAGGTGCAACAGTAACGCCATCAGGTAAAACTATGGGACAAGCTTATGCTAAAGCTCAGCAAAAATCAATCTTTGCAAACTTTATGAAAGTAGCTGAAAAGGAAATTGCAGATTTTAACGCGGATTTGGAAAAATTAGGTAAAGCTGACCTAGCTACTTTAAAAGCATCACACCCAGAAATTGAACAAGTTATCAAGTCAAGTAAGGATTTGTTAGATTATCTTAAAAAGAAAAAGTACGCACCCCAGAAAATCGCTTCAAAATAGCTTCTATACCAGTATTTAATAACATGAAAAACGACAATAAACTTATCTTCAATACATACGCGCGCACTACTGGCGCTTATCTGCTTAATGAAGCAGATCAGGCTGAAGCTGATCAAAATTTAATAAAACAAAATTTTGCAAAACAACTTGAAGAGCCAGAAGTTCAACAGGCAATGGTTAAACAAGCTGAAGAGCTTAAGGCAAAGTATCAAGCAGAGATTGATAAAGCCTTAGAAGCCGATGGAGGCACAGCTGGAAGTAATGTTGAAGCGTTATTACAAAAGATTCAACAAGAGATTGAAGCACAAGCTCAGCAACAAGTTAAAGAATCAATTGAGTTGCAAGAGGGTTTTTTTAAGAGAGCTGGTGCTCTTGCTTCTGGAGCAATGAAGAGAGCTGGAGACGTGATGACTAATACTGCTTCTAATAAGAGCTGGAGACAAGAAGCTATTTTAAAGAGATTCGAGTCACTGAAGTCTTCTTTAGGTAAGGAATTGAGAGAGTTACAATTAGATATGGAAACTACGTCTAATACAGATACAAAAGTAAAAGACTCTGTTAATAGAATTATAACATTTATTGGTAATAAACGTGGTTTCACTCCTAAGTCGTCTAAATTTCAAGACTTTAGACATTCAGCAGGTAAATTTACGCAAAATGTATTAACAGGTGCTGCGATAGCACTTCCAGCAATGGCTTTAGCTGCTCCTGTAGCTACAGCAATGGGATTAACCGGTGCGGCTGCAGCTGCTACTGCAGCAGGTTTGACTGGAGGTTCTGTATCTTTCTTAAAAGATTTAATAAATGGTCAAAAACCAGATAAGAAGAGAATGGCTGTAACAGCACTTGCATCCGCTGCTGCAGCCGGATTGTTCCAGGTAGCTATGGATAAATATTCTTCATCACCAGAAGCACCTACAGGTACTTCTCAATCGCCTGAAACATCTCAATCGCCTGAAACATCTCAATCGCCTGAAGTTCGTGATGCCTTGCCTGTATTAGATCAAGGAGACACGTTTGAAACAATGCATGGTACGTCATATGATCCTGGCGCGACATTGGATCAAATGAAACAATCTTCTCACGATGTCCTATGGAGTAAAAAGATCATGGGTACTACCGGTGATGGAACTGCAATACCATCGCCTGCTATACAAAATTACATAGATACATTAGCTAAAAGTAATCCTGATAAAGCTCAATATATTATTGATTACATTAAAAATATGTCAAAGATAGATATTGACAATACATTATCTTCTAGTGCAAGAAAAAGCGGTGCTGCTGTTAACGCTCTTAAGAGTATTGTTAAAAGCAAATTTGGTTAATCAATAACTTTATGAGCTATATAGTACCTACTTTCGTAGGTACTTCCACGACACAGGAAACAACTCCTGTGTAATATTATCAATTTGCTCAGCTACTAACCTGGTTTCAAGCTGAGTATCTTTCTTGCATCGTAAGTTACAAACACGAGCAAAAGCAATTAACGAGCCTGACCAATACCACTCAGTAAAGATGTTCTGAGGTAATACCATACGTGCTTGCTCAGCACATACACCAGCAGCTAATAGGTCTTTGTAGTAAGCTATACTAGCATTACATACAGCCTCTGCAGAGCTAGATAAGTCTTTAACATCAACAAACTGATCTTCATATGAGCCCTGCTTCTTATCCTCATTACGCTTACGCCAGCTATCAGGATAATAAATTTCAGGTACAGAGTCTACATACCTCCTCGATACCTCATTCCATACTAGACCAACAGTATGCTTTACTAGCTGACGAGCAACAAAGATTGGAGCTTTAATATGAAAAGATAAAGCAGCATGACCAAAAGGAGTCCAGTGATTGTGTTCAGCTAAGAACTTAATAAGCCTTTCATCCCCAGCCTTTAACTTATCTCCTTCCCAGGTAGACTTCTTATCAAATGATACCCGAGCTGCATTTACTACAGATAAGTCAGTACCCATCTTATCAATTAATTCTACAATCATACTCTATGATAGAGTCATTACTGTCTTAATCAACTATAACAATCTAGCTGTACCGTCTTTCTCTGCTTGTAGAAATGAATCATACGCATGATTTATACCCTCTTCTAGATCTATACTATAGCTCCAACCTAACTCTTTTAACTTAGATACATCTAATAGCTTACGAGGAGTACCATCAGGCTTACTAGGGTCAGTAAGTATATTACCTTTAAAGCCAACAGTCTTAGCTACTAAGTGAGCTAATTCTAAAATGCTAATATCAGTTCCGGTACCTACATTAACCCAATCAGGAGGATTATCTACCTTAAGGATATGGAAGCACGCTTGAGCTAAATCATCAACGTGAAGAAACTCTCGTCTCGGTGTACCAGTTCCCCATAGTGTAACATCACTATCTCCTCTTAGAGTAGCTTCATGAAACCTACGAATCAAAGCAGGTAGTACGTGTGAGTGTTCAGGGTGAAAGTTATCGCCTGGACCATATAGATTGGTAGGCATTACTGAGTGAAAGAGAACGCCATGCTGTCGTCTATATGACTGACACATCTTCAATCCTGCTATCTTAGCTATAGCATACGACTCATTAGTAGGCTCAAGAGCAGAGGTTAGTAAGCAATCCTCTGTCATTGGTTGTGGAGCCTCTTTAGGATAAATGCACGAGCTGCCTAAGAACAATAACCTGTCCACTTTAGTTTTATAAGCTAAGTCAATTAAGTTATGCTGTATTATTAAGTTATCTGATATAAAGTCTGCAGGTAAGTCTCTATTAGCCACGATACCTCCTACCTTAGCTGCAGCAATTATGACAGCATCAAACCTATGTTCAAACATAAAGTCTTCAACTTCATCCTGCATAGTTAAATCTAGTTCATATCTAGATGCAGTAACTACATTCGTCCAACCAGCAGCTGCAGCAGCTCTTAATAGAGCTGACCCAACCATTCCTTTATGTCCTGCGATAAAAAGCTTCTTATTCATAATGTGTATCTATATTTGATCCTCATGAATATAAACTCTACCACCTACTTTGCAAACAGATCTTATCTCTTCTTCGGTAAATTTACCAACAGTAGACATAAGGAATAGATCACCACCTATCTCCTCTGGAATGCCTTCTATTGAAACAAGTTCCGTACTATGACACGTAAAGTTATACTTTACCTTTCTTGGAGCTCCTATAAGATTCTTAAACGGATTATAGGAACAGCTAAAAGAATCGAGTATTTCAGTAGGGCTGTACTCTAGACTATCAAGCAAATTATTAGAACAAATAAAATTACCTCCCGCATATGAAGGACAATATTGTAATGAGGTTAATTTATTACCACCACAGTTAAAGTGTTTATATACATAATCAGGTCCTCCTTCTAATGTTATAAGTTTATTTTCAGAACACTTAAAGGATCCCCCTCCATATGTATATTCTCTTCCGCCTTTTTGTACTGAAGAAGGAGAGTTAATAAGAGAGGTAAGTTTATTTTTAGAGCAATCAAATCTACCTCTTACTTCTACCCCTTTCATAAAGTCAGGTAGCTCAGTTATATAGGTGTTATGAAAACTAACATCACCTTCTATGTATCTATTAGACATATACTCTACCTCCTACCTTACAAACTGCTCTTACTTGTTCTTCTGTAAATATGACAGGGTCATAGCCAGGACGAGCTCGTTGATTACTGCATATAAAGTCATTTCTAACTTCCTTTGGAGCTTCTGTTAAATCACTAAGTAAATTATTCGAGCAGTTAAAACTTCCTCCAACCGTTTTTGGAGAGCCTCTAAGGGTTGTGAGATTGTTATACCCGCATAGATAATGACCATCTTTGTCTGAGAGATACCCCCATCCATCGGCGGATGGAGACGCTTCAATAATAGTAGGCCCGAAATCAAGATTTTTAAGCATATTGTACCTACAATCGAAATCCCCGATAACTCTGGATGGTGAATGATTAAGTGAGGATATTTTATTGTATCGTATATCTACAGAACCGCCTATAATACTAGGTATACCTTCTAAAGAGATTAGCTTATTATCCTTACAGCTAAATGAACCAGTCACTTCAGCAGGAGCATTCTTGAGAGTTCTAAGTTGGTTTTCACTAGCAAAGAACCCTCCTTTAACTATTAAGCCATTAAGAAACTCAGGTAGCTCCGTAATATAGAAACCTGATATATCAACCATACGCTCAATATATCTCTTAGACATATCTAAAGCCTTTCTGAAGATTGGATAGATAGGATTCAACTAAGCTATAACCCTCTCCAGCAACCGTCACAATACGCTTCTTAATCTCTTCAAAGACTCTCTGCTGCATAGGTACAATCTTTTCATTATAAATCGCCTCCCATTTAGGGTCATCAGTGAAATAATAATTACTCTCATATTCAGCCATACCTATGTTATCACCATCTCCGGTAACTTTATACCCTTTCTTTAACAAGCTTTTTACGAAAGCTATGGTAGGCTCTTGATATCTTTCAGCAGGAGCCTGGTTAGAATTACCTTTAATTTGTAAAATATCTTTCTTTTTTATCTCAAAAGTAACGTGAGGTCGGTTCTCTGCATCCCAGAGAGAAATAATGTCCTGGTTTGGAGTTTTAGGATCATAACTTCCAACACAGTGACCCATTTCATCTCCTTCACACTTATATGCTTTCTTAGAAAGTAACTTAACCCATGTCATCTCTCTACCACGGCCATCTTTAGTCTTATAGATAGGCTCATAATCGACTCCTTCCTTAAACTTATTGGCAGGAGCTGATGCAGCTTGTCTTGATCTAGCAGTCATAGCTGCATCCCAAGAAGCAATCTTCTGTACAATAGTGCTATATGGTTCTTTATTAATTTTTGCTAAATCAATATCTTCTAGAGTATTAAAATAGTCAATCATGTGATTAAGATACTCAATATCATCTGGCTCAAAGCCTGTAAAGTCAACAATACCTTCTCCAGACATCCACGAAGGCTCATCTTGAGTATATGTATGAGGACGAACTGGTTTCTTATCATCATCTTGGTTAGACTTAAACCATTTAATAAACTGAGTACTAAACCACTGACGTATAGGTGCTTTATTAACCCCTTTAGCATCTAATACTTTATCAATAGAGAGCTGTAGAGGTTCAATCTGAGCTAAATTAGCCTCTTTAAGATAGAACTGAGTATAGGAAATCATAATAATATTTAATTAAAACTAAAAAGTATACAGTGAATTCTATAGAAAAATACATCTCATCCTCTATACTTCAACTCTACCTCCTACCTTACAAACAGCTCTTACCTCTTCTTCAGTAAAACTAACAGCGTTTTGGGAGCAGCAAAAATGACCTTCTACAACTCGAGGAGCTCCTTCAAGAGTGGTTAATTTATTAATAAAGCAGTTAAAATTACCTCCTACATATTCAGGAGCTCCAATTAAACTAGTAAGCTTATTACTATAACAACTAAAATCACCTCCAACCCTTTTTGGACCACCTTCAAGAGTGGTTAAGTTACTCTGACTGCAACTAAAATCTCTTTCTATAATTTCCGGAGCTCCTTTTAAAGAAACTAAAGACTTACCTCCACAATGATATCTTCTAACTGTTTTAGGTCCTCCTTCGAGAGATTTTATATTATTACCCCAGCATATAAAAGTGTCTCCTACTGTGTGTGGAGAGCCAGCAAGAGAGGTTAATTGGTTTTTTTGACATTGGAAGGATTCACCTACTTCACTAGGAGCTCCAGCTAAACTAGTGAGCTGATTTTCAAAACATGCAAAGTGACCCCCAACACTTTCCGGAGAACCTTCAAGAGTTCTTATGCTACTATTATAACAATAAAAATTACCCCCCACTCTTAAGGGTGAACCTTTTAATGAAACTAAAGATTCACTTGAACAAATAAAATCACCTACTACTTCTTTTGGAGCTCCATCAAGAGTTCTTAGTCTATTAGTATGACAATAAAAACTACCTAATACTCGTTCAGGAGCTCCTTCAAGAGATTTTAATTTATTTTCAGAACAATCAAAACTTCCCTCAACTTCATAAGGTGCATTAACCAGATTGGATAAGTGGTTAACACTGCAAATGAAATCACCTTGTATCTTGACATCAGACAAGAAATCAGGGAGTTGCATTAAGTTTATTCCAGATAGTTTTACCTCACCTTCTATATACTTCTTAGGCATAATGTTATTTAGGTATATACCCTATCTCCAACCTGACACACCGCTCTTATTTCATCCCTAGTAAACGTTTTACCTTTGTTACCACTTATATCGAAGTTACCATTCACGACTTTAGGTATACCTTCGAGTGAAGTAATCCTATTCTGCGAGCAGTCAAAGTCACCATACACGAGACTAGGCGCTCCTAAGAGTGACTTAAGATTACTAAACTCGCAATAGAAACTACAATCATCATTAATATCATCGCCTATTTGTTTAGGTGCTCCTTCAAGTGTTTCAAGTTGATTATAACTACAAATATAATTGAGTCTTACGTCACTAGGGCCTCCTTTTAGTGTTTTGAGCATATTGTTACTACAATCAAAATGACCTCCTACTCTTGTAGGTCCATTTTCAAGAGAAGTAATACTACAGGTATTACATAATAGACTACCTCTTATCTCCCCGGGTACACCTTTAAGTGAAGTAAGATATTTATTTTCGTAACAATATATGCTCATGTTCCTTATATGGTAAGGTACCCATTTAAATTTAGGCATACCATTAAGAGAAGTAAGAAGGTTATTACTACAATCAAACTCTCCTGCACACTCTACATCGGCTAAGAAATCAGGTATACTCTGCAAATATAACTTAGATATATCAACATTACCTTCTATATACTTTCTCATTATATTATATTTAATCTAGATAAATTTGGCCTTTGATATTAGACACTGCTCTAATCTCTGCTTCAGTAAACACTCTTTCTTTTCCTTTTGAATAAAAAAAGTCACCACTTATAAATTTAGGTATACCTTCAAGTGACTCTAAATTATTGTTAAGACAGTTAAATGTTCCATTAGGTAAAGATTTAGGAGCTCCCTTAAGTGACTTAAGTTTATTGTGACTACAATCATACACACCTCCAACCTCAGTAGGTCCTCCTACAAGGTCAGAGAGTAGATTACCTCTACAGTAGAAATGTGTTCCTACCTCAGTAGGCGCTCCTTCAATAGTAGTGAGTATATTTTTATCGCAATTAAAAGAACCTTTTACATTGGTAGGGGCAAATTTAAGATTACTAAGCAGATTGTGTTTGCAAACAAAATCTTTAAATATAGTAGTAGGAGCTCCTTCAAGAGTGGTAAGTTTATTGTCACTACAATAATAATGACCTTCTACTTCACTAGGCCCATCTACAAGCTTATCAAGTCTATTAGTACTGCAATCAAATTTACGTCTTACAATACTAGGTGCATTCTTAAGAGAGGTAAGGAGGTTTCGGAAACAAGCGAAATCGCCCTTAACCTCTATATCATCTAAGAAATCTGGTAGTTCTACTAGATATAAAAAACCTACAGAAACATTGTAATTACCTTCTATATACTTCCTGGGCATTATATTATTTAATATAGAAATAAATTGCTGTACGAGAAGTTATTAATTCTACCAGTCAAAATCTAGGATTCTCTCTTATATAACCTAACACTACCTTCTATCTCACTTAATGCTCTAACATCACGTTCGGTAATCGGTAGCTTTTCATCGACCAAACATACAAAATCACCTATTATGAGTTTAGGTATACCCTCTAAGGAAGTAAGCTTATTACCCGTACAATCAAAATTGCCCCCAACTCGGTCAGGAGCACCTATAAGATTAGATAATTTATTGAGAGAACAATCATAACTACCATCTACAACAAGAGGACCATTTAAAAGAGATTTAAGACCATTGCCACTGCAAACAAACATACCTCCTACAAAGGCAGGAGCAAAATCAAGAGTTTTAAGCTGATTGGTTCCACAATCAAACATACCTTCAGCACGTGTAGGAGCGCCTTTAAGGGACTCTAAGCCACAGTCATTGCACTCATAATTAGTATCTACATAGGTAGGCCCTCCTTCAAGAGTTTTAAGTTGCTTATTAAAACTACAAGCAAACTCTCCTATTATAGAAGAGGGACAATTTTTAAGAGAAGTAAGTTGATTCTTATTACAATCAAAATAACCTCTAATCTCAACACCAGAAAGAAAGTCAGGTAATTCAGTTAGGTAGAGCTTACGTAAATTTAAATCACCTTCTATATACTTCTTAGGCATTATAGTATTTAATATAGATATAACCAGAAGAGCCAGTTATAAAAAGAAATGAACCCCATCAATAACTTTAACTTTACTGTCCGCTGTACTCTCAAATAACTCTACATTACCTTTAACCTCACACACTGCTCTAATTTGTTCTTCAGTAAATGGTATACCTCTATTAGATCTCATTGAAAAATTACCTTCTACATATTTAGGTATACCTTTAAGAGACATAATCTGATTTAAACCACACACAAAATCTCCACGTACAATAGTCGGAGCAAATTCTAAAGATTCCAACTGATTGTCCCTACAATTAAACAAGCCATTCACAGTAGTAGGAGCTCCCTTAAGAGAGGTGAGTTGATTAGATTGACAATAATATGAACCGTTTACTGTTGTGGGTCCATATTCTAAAGAATTGAGCTTATTATTGTAGCAACTAAATGGACCTCTAAGTATCTCGCCTACACTTGTAGGAGCTCCCTTAAGAGAGGTAAGCTCATTATCATCGCAATTGTAAGAATTTCCTACACTAGTAGGTCCGCCTTCAAGAGATTTAAGTTTATTACCGTTACAATTGAACGAGTGTCTTAGTGTTGATGGAGCACCTTTAAGATTAGATCTAATTCGATTGTAGCTACAATAAAATGATTGGGTTACTGTAGTAGGAGCAAATTCAAGACTCTCGAGATTATTAAACCTGCAGTCGAATATACCAAACTTACTATTAGGTCCACCTATTACTGTAGTAGCTCCTTCAAGAGATTTAAGTTTACTGTGTGTGCAATTATATGTACCTCTTACTATGTTAGGAGATCCTATAAGATTAGATAGTTGGTTGAAAGAACAAATAAAGTCGCCTTTAACATCGAGACCATCCAAGAAGTCAGGTAGAGTTTTTAACCTTATATTCTGTAGTATTACATCTCCTTCTATATACTTACTGGGCATTATATTATTTAATAGAGAATAAAAACTTAACTAGCTAATAGAAGTAACTTGCTATAATAAAACTTTCCCTTTAACATTACACACAGCTCTTATATCTTCTTCGGTAACATTTAGTGTAGAGTAACCCTCTTTATCAAGTTGTTCTTGACACACAAAATCACCTCCTACACTTTTAGGGCACCCTTCAAGAGATTCAAGACGGTTTTGCGAGCAATTAAACTCTCCTACAATATGAGTAGGAGCACCAACAAGAGAAGTGAGTTTATTAAATGTACAATAAAAATCACCTCCTACAGATGATGGAGCGTGTCTAAGATCAGGAAGCTGATTACCACAACAAAAAAAGCCCGAACCTATAATACAATCTGCAGCTCCTTCTAAAGTAGTAAGTAGACTATCAGTACATAAAAACTTGCCTCGTATATCTATAGGAGCACCGATGAGATTAGTAAGCCGACTAACAGAGCAATTAAAATTACCTTTTACAATAGTAGTGCTTATTTCTAGCTTAGTAAGACGATTAACAGCGCCATTATAATTGCCGTCTATGATATGAGGTGAACCTTTAAGAGTAGTAAGCTTATTATTATGGCACCAAAAATGACCCTGAGTCCGACCATCTCTTATTTCTATCCCATCCAAGAAGTCAGGAAGAATATGTAAGTGAAGAAACCCCATATCAACTCTACCTTCTATGTAATTCCTGGGCATTATAGTATTTAATATAGATATAAAATGTATATAAAAAGAAGAAAAATATAATGTTTTTAAAGAAAAATAATTAAATTAAAAAAATAAAGGGAGCTTGCTAATAGAAGTAGGTCAAGATAATAGGCTTGTCTTGCTAATAGACGCGTGTATGTGTATATAAGAGGAAATATAATGTAACTATATGTAAAGCATAAAAGAGTGTAGAGAGACCATGAGAGAACCAAAAGAACACATAAGAGAAGATATCGAGCATATAGAAGAGAGAAGGATATAAGGAGAAGGATGATAAGAGTGTATTGTGGAGTATGGAGTAGTTCGTATTTATAGCAAAGAGATAAAATATACGAAATAGAGAAATACAAGAGAAATATATTAAATAACGAACTACGATAAAATAAAATATGAGCTTAGATAAAGCAATTGAATTTGGAAAGGAGAAAAGAAAGCAATATAGAAAGAGCAAAGCTTTCGATCGCACTTGCCGCAATCACGGATCCTGTCCCTGGTGCGAAGGAAATAGAACATATCAAGCTCGCAAAGAGCATAAGAGAATTCAGAGTTCAGAGAAAGAAGAAGAGTATGAAGAGATTACAGAACCTAAAAAGTCTAGAAATTACGAGATTCCCCCATTATGGAAATTATTGAGACCTGAAGAGTCTGATGGCTCCGAGTATGGACCTTTTCAGACATACTAGAAACCTGGAAAATTTCCATACACAGACAGTCTCGAAATTACTAGAATGGAGTCAACCTGAAAATTATCAGACCCGCGTCATTATGGTAATTACTAGAATGGAGTCAACCTGAAAATTATCAGACAGAAGGTAATAACGAACTCCGATATAATGATGGAGTAGAGAGTAACAAATAATTTAGCAGAGTGGAGCAGTGGTAGCTCGTTAGGCTCATAACCTAAAGGTCGTTGGTTCGAACCCAACCTCTGCAACCAATCTTTTAACGAACTCCGATATAATAAGTTGTCGGCAATAACCTTATCTTCTATATGACCAACTCTACTATCATCGCTGCTCTCAATGCTACCGAAGATCCTGCACTTGACAATATCATTATAGGTATGGCAGATATTGAATGTGGGTTCGGTTCTTACGAAAAGGCGGTACGGTATGCTGCTTCTAGAAGCACGTATGAAGAGGTAATGAAGCTTCGAGATGCGTACGAGAAGCTAGCAGAGACGATGCAGCACGTAGCTACTGTTAAGCAGATACTATTCCGAGATGGTAATAACGAACTCTGATATAATAATGGAGTAGAGAGTAACCAAAACCTAATATGCGAACATTCGAAGAAATCAAAGCTAGCATGAAGAATCGTAAGCCTACGATCTTTAGTGAGATCGCTGAAAACGAACTCCGATATAATAAGGGAGTAAAGAGTAAAACTACTATGCGAACCTTCGAAGAAATTCTTGATAGTATCAAAGACATCGATCTAATGTTCGATGACGAATTGATCAATAAGTTCATTAACGAAAGAGATGATCATTCGACGGCGAATCTATATAATCTACTCAAAGCGGGATCGTTGAATGAGGATGATATTTGTGACTTAGATGAAAATGATGTTCGGAATATCGTTGATTATGTTAACGTTCGATATGATATTGATTTGAAAGTAGTCGGTTGTAAAGTGATATGGAATAGTTAACGAACTCCGATATAATAATGGAGTAGAGAGTATTAAAACTAATATATAATGAAACAACTTAAGAAACAACTGGTTAGCTTTATTATGGAAAGTGAGAGCGCGCTCGTTCTATATAATGGAGTTGGTGGTGTAGTGGACGAACTGTCTCGAGAAGAGGTAGAGTCGATGGTCGAGAGTTGTAAGACAAAGTCAGAATTAAGTCGACTCATTATGGGTAAGTGGATGTATAGTGATGTGTATGGGAGCTTCGAAGAGCTGTTAGAGGATATTGAGACTGAATAAGTTATGACACTATCAATTGTACCGAAAGAGCGCCGCGTATGTCAGTACTGTGGCTCGGGGCATCTGATAGTCGCTACTACGCACGATCCGGTCCGGACCGATTGGTGTATGCTGTGTGGTCGCAAGCTAGATGAAGAGCTCAATGAGCTTCTGGAAGATATTGATATTGAATAAGCTCTCAGGTTAACCTGAGAGCTGAGGCAAAAGGAACTCCGATATAATAAGGTATGACGATTACAGAACTAATTAACAAACTGCAGCAATTGAAAATGGAAAGCGGCGACATTAACGTACTTACTTATGATGAAAGTGAAGGTGCTTTTAATGTCGTTCAAAGTGCCTTTCTTTCATATCCTGATTCAGATGACGATGAAGGGATCGTGCCAACTGGAGTAATTCTTCAATAAGGAACTTCAATATAATAATAGAGTAGAGACTAACAAACAAACAATTAATCTAATCAATCATATGGCTTATCAATCTAAATACAAAGGCGTCCTCGTTCATCCTTCTGATAAAGACACACTGAACACTCTCCGTGCGCTAGCCCCTAGCCTTACTGAGGCAGATATGATGCAGTTCTTTATCAATAGTGTTGATAAAGAATCATTTACCGCTTTCCTCGTTGAAGAGGAGACTCGTAACTTCCTCAAGAAGAACGATAAGAAAGAGGCTTCCGCTAAGCCTGCTAAGAAAGCAGCTAAGGCCGAGACGGTTGATAAGCCGGTCAAAGAGAAGAAGGTAAAGAAGGTCAAAGAGCCTGTGTTCGTAGCGACAGAAGAAGAGACTGATAAGGTTCGCGAACTGCACGATAAAGACGAGCCTGCTATTCGCGTAGTGGTAGGCTGCTAGCATAAGGAACTCCGATATAATAAGGTATGAATACGACCCCAACTGAAGACGCAGTTAAGATCGCGCTGTTGCGCAAGACGCTAGAAGACTTGATCGGTGAGTGGGGCGGTCAAGTTGTCGATCCTAACTGCGACTGTGAGGACTGCAATCATCTGCGCCCTCTGTATAGAGCGCTTGAAGCGACAAAGTAAAGGAACTCCGATATAATAAGGTATGAAGACACAACAAGAGATCAAGGAGACTAGAGAGTACATCAAAGATACAGTGCAGTTCAAGATTAAGGTTGCTAAGGCTAATGAGTGGTTCGAACGCAACTTCAAATTGTCTGATGACGCTGACGAAGGTCGACACATCTGCGAGCGGTACTGCGAAGAGATCAAAGCCCTTCACGAGCTCTACCGTTACGAAAAAGGTCTATAATTATATTACTACAATGTCCTATATCGACAATGCAATCGATCTCTCTGCCGACGTCACGAGAGCTACTGAGTGGTTCGAGAAGAACTTCAAGCAGTCAGAAAGCGCTGAAGAAGGTACGCGAGTATGTGAACGGTACCTCGCTGAGATGAAAGCTCTTCACGATCACTATGTTACAAAGGTTGAAACATATAAAAACAATTGTGAATACTATACCGACAAGCCACGCATTACCGTTGACAATGTCAACTACGATTGGGACGGTTGGGCTGACGCCTATCTAGGTCCAACTACTCCATCTGGTATATATGGTGCACGAGAAGAGGAAGATGGTAAATGGCGACCAGCGGTATACCGTCCAACCGAATACGATGCCGAATTATCATTTGAATCATTCGACACACCTCACTCTGCTATTAAAAGATCACTCGCTTACTTCGCAAAAGGAACTTCGATATAATAATGTTGTCAGAGATTGAAAGATACGTTTGACATAAAAACAAACGGCTCGTTAGCTTAATGGCAAAAGCGTCTTAGATGGTGACATCTAAGGAGATGAAGGTTCGATTCCTTCCCGACCCTGCTTTCAACGTAGGATGAACATCCGAACAACGAGGCGTCAGAATACGCCTACAAGACACAACTTTAGGAACTCCGGTATAATAATAGTATGACCAACGACGAATTCATCAAAGACACCATCGAGTACTACTGCACAGACTCTGACCGCATCGCATATCCAGGTCCAATGTACAAGTGTGGTGGTCGCTTCTGCGCCGTTGGTCGGTGGATTAAGCCTGAGAAGTACTGTAACGCAATGGAGTGCAGTCCTAACGTAGAGGAGCTGCTCCAAATATATCCTGACTGCTTGATGGATGAAGTGAGTAGTGTTGATGTAGAGGTACTCTCTGTGATGCAGCAGATGCACGATGTAGTGTTGTCCAGTATTTATTCAACTGAGCAGAATCGACAAAAGGCAAAGGTGTTCCTCGAACGCCGCGGCATCACAATCTAAAGGAACTCCGATATAATAAGGTATGAACATTAACGATCTAACAGATGCAGAGCTGATTGAAGTCAAAGAGGCTTGGGAAGGAGTAAACAAAGGACAGTACCATGCATGGACCCATACACGCGCTGATGGCTGGGATGACTTCGATGTAGCGAGAGCTTATCCTGAGTGGTGCTTCGCTGATAATCCCGAGCGGATGCTCAATACATACCCACACTGGGTAGCAATCAATCAACCTGAATTCGCGTTCGAACGTGAGCCAAAGACAGTAGCTGTAGACAATAACCGTTGGGTAAAAGAGAACAGGCCCGAGTACTACGCAGAGTATAGGAAGGCGATGCGCTTAGCAGGTTATGTACCACATAACGGAATGGGCATCGAAGAGCTGTAACCAAGGCGGGTCGTTTGTTTAAGGAACTCCGATATAATAAGGTATGACCGAAACTGAATACAACGAAATTGCTGCTGAAATCTTTGAATCTGCTATGTGGACTATTAAGTTTACATTAGATGCTAAGAAGTCATCAGATGAAGAAAAGCTAAGTCAAATTAAAACAATCGTCAGCGGAGCCTTCAAACGCATCGCAGAAGAAGAACTCAATATGCTGTGCGACGAAGAATAAACGAACTCCGATATAATAATAATATGCACAATGTATCTGTTGGTGACATCTTTATGGATTCAAATGAAGTCTTTCGTGTGATAGAAGTTCTAGAAAACGAGAAGTTTCCTGAAGATCCACTCATCGAAGTTGAAGTGTGTATGAGTGGTCCCGGGCGCGAGGGCTTGGGCGACTGGAGCTTCACTCTCGAACAAGCAGAAAAGTACAACCTGCAGCACTACAAAGCTGCCAAGTAAACGAACTCCAATATAATAATAATATGACACAATCAATCAACTCCTTCGACCTTACTCCAAACGAGCACATCGCTCTTGACAATATTACTGCAAAGCTGCTCGATGATGTCAATGTCGATATCAAAGAAGCCTTCGAAGTAGTCCAGGCCATTACTCAATCAGAAGGACTGACTGTAGAAGAGGTAATCAAGTTCCTCACAGAGAGCCTATTCATGGACCTCGAAGTAAGCCCTGATGGTATGACGTTTAAGGCTAACGATGTGCATGATGTATAGTTCTATTCACGTAAAGGTTCTTCCTAAGAAAATAGATTATAGCTCTTCGACAATAGAGTGTGAAGCACGCCGTCTTCTATACATTGACGATAGAACTATAGAGTACTGTCAAAAGACCACGACCACCCACCCACTACCTCCGGTATATGACTACTGCAGAGAAGATAGCGATCTTGGATAAGGAGTATGCCGATGCCAAGATCGTTGTCAATAAGACCATAGAGACCTTCTGTGGTCTGAATTCAGCTGAATCGTTGGCAGTGCGCAGGCTGTTCCAGACAGAGAGAGCACTAGATGGTCTGCTAAAGGCTCTCAGAGAGCGTCACATTAGTAATCCGGACATAGAATGGATCATTGGTGTAGCAGAAGACATCCGCTACCTAGAGTAAGGAACTCCGATACAATAAGGTATGACCGACGAACTCAAAACAAACCAAACGTGGGCCGAAATTTCAGCTCTGCGTACAGAAGCCAATATCAAGTCCGCTGCTGCGCACAGAGCTTGGCTTCGGTCTACTGTAGACCTCAACACTCTCGGACAAAACGAGCAGGTGGTGAAGGAAGTAAATGATAAGCGAGCTGCTGCCTATGCTGAGTATAAGCGCTGTCACGATGAGGCCTTTAGAATCTCGCAGATAGCCAACTCCTTGTATAGAGATATGGCAGGTTCAGATGATCATCTGTTTAACAAATAGACCAGTAAGGAACTCCGATATAATAATAGTATGACCGACATTACTAAATTCACTGCTGCAGAGCTGGCTCGTATCGAAGCATACGACGCTGACCTTCTTATGCTCAAAGGTTGGGCATCTAATCTCGAAGAGGCTACACAGATGGCCCGAGCCACTCTCTGTAAACGCTTTGGTGTTAAACAAATGCCTAACCAAGACTAGTAAAGGAACTCCGATATAATAATAGTATGACGATTACAGAACTCATCAACAAACTACAGCAATTGCAAACGCAAGACGGTAATGTAAATGTAAACATTGTCGATGAAAGCGAAGGTGCTTTTAAGTATTACAAAGTGTTGTACTACAACAATCCGAACCAGGATACAAATATGAGCGCTGGTCGCCCTGGTGAAGTACTTCAGTAAAGGTACTCCGATACAAGCTCTCTATATAGCTAATATAGAGAGCAGGCGCTAGCGATAGCTACGCCTCTAGACTATCAGCTCTCTAGACCGTCAGCGCTCCAGATTGTGTATAGAGAGCGAGAGAAAAAAAAGGTGTGAGCCGCCATGGCCCAATTTTTTTTTTGCAAATTTCCGAAGACCTCCCATATAGGAATTTTTGCAAATTTCCGTATAGCCCTCTTCTCCCAATCCCCCCACGCCTATAAGATATTCGGAGTCGATACGGAAAATTTTTTTTTCGGAAATTCTCAGAGTTTTCCTAATAGCCGATTTGTAGATAATACCTTATAAGGTGACTCTAAATTACGGATGAGAGGCGGATTGAAATATAAATAACTATATGAAGAAAACAGATATCGAGCAGCTTGGTGCACTCTATGAACAAATAAGCTTCGGAGAGCCTGGTGGTGGTGACAAGTATGGTCCTACTATGGGCCGAGGCGGTTACGGTGTCAGAGTTGCTCCTAAGGAAAAGCGTGATCCAGATGAGTATAATGATGGATACGATGACGATGAAGATGGGCCTGATGACTATTTCGACTATGGTTCCTGTATGTTTAAGAAGAACACTTTTCAAAGAAATCCTTCTTCAATTAAAGCTCATACTACTTTAATTGATGAGGTAGATAATAATAAATCTATTTCTTTCGACAGATTTTGGGAGCTCTTTAGTGTAATGTATAGCCTTACAGAGAAGGATACACCTCATTCTAACTTCTTTAAAGTGGCTATTCGTTGCGCTGTTTATAAAGTAAACCAGGACTTCCCTGACATGTCGCTAGAAGCATCTTTACCTGGAGAAGGCTCAGTATACAAAAAGGAAAGTTAATTACTAAACTAAATAGTAATATGACTCTAAATCACAATGTTGGTAACATTAAATGTTTAGTAAGAGTCTCTCACTTGACCCATAATCCAGAAGATCATGACAAGTACCATAATGCTTACATATTTGGTATTCAATCTATATCTATGAAGATCTTAACATTCCATATCATGACTGATTATGGAATGATGAGAAGTAGGGTTCCTATTAGTGAGATATTTTTGTCTGAGCCTACTAATGATATTCCTTTCCACTTTAAACAGCTGTGGGATTGCTTTAGCGAGAATGTATCGGTAATTACTTATGAGTATCTAAAGGAAAAGAGATGCGAAGTATTACTGAAGGACGGATCAAAGATTTGGGCGAGCTATCTCTTTACCGTAGATTGGTACAACAATGCTTATTCAGATGAGCCTTCTGATTATAAGTGTGGACACGTCTTAGTAGCAGATGATGGTTATCTATTATGCCAGCCTAATAATAGAATATACTGGAGAGACTCTAACTGGGTCACTAAGCCTTTTCCCTTTAAGACAACAAAGACTATAAAGGTTGATAATAAATTACCTTCGGTAGAGGTCGTTTCAGACAAATGGGTTACCGAAGATACTGATTCTTATTATTACGATATATCTAAAAAGGCATAGGCTAGATTAGGATCTTAGCTATTAAGAACTTGCTAATTTGTCAGCAGGTTCTTCAGCTGCTATAATTCTAGCGTTTCTTTTCATACGCTTTATGACCCCATCACCTTTGGGCTTCTTCTTAAGACGTTTCTTATACTCTTTGTGATCTAAGTACTTCTTAGAGGCCTCTTTATACTTCCCAGCTTTGAGGAGCTCTACCCATTCAAACTCTCCTTCTCCTTTTGATTGTAAGTCGCCTCTAAACTCTATATCTACGAGTGCGGCCTTTAGCCCAGTGCTCATGTTAGGCCAGAGCTCTATAAATATATCTTCTACGGTTGGTATACGTTTACTGACGTCTTTGGTGAAGCGCTCTAGAGCTTCTTCAGGTGTAAAGGCTGATTTGAGGCCTTTCTTTGCACGAGCCTTATCATGAGCTATCTTAGCTTTTAAACTACCATCTCCTATCAAGTGCCCTACTCCTATTGTCCATTTGCCTACATCGTCCTTATAAGGTGTTAAGAATCGACTATTTGCTTTAGACTTTATATCGCTTCCTATGATCTCACTAGGTAGAATATAGTTAGCGATGGTATCGTATAGATTGCCCATGTCCTTTACGGTGATAGGCGGCTCTTCTTTCTCTTTCTTAGCTTCCTTAGTATCAGGCTTGTTAACAGGTTTCTCTTTGCTCTGAACTTGTTGATCTGGCTGAGCGGCTGGCTGGGCGGCTTGTGGCTTTGGTTGTTCTGAGGGCTCGTTAACTATACGGCTGATAGCGTCGTTTGCTATCTGATGGAATTTGTCGTTGTTGATCTTATCGGCTGCTAGCTTCATAGCCTCTATCTTCTGAGGTTTAGACTCAGGACGTTTCCAGAGCTCTTTATTAATCGCATTAACATTATAGAGCAGACCGACAGCACCTAGACCTATTACAGCAGCAAGGACTTCTCTTACGCCTTCGTTATACTGTTCGAGCTGATTTCCCTCAGCTATACCTTCGTTAAGGACTCTGTAGAAGACACTATCAAAACTCATATAGATACTTAATCATTTAAGCTGTCTTATTCAGGACTGATCATATAAGTCGACCATACTTGTCCAGTAGCTGCGTCTCTATGCACAGGTCCGCTATTGGCTACAGATAGTGTGATACCTTGACGCTCTGCCTTCTTTAAGATTTGTTTTAACAGTGGCTCTGATAGGGTGTTTGGAGATGTAGTAAGTGACTTACCGTCTTTTAGTTTAGAAATCAATTGATCTATCCAGCTGAATAGATCTTTCATATAATTAGTTTTCTCTACACCAGGCACTGCTACAATACCTAACACAGCTACTAGCTCGTCAGAATCGATATAGCGCACAATCATGCTACCATCTTCAGTCTTATAGGTTTCAATAGGCGCTCCAAAATATTGAGACGCCATCTTGTCCTGAGATCTAATTGTATTTACTAGCTTCGCATCATAGTGTTGACCTACTGCATTATAGTATTCCTCATCATTTGATGAAACAGCTTCATTCAACATCCGCTCATATATTAAAGTCAAAGGGTCTTTCTTGGTCATATGAGTATTTAATTGTCCTAGTATACTAAGACTATACTACTCTTTAGAATTCTGCTGCAGTAGGTCCAATTCCTTCTGCTTCTTCGAAGCTATAGGTCTCACCATCCGAAAGTACAACCGACTTTAAGTACCCTGTTAGTGGGTAGAACTCGTACTGCTCTACTTTACCGTCTGGTAAGCGTTTTGTAAAGCTAGTTTGCTTAGGAGCGTTAGTATGCACCAGCCTATTTTTTTCAAGAAAACTTTTAGCTTTATAATAGTCAGGTAGAACATGATCTAGATGTAGTTTATTTATACTAATATCAAATGAAGTCCATTTAACATCCTTTAAATTAGTTATACCTTCATCATGTTGAAACCCAGGATATCTGGCTAAGGTGTTTATTCTTTCGTTAGAAGCCCAGTTAGCTCTTTTTTCCTTTTTATCCGACGAGGTCTCAGCATTTATCGGGTACCATTCATGCAAATTAGATGTATACCCTCTTAGTAGGAAAAAGGTATGATCATCTGACATAGTTTGGCTCCAAGATCTAATTACAGAAACAGAAATTTCTTCATCTGCTTTACTAAAAAGATATTTTAAAGCAGTTACCATATCACCCCCAGTCTCAGCGAGCCTACCAGAAAAAATATTATGCATTATTGGTACCTTATTTGAATATCTTTTTTCTAATCTATTTGCTCTTTCTTGTGCTTGCTTATATCTGCTATACGCATCTTTAGTCACAAAATAAGATCTATTGTGCTCGCTGCCCACCTCTGGATCTTTAGTATCACCTACTACTTGACGGTAGGCTCTACCAACATCATCTCGTTCTTTAAGTATTTGATCAACTTCCTTATTAAAATCCATACATATACTTAATCAATCAGAGTCACACCTTCTGGTGGAGGAGACATTTTGTAGATTTCCTTCCAGCGATTAGCGCCCGGACCAGAGAAGGAGATGGTTCCAGGCTTAACTTTATCGGCCTCTACAATCTCACTAGCTTGAATCTCTGCAGACATATCGTTGTAATCACTCATACCTTATTATATCGGAGTTCGTTATGGGTACAGTTTCTGTACCAGTTCTTTGTGTTTGCAAAGTATTTCGTCCATCTCTTCACGACTAAACGTTCGTGTCGACGTCCAGACTTGTAGATCTAATCCTTCAACTTCTTTCTCGCAAATTCCGCATCGCGCTTTTTTGATCGGGTTTTGCTCGGACGCGAGGATTTGGTATCCGAATCCACAGTACTTACAGACGTGTGTAATGCGGTGGTAGGTCTCAATAGTAGTTTCCATGCTTTATTTTATCAAACTGATACGAGCTGCACCATGCTGGATAGTAGCAGGTTCAATCGACACAATTTTAGAGTAGTACATCGCAGTCAACGCATCATAAGATTCATACGTATGCAGTACACCATCTGTAGTACGCTTGATACGTTCGATGAGAGCCTTTAATGCTACAGCAGAGCTGAAGTGAGGACGATTCTTACTATTAGCTTTGATGTAATCGTAGCAGTGCAATGCCTGTTCAGTAGTTGCTTTAGGTCTATCTGCTATGAGCTGAGCGGAGGCTCGGCGTACGGTAGTCTTAGGAGCTGGCACCGTAATGTTGTATAGAGGGTTAGATGGGTCGTACGGCATATGATTACTTAGAGTAGTTGATCCAACGCAGGAATGAACGGAAGTTTTTGAAGCCTACTATGCTGCCATCAGGATTGATCTCTGCTTGTAGGTTATTATTATTCCTGGTACGTTGCATCAGTACAGAGCTGTCATCGTACATGCACATGACTCTGAAGCCTAGATGGATCAGCGACATCAACGTTATTTGACGTTCAAAGGAAGGTAGAGTGAGTGTATCGGTCATACTATTATTATATCGGAGTTCGTTAACAAAAAAAAGACCCGCCTTGGTGCGCATCGTAGAGAGGCGTGGCGGGTACAGATCACCTAACGAAGTGTGCTTCACTCTTTTCAGGAGGAGAGGCCCGTTAAGTCTACTGAAATTATTTATGCATCCTTAAAACTTTTAGGTTTATACCCCATGGAGCGCTCCTCAGGTTCATCGCCCATATCTAAATGATAAATTAAATTCTCAAGCTCATCGTACTGGAGCTGAGTGCCGAACAAATAATCTACAGCAGCTATAATTTTCTCAACTTCAAAAGCTGTTAAGTTTCCTACTTCGGATTCATCGCCGCCGAAGTCACCCTCTTGACTATTATTGTCTCCGATAGGCACACCTACTGCTTTGAGAAAGTCTGTCGCAGATTCGTTTTCTTGTTTAAGAAATGGCATTAGTGCATTCTTATCGAAGCGTAGATTCAAGGTACCAGCATACTCGGTTCCCATCTTCATGGTTTTAACAGCTGTAGGCCACTTTGATTCATCTGGAGTATACTTTTGATCTTTTGCATGCATGCTTGCAAAAGGTTCGTTTTGATTACCTTCCATAGCTTCGTATATTAAGCCTATTCTCTTAAAGTCGTTATTTCTCATTCCTTTATTTATGGCTCGTAATATATTTTCTTTAGGTTCGTCTTTCATACTTCAGGAAAGGGAGGAAGATCCATCCATCCAATGATGGTCCAATCCATATACGGATAAGCATTATCGTCTCTACTAATCCACCTGTGGCCAAGTTGTCTTACGATGGCGTGTCCTTGTGGACCGTCCTTTACAGTACCATACGCAATGAGGACTTCACGATCACTAGGAATGGTCTTAAATGACTTCCATTTCATAATTACTTAACAATAATGAACCAGATAGCAGCGACAAGAGCAATGTCGAGTACTGCGCAGATATAACCAGTGACGAATGTGCTATAGGATGAGCGGAAAGCGTAGTAGCGAATATTATTGAGCATACTTTATTATATCGAAGTTCGTTTAGATCTATATGAAAAAATATGGTGGGTAGGGATGGATTCGAACCATCGAAGGCTAAGCCAGCAGATTTACAGTCTGCCCCATTTGGCCACTCTGGTACCTACCCGTATTACTATTTATCTAAATCTTCAACTTCATCAAGCTCTTTCTCTATCTCTCTACAAGTCTTATTAGCTAGTGTCTGCAGCTCTTCTGTAAAGTTTCCATAGATTCTAAACGTATCATACTTCCATTTTGTATCAGTTACTCTAATACCTTTAGTGAGTAGATAAAAGATCTTTGATAGAAAGAGATTTCGACATCTGACCAATGAACCATCGTTGCCGAATAGATCAAGTAAGCGTAGTACGAATCTTGGACACCACCACGGGCGCGCTACCTTATCAACCTCTTTAAAGAACTCGCGTAGGAGTGCTTCTTCAGGGTATAGAAATTTGCTACCTACAGTATAGGTATAGATAGCGTAACCTAGATAACTGTACTCGTTTCCTATTTTAGGAAAGAAGCATTCAATTACATCTCCAACCTTTATGCTATTTAACATAACTTTAAAGGCTGTCGAATCTTTTACTCTCGGTTTAACAAGTACAATGTCTCTAAAATTCATATAGTTAGTCTACTCTCGTATCTTCAGGTATATCTTTCTTAGGCACGATATATACATCTATTGTTTTCTTATCTTCGATAGATATAGCTCTCTTTAATCTATTCAGACCGTCCGCTACAGATAGCCCATAAGAGCTATCTTTAATAACTAACAAAGGGTATGATGTGTCAGCTTTCTGCACACGTTCATTAGAATGCTTAGGATCTTCCTTATTCTGTTTGTTCCACCATTTTAGTTCATGTTTAAGTTTAGAAATAGGAAAATCTTTTTTAAAGTACTTTTCCTTATTCTTCTCAGCAAACTTTACTATTTTTGGAACAGACCACTTTTCACCTTTCTCATTCTGCATTATATTGCTTGCATCATGAAAGTGCTCTAGAAGATTTTCTATTTCTTTATTAAAATTCATATAGTTAGTTCTGAGATGTGCCGGGAATCTCCTTTACCATAGCCTGTAGTAGGGCTCTTGCAACTACTCTATCCTTCTCTTTATCAACTTCCTTTAAATCCTTATAGTCAAGGCCCTTTAGATACTCTCGCTGAGCATACTTAGTATCAAACTTGCCGTCATCACGTAGCTTTTGAGTGTCGTCGAATTGATCAGGATCTTGAACGAAGCGCTCTGCAGTTTCATTCCAACCTTTATGAATTTCATCACTGATACGCTCGATGTCTGTCTCGCCACTATTAATAGATTTTGCAGCGTACTCTGCACTCTTAAGGTTGGATTGCCAGCCGAATGTATTGCTGTTTGGAATACTCGTTGGCCAGCCATATTCTTGCTTCAATGCTTCGTCACTTATCGCAGCGAGTTTAGCAATATCGCTTGAATCAGTGTTGGTATTTTCTAGAATGCAGCTATAAGCAGTCGCAATAAGTTCAGCGTCTTGTTTGTGTTTCATTTTAAATTTTGTCCATTGAGAGATACATTAGGTACCTCACTTGCTTGAATATTAAACTTACAAGGTCCTGCAGTAAAGAAAACTTTGACACCTTCTCTTCTAGTAATTGTTATAAAGTCATTCCTACCGCAGCCTAGGTTCGCAAGCTCATCACTAAACTCTTCAGTAATGTACAATATTTCGTCTTCCATACACTTACTTATAGTCTAGCTAAGATTCTACTAGCTTGTTTTATTTACGTAAAGTTTGTGTCTCTCCTATTGCTCTGTTTCTCTAACACCCATACTACCTTTTACGGTAGCATTGGAGAGACAAAGGATATACCTAAGAGACGACCTATCAGGTAAAGCTTTCGTAGAAGTTCTGACGCGATTCCCAGATATCTACCTCTTCTTCGAAGTTTGCGTCAGGAGAAAGAATATCCCAGCCCCCTGCCTTTAACTCTTCTTTCATATGCATTTTGAATTTAATTGGCTCATTGTCGATAGGAGACAAGGCAATGAAGAATTCTTCGTTGATCATATTTGTGTTGGTTAGTTGAAGGCCGTAACGTAGACAGTATTGTTGCTTTCGTCGATACTGAGATGGCAACTGAATAGAAAGGAGGCGTAGTTGACAATCTCTTCTAGTTCGGTATAGCTGAATCCATACCAGATTTGTAGAGGATCTAGAGCTGATAGAAGAGCCGCAATAGTCACACTTCCCTTCTCTTGCAACTCTTCGATGATTCCGTATTCTTCAGTAAGCATACCTTATTATATCGGAGTTCGTTTTAACTTTCGATTCAAAATACTTTCAACAATAGTCTTTTTCTCAGCTTTCAACTCTTTTAAAAGAGCAATATAATCAGCAGAACTACAGATGCAAGTAATCTGTAAAGAAGGATCATCCATAGCTCCGCAGTCGCAGCTATCGCGATGCTCATCGATACTCTTACTGAGCTCAATAATGCGCTCCATAGTACGAGTTTCTTCTGCCGTTAGTTTTTTCATTTAAAAGGAATTTAAAGCCTCTGGTAGATGTAGAATGATTTTACTCAAGTATACCAGCATTATAACTCCCATAGAGCAGAGAGCTCCTGTCGTTATAAAATCAAATATACTACGCTGACTACTCCTATACTTTTGTCTTTCAATCTGTATTAGTTTCTCTACACTATTGTCTAGATAATATTTTTTCATATATAAGGGAGGTATTAGTATACTTATTAAGCTTCTACCTTCTCTTCAACTAGTACTTTCTTGAAGCAAGCGTTATCGCCTCGTCCAATCTTTACTAGCTTATTAGTATCGCAGAGCTCTTTCAGAATCAGGTAAGCTTGAGAACCAGAAAGATTAAGAGAAGTCATAATAGTGCTCTTAGTAATCAAAGGAGGGTCGAGCTTGAGAATACTATCGATAAGAGTTTTCTTACGAGCGTTCTTAGAAGGAGTTACTTCTTGCTCAACTACTTTACCCGTAAACGTAAACCCTTTACTAGTCATACTAGCGCGATAGTCGAGAGTAGCTCCAAAACGATTCTTAATAAAGCTAACAACACGAGCAGTAGAGTCGTCTTCTTCATCTAGCTCGATCTGAATATTCACATCGACAGTATGAGGAATAAGAGTCGAACCTTTCAAGACGCCATTCTTAGTAAAGTGCATAACGATAAACAAAGCACACTCGTTCTCTTTAGCAGCTTTAACAAGACTACTAATAGCGTATCGCTCGAGCTCTGAGAAATTAAGCTTATTAGCACTAGTCAGAGCTTGAAAAGAATCGACAACAAGAGCGTCAAAGTCTTTAGTCGCATTAACAAGATTATCGATATCAGTTTCGCTAGCGATAGACACGTTCGAAACATTTAGACGTTTGCAAGTATAAGCGAGCTGATGCTGATTCTCTTCACCAGAAGCATAACCAACGTTATACCCGTTATTAGCTAGACCTTCCATAAGCTGTAGAAGGAAACTAGACTTACCAGAACCTGCACGACCCGTTACAGTAAAAGAAGAACCAGGAATAATACCTTCACCAAACATCTCATCAATCTCTTTAACACCAGTCGTTAGACGGTTAAAGAAAGTAGAAGGAATAGCAACATCACAAGCGCGGACAAAGTTGGTACGTTCAATATTTAGATTCATATTAATTTCTGATTACTCCTTATTATACTGTAGTTCGTTAAAAGTTCAATTAAGCACAAGCTAGTCCCTTAAAAGCTACAGCAGCGATCGCTTCAGGACCAGTGCAAAGAATCTTTGCATGCGGATAACGAACTCGAAGGGTTGAAGGCCGACCGCTCCAGAAAAACTCACGACTTTTATTCTTGATATAGTAGCAGGCATACACATTGGCTTTTACTAGTTGTTCGTCTGTTGTCATACTATTATTATATTGAAGTTCGTTAAGGTTAATATTACAGAATGTACCAAATAGTGCAGATAATAAGGAACCCTAATCCTACACAAACAAGAGCAGTACTTAGCAGTTCATTATCGTTATCATCGTTATAGTTCATAATTAGTAGCTTTCCCAGAGTCCGAATTGATTGGTGAAGTAGACTTTTTTAAAGTTCAATACTTTGATTAGATGAGCGCAATGAAAGCAAGGCTTGCTATGGTTAAGCTTACCGTTGCGGTCAATCCGAAGTACACCGATGCTATACTTGCGGCAGTCCTCTTCGCCCAGTTTAATACAAGCTGACAGTTCCGCGTGAAGTCTCGAGTGATCTTCGTAACCATATTGTTTAATTTTTGGATGTGTTTTGTTTGAGTTAGTGCCAACAGAAAGAATATTATTACCTCTAAAGATAAAAGCGACATGAAAGCATCTGCTTTCTCTTGAGAGATTCTCCCAAGCGATATTTTCTAATCTCTTAAGCAGCTTAATATTGTTTAGCATTAACAATATTATATCGAAGTTCGTTTACTCAGTTAACCAAGAAAGCAAAGTAAACTTTCCCCAGCGATTTGTTTTTTTAATCGACTCAATATGGAGAATTGGATCATTGGGATTCTCTGCGTTGTTTATAACTTCAATTACGCGCATTTTATCGTTTGAAACTGTAAAGACATCATTAACAGATATATTGTGCATATTATTATTATATCGAAGTTCGTTACGCCAATCCTGCATCAACAAGAGATCTTTCATGCTTAGCTAATTTTAAATCTGCATCGACCATAATACCACAAAGCTCTTTAAACCTCACTTTAGGCTCCCAACCTAGAGCGTTTTTAGCTTTACTAGGATCGCCAATTAACAAATCTACTTCCGCGGGTCGATCGTATCTAGTATCGTACTTGACATACTGTCGCCAATCGAGATCGAGAGCACTAAACGTCTCTTCGACAAATTCCTGAACGCTATGAGTCTCATTTGTAGCAGCTACATAGTCGTCTGGCTTATCTTGCTGAAGCATTAGCCACATCATATGTACATATTCCTTTGCATATCCCCAGTCACGCTTTGCGTCTAGATTTCCTAAAACTAATTCAGATTGCAGACCCATTTTAATACGAGTAGCTGCTCTAGTAATTTTACGCGTGACAAAGGTCTCACCTCTACGAGGCGACTCATGATTGAAAAGTATACCGCAACTTGCATGCATCCCATACGACTCACGATAGTTGACAGTCAACCAGTGACCATACAATTTAGCGCAAGCATATGGAGAGCGTGGATAGAATGGAGTAGTTTCAGTCTGCGGTACTGCTTGCACCTTACCATACATTTCTGACGATGATGCTTGATAGTATCGAGTATACTCGATCAAGCCTGTTTGCTTGATCGCATCAAGCAGTCGTAGAGTTCCGAGACCGACAATGTCACCTGTTGACTGAGGAATGTCGAAAGAGACTCGCACATGGCTTTGCGCGCCGAGATTATAAATTTCGTCTGGCTCAATTTGTGTAAGTAGCTGGCTTAAACATGCAGCATCAGTTAAGTCACCGAAGTGTAACTTAAGACGATCGCCGAGCTCTGGATTACTATAGATATGCTCTATACGACCAGTATTAAAGCTAGAAGAGCGCCGTATTATACCATGAACCTCGTAACCCTTATCTAGGAGTAACTCAGCTAAATAAGAACCGTCTTGACCAGTAATACCAGTTATAAGCGCTTTTTTCATACCTCAATATACAGTAGCTTTAATTTATGTCAACAACTTTTACCAGTTTTAATAACTCCAACTACAATAAATGCTTTTGTAATAAAGTAGACTTATCTATACAAACAAGTATAGAAGATAGAGCATGGACTTCTGTTCCGTAAGTCTCAGTTACGATTTGAGAATTATTCTCAATGTTCTTAGCTTCGAGTTTCCAGCAACTGTCTCCATAGTCCATTCGCTGTTCGAAGTCCACGCTATATCCTTTATAATTGATAATACTATACTTAAACTTACCCATAGTATTATTCAGCTCCGTGCTTTTCCTCGTCTAGCATTTTAGTTTCAAGTCCAAGGAATTCAAGATCTTTTAATTTTAAAGCATTCCACTTTAAAGGTACTTCTTTGTTAACAACGATACCTTCCATAGGAACATCTTTAGTGCATAATGGATCTCTCTTACCTAGAAACTCCTCGGATAGACTCTTAACAAAATTACTACTCCATTCACTATCTTGAGGAATATCATACAGATCTTTAGCTAGCCCGTGGTAGTAACCGTAAACCGTTTTCAATCCTTTCATCTTGCAGTACTCTACCACTTGCGGAAACGTAAACGTAAAGCTCTCGCCATCGACATTAACATAGTCAATCTTGAAAATTAAGAACTCATTGTTACCTGGAGTTAAACCATAGTCGTAGTCTGGCTGAATCAACTTCATACCATCATAGCCAATGATCTCTCCAGTCACTCGAATACCTTTATCCAGGAGGGGATAGATTCGCTCTGCAACATCACTCCAAGCATTTTTCTGTTCGCTTGAGTTAAAGTTGACACCATCTTTAGAATGACCCTCAGCATTTCGTACAACAGTTCTACTAGAGTAGATCATACCATATTCTTTTTCTACTACTTTAACTTTAAAGAATTTGGCAATCTTTTCTACCCAGGAAAGCGGACGATTAACGAGAATATTTGCGACAATGCAATTACAGCCATGAAACTTATTCGTAATAGAGATGCAATCATTTGGATTTAAATCAAAAGCTCTAGTACGCAAGTTCTCGGTATCGCCATGGAATGCAAACTGATGATCAAGTAGTCTCTTGAACTTAGGCTTAGACTCTTTCTGACCTTTCTCTCGCGCTTTCATAACCTTCGGAACGTACTTGCTGATAAAAATATCACCACACACGCTATCGAACTTGCGACCAATTACACCATAAGACATATACACACCATACTCTTCTGAAACAAACAATTCAAAAGAACTAAAAGGTACGACGTAACCGTCACTATAAATTCCTCGCAGCTTAATCATACGAACCCGACCATTAGAGCCGAAGAATCCTTTCTGAGTAATATCCTTATTTAACGCGCAGTCGGAATAAGCGTTCGACCATCGTAGAAACTTTTCTGAGAGCTGAGACTCAACAGGAAAGTAGACGTACACTTCACCCTTCTTCGCCTCGAGTCCAACAACAATCTTTGTATTTAGCACTTCAGCTACTTGTAATTTATCAGCATTAGGGTGCACGTTGACAGATTCTAGCTCCACAATACGAGCCAGATAATTTGGATTTGCATTCTCAGAGATTGAAAGACACATATATATAAAGTTTTTAGATTGTTACAAAAGAAAGATCTCTTTGCAGAGGTCTGGGTTACAAACGACTACTTACTTGGAGTTACCTGCTTAGATACCTCTTTCGGCTCTTCTTCTTTCGCTACGACATTATAGCCGATCGCAAAAGCAATATAAGGCTTTACACCTGCTACAGTAGTACTAGCGTAAGTATTGAATTCATGACCGCCTTCGGTTTTGGCGAGCTCAGATCCAAACTGCTTATTAGTCTTAGCTTCAGCGACTAGGCTTGAAGTCTGAGTCTTAACAGTAGTACAGCTAGAGAAGAGAAGAGCGAGTAGAGCAATATAGATTAGTTTCATACGTTATTTTATACTAGAAATTAGTTTAATCAAGATTAGTTATTGTAAATATCGAGTAACTTAAATTGAAGATGAGGTCCTTTAGAGAAGATTTTTGAAGCAGCCATATTAAGCGCATTCGATTTGTACAAACCAATTTCGTCCTTTTTATGAGTAGCGAGATAGGTTGCGCGATTAAACATATCGTATAGGTTTTCGTTAGTATACGTATATCGTGCTTTCGAAGCGTTCATATCTTTAATAGGATATCCTGCTAGCTCTAGATCGTTAACAGTACTAGTATATTCAGGAATATAGAGATCACGTTCATCACTACTTAGAACTTTTGCAATATCACTCAGCTCTGCAAATGATGCGCGTGAGTTCTTAAGCTTATTGACTTTAATGACAATCATATCAGAGCTATCCTGTTTCGAGAATTTGTTATACTGACGCTCAACATCTTCGTCAGATTTGAAGACTCGATTAAAAAGTACTTCTTGAACCATTAGTCCGTTCGCGCAAGCGAGACGAAGATAATAGCTTTTGAAAGTATTACTAGTCAGACCTAGATTAGTAGAAGTTCCAGCTTTATAGCTATCGTTAGGACCGCAAGAAATTTCTTTCTCTTTAGTAGAGTTAATAACTAGCTTTCCAGTTTCAGGAAGATAGAAGATCTCAGTTAGAGTATCATTACTATCGTTGATAGCATTCATAACGCTATCGATTCGATTATCGAAATTTAGTTGAGTAGGTTCTACAAAAGAAGTTCCAGTAAAGATCTCAACTTCAGAGTTATCGTTGACAACACAATTGAAGAGACGATTCTTATCGACTTTATTGATTGCTGATCGCACTTCAGCCCAGTTGAGATTAGTCACGTCGTCAGTCTCGTTAAAGATCTCTTTTGTTAGAGATTCTTTAATTCCGAGAGTATTCATAGTTTTACGAGTACTATTAAACTTATAACGATTATTAATATAAAGATCATTTCCTTGGTTAGTAATATCTCGCACTGTAAAAGGGAGAATGGTTTTAGTTTTGATTTGATTTTTGACTTCTTCGATAGTAGCAGCGTTCATATTATTATTATATTAGAGTTCGTTAACGGTATTGTAAAACTTTTTGGCTACGATTTTTGGGAGACCGAATTGTTTAAACATTGGCAGGATCTCATTTCGAACCCAGTTACGTCTATACGTGTTGTCCTTATTGGTCTCATCCTCTACAATATATGAGGTGAGTTTGTTGTGCACGGTATAATTTACAAAATCTTCCTTTTTAGTTCTCATAAAAGGTCTAATGAGCATTTTTGGCTTAATTAGTTTACAGTTGTCTAAAGGAGTAAGAGTAGGTACAGGTACATACTCAGGACATCCTCTTAGCATATTCATTACGTAGCCTTCAACCGCATCTCCGTTATGATGACAACATACTACATCACTGTATAGAGATTTAAAAAAATCCATTCTTTCCTCTCTTAAGGCATCTTCGCTCTTGGTCCAAAAAGCACCACGCGTACCAACTACGCATTCAGTAGAAAAATGATGACAAAACACTTCTACCATCTCTTGCATAGTATGATTTTGTTGTCTCAAATTATGATTAAAGTGAGCTACTTTGACTCGATCTCCGTAAAGTCTAATTAAGAGATGAGCTGCTGCGATACTGTCCACTCCACCAGATACAGCGACGTAGAACTCGCCGCTAGGAATCAATGAACGATCTAATTTAATCATACCTTATTATATACAAGTTCATAAAAAAGGCTCTCGCCAATTTGGCGAGAGCCTTTACCGATTGCTTCTTCTTAGAATCGGAACGAGGCTTTCACACCCCAGTACTCTCCGTCTTCCTGTTGATTATAATCATCCTGTACAAAATTATATTCAACGAATGGCGATACCGTCAACGCTTTGGTTACACTGTAATTATAAGCTAGAGAAAGGGTAGTATGAACAGCCTCTCCATCCTCTAGATACAATCCCTGTGTAGCCTTGCCGACGAGCGATTGAGTAGGTTGACCTTCTTTATCAACCGCAAGTACCCAAGGAGCACTAACTGACACTTCTGTATAATCTTTAACATCATCTTCGAGGCTGAAATTATAGACAGCTCCTAAGACAATATTAAAAGGCAAAGCATACTCGACACCACCGTATAGTTCTTGCTGAGTACCACCTAAGGCATCAGGAAAATCAAATACAGAGTAGCCTCCGAGCACGGATAGCTTGCCAAACTTTTGACGAACACCGACACGTCCATCAACTTGATCTTCATCAAATGAGTCAAACGTTCCATAAAAACCTTGAAACTCAAGAGTAGTGCTTTCTGTAACGTCATAGGATAGACTGAGTTGACCGAAGACGAGATCATCTCCAAGAGATACTCCACGCCATAGATTCTCACTTGCATATCCAGACGATACTTCGCCATACAATCGAGTTTCAGAAGCAGTAACAACTACTGGTGGTGCTTTAACTGATTCACCCGCGAAGGCTGGTGCACTAGCTAGTAGTAACGACGCAATGATATTTGTTAGTTTGTTTTTCATAGAATGTTTAAAATTGTTGGTAGGCCGTATTGGATTCGAACCAATGACCAAGGGATTATGAGTCCCCTGCTCTTACCGCTGAGCTAACAGCCTGTATATAGTATTTTATACTATTAGTTTAAATTTGCAAGATTAATTTTTAATTCTTCTAAAATTTCAGAATAAACTCTTATCATGAGTTTTGATTGATTACTTTTTGTCTCATCGAAAATCTTCTGATGTTCTTTGAGCGACTGATCTATAACTTTAATATCCTCAGTTATAAACAAAAGATTCTCTTTGTCTTTCTTAGAGATTTTTGCCATATTTAACTTCAAGTGGATTCAAAAGATACTTAAATGTCGTCTTCTTTTTAAGAACGTTATGCTTAGTACGAACTAGTTCACCTTTCGTATTATAAGATTTAGAGAAACTATTATCTGCACCTGATTCTAAAATATTCATCATATAACCAACACGCTCAAGACGAGCTTTATCGTAAGATTTAAATTTAAATAGTTTAAGTAGATTCATATATAATAGCTTTACTGTATAACCTTATTATAAGGTAGTTCCATTTGACTGTAAGCAATCCATAGAGAACATTTCTACATTTTCAGTCATGTCAAATTGCTGATTCATGATACCTAGTAGAGCATTTTTGCTATGCGAAGTATAGATAGCTACCTCTTTTTCGTCAATACTGCCAAAGTAATACTCAGTATAAGTCTCTTCCTCGAAACCAGTATAAGACTCTGCCTCGAAACCTTCGCAATATTCTATAATATCTACAGGAGACTTATCCATAAAAGTGATAAACTGAGTCTCATCTATCTCTTCTAGCTTATAACCAACTCGTGATGCATTATACGTACCAAATATATTTTCTGGATTACAAGTCGCGTAAGTCAAAGTAAGTTTGTGCATATTATTATTATATTGTAGTTCGTTTTAAAATTCTCCAACAAATTGCCGACGATTATATTCTTCCTTGGTAAGACACTCTCCGTTAATCCACCAGGCCGTTACTGAACCTTTTGTATCTTCAACTGCAGGACCGTTATCGCGATGCAAGTAGCCATTGCGATACCAGACCTCGATATCGCTATCTTTATAAATCATTGCAGGACCGTCTTCACGATGACGCACACCGTTGCAGTACCACGCTACTGTACCGTTCTTATAGAGACGAGCAGGTCCTCCTTCACGGTGCAGTTTACCTTTATAATACCAGTCTTCAGAACCATCGACGTTCTTTAGAGCAGGTCCGTCTAATCGATGCATGAGACCATCGAGATACCAAGCTTCATCACCGTTCTCAAATACAATAGCTGGTCCATCTTCGCGATGCAGATACATGTATTCCGGATCTTTGAAGTACATAGTTGTACCGTTGTAGCTAGTCTTTGTATACATAATTATAGAATAAAGAAATAGTAAATTACGATTAGGACCCATCCAATCAATCCTAATAAACATCCAACAGCAACGCCTTTTGCTGGGTCACTATTATCAGCTCTATACAATTCTTCAAGAGTCACCGCATTCGGAACGACTACTGGCTCTACTAAAACAGGTTCCGCTGATAGAGTTTCAGTAACGGTTTGTTCGCGTTCTACTTTTACTTTTAGTACATGGTCAAGATTACAGTAATGAATTACTGTAACAATCTTATTAGTATCTCCTTGCAACTTTACTACACTATCTGAGACCGAGATAGTATAATGTGGATACAAGCTAGATAGTTGTTGCTCTAGATAATTCTCTTGCTCTTTTGAGAGATTAATATCTAGTTTAATTCGGCCGCCGCCAGCTCGACTATCGTGACGCGCTTTGACGTAAAATCCTAAAATATTCCTAATTTGTTTAATTGAAGGTCTCATTGTGCTTATTATATATAAGTTCGTTAACTAAAATATTAAAGAAAAACCCATAAATTAAATTATGGGTTAAGAAATTGGCTCCCAGGGCAGGGTTCGAACCTGCGACCTAGTGGTTAACAGCCACCCGCTCTGCCACTGAGCTACCTGGGATTATAAAAATAATTATGGGAGGGTTAATTGAAATCAAGCTACTGCTGCGGCTTTCGCTGCTTTACGCTCGTTCTTTTCGTCTGTAATTTGCTTGCGGCAAATCTTAACATTAGCGATTACTTCTTGCAACGCTTTACGTGCTCGAGTACTAGCTGAACCATTACCTGATTGGAATTTAGTGTATTCACTCTGGGCTGAGGTTAGATGATGGGCTGCTTGCATTAGTGCTGTGTCTGTTGTCATATTGTTTGTATTTAAAATATATGTCTTTAAAATTAAAATCTACAAAAACTTTCGTTATTCGTATAATGATTATATCGTAGTTCGTTAATAAACTGCAGCGCCGAATCCATCACCATATCCACCACCATTACCAGACCCGGAACCAGAACCAGCTCCAGACCTAGCTCCTTCTCCAAACCCGTCTCCATATCCGCATCCACTACCATTACCCTTACCGAATCCCGACCCCGTAGCATTTCCAAAACCGTATCCAAGCCCAGTAGTATCTTCTAAACCAGATCCCCATTCTAGATCTGGTGAATATGTACTGTGTATATAACTTAGTTTCATAAAATTAATCTTCATCATAATAAGAATGATCGTACCCGTAATCAATACTATAACCAGATCCTTCACCTAACCCCTCGCCTTCTCCGTCACCTTCTCCTCCACCATCTCCATGTCCAAACCCCATCCCTTCACCTTCCTTACAACCTGACCCCTCTCCAGACGCATAGCAGGTGCCGCAGCAATCACCATAACCAAATGTAGTACCATGACCAGACCCACATTGATAAATGTAATCTCTTTTTTCAAACATATGGTTACCTATTAGTAAATTATTCATACTTTCTTTATATTTAATTTATAAATGATCTTGAAAATAATAAACATATTCATATTCAGTCATATCTTCTGCTCCATCTCCTGTACCATTACCATATCCATATCCCGTCCCAAATCCTGCTCCATCTCCTGTTTCAAATCCAGATCCAGAACCTTCACCATCTCCTGATCCATCTCCCGAGTTGTACCCACTACCATAGCCATCGCTATGACCGAAACCAAGGCCTGAGCCATCCTCTTTACCGTGACCTCCTCCAAATTCATCAACCTGTATAAATGTGTGATGTGTTTCTACTAAAGTTTTCATAAATTAAATTTATCCTTTTCCTGACCCCTCTCCATCACCTTGACCAGTTACTGCTCCATTACCCCAGCCACACGCCCACCATGATACCTGGCCTCCTCCTACTGGCTCTTCACCATTTCCATCACCATTTCCGTCACCATCTCCATCACCCTCGCCGTAACCAAAACCTTCTCCATTACCATATCCATGACCATTGGTATAGCCTTGAGCCGCATTGAACTTTTGCATAAGTTCGCCTGCACCCATATCTTCAAAATTATTAATTAGAAAAGCTTCAATAAGAGAATTCATAAAATTTACTTTTTTTTATTCTTAAACCCCTATCCACTACCATCACCATATCCCTCTCCGTCACCAAATCCAAGTATATAATTTCCTTTTTTACATTCGTCAGTACATCTGAATCTATATCCTCCTCTATATCCAATCCCTTCACCATCACCAATCCCTTTACCATCTCCAAGTCCAGCACCGTTTCCTTTTCCAGTTTCAGCTCCGTCTCCGAATCCAGTCCAGGAAGAAATTAATTCAATATATTCTTCTGTGTGAGAATGATGTGCTAATTTTATCATATATTTAATTTATTGTCTGTGACTATTCCTGCCCCATTTCCATCACCAAACCCACTTCCTCTTCCATTACCATATCCATAACCATCTCCCCAACCGTAGCCCTCACCATCACCATCTCCTTCACCAATCCCATCCCCAAATTGGGATGATCTTAGCCAGTCTCTTCCATATCCAGATCCATCTCCAAATCCAGCTCCACATCCAAAACCAGCAGAAATAGCTTTAATGAATAAATTAGAATGTGAATGATGTGCTAATTTTAGCATAACTTTAAATTATTCAGTTAATTGTATACCCTGTTCCGTCACCTGTACCATCCCCTTTCCCTTTTCCTGATCTTTCATTATACCCACATGAAAATCCAGACCCATCACCAGACCCAGCTCCATCAATAAACCCACAGCCAAACCCATAACCAAGACCAGAGCCATCACCTAAACCACAGCCAGATCCAGTTCCATCACCAGATCTACAGACCAAATCAGCAAAATCACCATGGTGTCTATAAAGTAAATTCATAAAATTATCTATTAAGACTCATCTCCAGCTCCATCGCCGAATCCATCACCGAATCCAGATCCTTCTCCATAGGCATCATTGTATCCACTCTCATGCCCTTGACCTGATCCCGTCCCATGACCGTATTCAATGCCAGATGAATCTCCATTCCCAGATCCACAGATCAAATCAGGAGAATAAAGATTATGTATAGAAAGTAGATTCATAAAATAAAAAAGAAAGAGCAGGGTAGGATTTGAACCTACACGGGCTAGCCTCATACCACCAAGGATTAATGATAGAATCGAACTACCTGCGCTAGCCCTGTTTCTGACCGTATACCTAATCGGACTCTGCTCGTCTATTAAACTTACTCGATAAACTTAATATAAGTAGCTTCCGCTTGCGAGGTTGTCGGAATATACTCAATAGCATTGGTTAGATAGACCTCACCAGTTGCATTCAAGCGACCACCTTTGATACCGTCATTAGCTACAGCAGAGAGACTTAGACCGCCGCCTTCCCATTTCCATAGTCGCAAAGCGTTATCCAGCTTCACTTCCATAGAGTTATTAGGGTTAATATAGGTGACATCTCCGATGTGAACACCTGCTGAATAGGTTCGAATAATACAGCGACGTCCAAGCATTGGATGGCTAGTTGCAGCTGGAGCGGAATTAAGGTTCGAGAACATTGAAGCAATTTGTTTAGCTTCACGAATTGTCATATCTTCAATCATATTATTTGGTTTGTTTATTGGTTTGGAAATTGGTAGGCCGTGTTGGATTCGAACCAACGACCAAGGGATTATGAGTCCCCTGCTCTTACCGCTGAGCTAACGGCCTATTTTGAAAATTTGGTGCACCTAGTTGGATTCGAACCAACGACCGACGGATTCATTTGTCCGCTGCTCTATCCGCCGAGCTACAGGTACTTTTTTGTCTATACATTTTTATATAAGAGTTCGTTAAAGTGAGTAGGTACTGAGGGATTCGAACCCTCACTGGAAAGATTTTAAGTCTTGTGTCTCTGCCGTTGGACTAAGCACCCGTGTTTGAAAATTGTTGGTGACCCTACCAAGAATCGAACTTGGACTTTCTGATTAGAAGTCAGATGCTCTATCCGTTGAGCTATAGGGTCAATTTGTTGTTGTACAGTTATTATACGGTAGTTCGTTTTTAAATCTACTATATTATAAAGAATTTATATACTGCTCTAATTCAATATAGTCAAGTATATCAAGAGCTTCTTCTTTATTAGCAGGGTTAAAATCTGAATCTTTTAACCCGTGATTGTTTCTAACTGAGTTGCAGCTTACAAATGAAAATAGAACTACAAGTGCAAAGGTCACTAGAGAGATAAAGTTTATTTCTGATATAGAAGTTTTCATTAATAATTTTCTATGTCATACTTTATTTAATCTCTACTCTGGTGAAAGCTCTCTTTCTGGAACCACCTTTGGTCTACGAGCTTTCTTTGCTTTGTTTAGGAAGATTGTAAATTCCTTCTTAGTAAGAACGCCATCACCATTAGCATCTGCTACTAAAAAAGCCTTTTCAATAAGAGTATCAGGTAGGGGGTCAGGTTCTACGCCTTGACCATATAAAGATTGAGTTGCGAGGAGTAATAGGATATATAACTTTTTCATAAAATTTATTCGTTGTCAAGTGGAGTCGTCCAGGACTTGATCATTGCATACACATGCACTTCATAGTATGCTACACTTGGGTCATTACGTAACTGCTCTTCTAGAGCTTGTACCTCTTTAAAGTCCTCGCATAGGAAGAACTCTTGCTTTTGGTCATTCTTAAAACAAAGTATAGTATAGGAACTCATAGATACTTAAGACAAATTTATTATAAAGCAGTTCGTTATTACATTTGAATCAGTTCAATATCATACCGCTTCGCTATCTCTAAAACTTGAAAATAGTCATTGTAATCATCTTGAAAGATTACCTTTTTTATTCCGAACATTGCAATGTCTATAATACAATGCTGACATGGAGACAGAGTAACAGCTATTAGTTTCGCTTCACCAGGCTTGCAGTAGCGAAGAGCTGATCTCTCTGCATGAGATACAAACGGACGCCGAGCGTCTCTATCTGTCCAATCTATATTATACCCTGGTGGAGACCCATTATATCCTAACCCTGCTACACTATTGTCGTGTCTCAAGACGCAAGCGCCGCATTTAATATATGGATCCTCTGATCTTAGGCTAGCTGTATTAGCTAGTAGCAGAGCGTATTCTTCCCAGGATGGTCTAGTCATATATTATAAAATTAATTATACTATATATTCTGTAATTAGCAAAATTTTATAAAAAAAATCCCGCTAACCGTATATAGTAACGGTTAGCGGGAAATATCTAACAACTAAAGATTAGAGAAAACTAACACCTTGTTTATTAAGCAAACGTCCGAATGCACGAGTATTGATCGGCTCCCATACATCTTTGTTATTATGTCGATTACATACTAGGGTCTGATTTCCAAGTAGCTGCAGTTTACCAGTCTCGTCACGGTGTACAGTTACGTTGAAGATCTTAGGGTTTTTGATTTGATTGCGGTTATTTAGCCAGTTTGTATCGCGTTTCATATGTTTTTTATTGGTTTTGGTTTTTTGATTGTTAATTGAAAACTAAATTATAAATCTCTTCTTGTTTATTATATGCCTCTATCTCCCATGGCAACTTGTAATATTCAGAAGTTTTACTAGATGCTTCGGGCCATTTTTTGCCTTTCCAGTAAAAATATTTCTCATCGCTGTACAGAGTACCGATATAGTATTGTTCTGCGTGTACAAGTTCATGACAAATAGTTAGTAGACCGTCGTCTATAGTTCCTTTACGTATATCAATCTCTGCAATATTAGCATCGCCATTATACCTACCTACGATGTGAGGTGATCTAATAGGTTTTAGAGCTATGCTAATATCTGTTGGTAATTCTAATACTTCACTAAATCTATGTTTAATCTTTTCTAATTTTTTCTCGTATATACGAGCTACATTTAAGTAATTTTTAAGATATCCATACTTTATAGAAGTTGATAAATTAATAACCATTAAAGAATTATTTTGTAAAAATGTGTTCTCTGTTCTGAATTTTATACCAGTCTCTCAAGACTTCTTCTTCTTTTACTGTTTCTTGCTTGTATAAGAACATCTCATAATCTGTCATCTTATACTTTCTAGCAAACGCTTTGTCGCTTTCTGAAAGGATTAACTTCATACCTTATTATATGAAAGTTCGTTTATTAATCTACTGTTAACTTTTTAAAAATTATTTATTCTGTACTGTTTAGGTTCTCCTGTACGTGGACAAGTAGTTTTGGAAATTTCTTCTGCACTACTAATTATTTCATTAATTTGAGATATCCCTTGCTGTATTTTGGAGCCTCTTTGTCCCGGTTCAAAGTCAACATAGCATCTTAGAGAATCCCACTTCTCTTTAATTTGTTCTACTTTGACTTCTATGCCTGTCTCATTAACTATATTTTGAATTTTTTCTAGCATCTCTTGCACTATATAAAACCAGCCGTTTCCATGATCGAAACCAAAAGCGAAGCAGGTTTTATCTACATCTCCTCTATACCTAGAAAGTATCTCCGGGTGTTTTTCTACTAATTTTAATTCTAGGTCGCTTGTCATATATTTTACTTAGTCTTTAGATTATACTTAGAATCTCACTAGACTTATTAATAGCTAATTCGTCACTAGTATTGTATGCAATAAGTTTATCTTCTTCGAGAATATCAATAATATTAGCAGTTCCTTGCTTGTTTAAACTATGAACTGCATACTTAGGAAGATCCCTACCTTCATTTATACACTTAGCCTTTAGGTAAATCGCACAATCACGTCCGGTCCTTTCCTTTACTTTACTATAATTGTACTCTGTTTTATTGCTAAGACTTAGGACACATTCATAGGAAGCAGACCTATCAAGGTCATGATCAAACGAGATAAAATCATATGTTTTTTCGTCTAATGCTTTTGTGAATTGTTCAAAATCTCTCACAATTTCCCATTCGTAAGATGTATAATCAATATTCATCCAGCATACATCACGTGGCCACCTTTGATCATCAAGAAATAGATTCTTTTGATTCTTTTTAAAGATTACATCGTAGTTGGAATTGTACTTATTAGTGTCCACTTTACGTGGAAAAGATCCTTTACCACCGCTCCATTCGCCTTTCATATGTATTATTTTAGTTCTTCGTTTAATTCTCGTTCTATACGGTTGTCATAGTCGCTACACGATCCATCATATGGAAATCGACGATTAAAGAGGTAATCAAAAAGTACATCTTGACCTACATCTGATTCTGGCTCTTTGAGAAGAGCTTTACACTTCTCAAAGAGTTCATCATCCTCTTTTGCGTGTCTTGAGATGATTTCTCTTGCTTCATCTAGAATTTTTCTTGATACTTCGTTTTCAATCATAATTTATTATAACGGTTAAATTACTACTATCCAGATATATTTTTCGAAAAGTTTTTAACTACAGAGCGCGCTCCGTTAGGAGTAAAGTACTTTTTATTTTCATTCCAAGAATCAGCGGTATGAATTTCAATCATAGAAGTACATTTATCCAAGTAAACCATTCTAGCTTTTAAGGGTCGATATGGAATATTTTTAGCACAAGATAAGCACTTAGTTAATCCAAACTCGATGCGAGCTGGCTCGACAGGTTTTCCACAGTAACAAATCATAGTAGTAAATACTTTACACCTTATGATATAGTAGTTCGTTATTTGTTGTTTTTAAATTTATAATATTTTTTTAATCTGATCTATTGCTTCTGTAGGTTTTTTCTCAAAATATTTGCCTAATTTAACAAGACCTCCTATAACCTCAGGAGATATTACACCAATTATACCATATGACATTGCTTTGTATATACTAGATATATCAGTCTGCTCAAGTATAAACCACGCAATAGTAGAAGATAGAGCAGCAGCAATAATTTTTTTAATCTGATCGATTAAAGTATGCTTGTTTGCAGAAGCAAACAAGCGCGCTGTCATAGCCAAAGATCCTAACAAAGTAACAAGCCAACCACCGTTGATAAATTCTCTTATTAATGTTCTTTCATCTTCGATCATGTTAGTATTTATATCTCAAGCGATTATAAGTTAAATTTTTAACTCTCGCTTGATATAAACAACTTAGCTATTCTGCAACGACCAATCCATAATCTCGTAATGAAAGTTCTTCTCACTTAAGTCTTCATTTACACTAATATAAGCGACAGGATCTACATCACCTTTTTGAAAGACTGTGATCTTATTGCTATCTTTGTCGTATACAAACCAATTATTTCCAATTTGTCCTTCTAGCATTTTATTTATTTATGTTTATTCAGTTTTTTTATTCACGAGTTGTTACTCATATACTATATGAGTTCGTTAAAGTTTGCAAGTTTTAATTCCAATATTTTTTTATCTATATTTTTATAGCTTTTGTATATTTGACATACCTCTTTTGCTAATTTTTCATACGTCCGAGCGTCTTTCTCTTCAGCAGAATTATAATAAACATAATACTTATTATCATACTCTTCAAACTCTATTTTAAAGTGTTTGGTCTGTATATAGTGTCTGAGCTCGTGTAAAAGCGTCTTTACTGTCTGTAATAGTGTTTTATTTGACTTTAAATCTAAACCAATCATGCCGTCATCAGAACAAAAGTAAGAATAATCAAACCTTGTCTTATGAACTTTTAGTACAACTCTTTTATTAGGGAGGAAGAATCTACTAATTATAAAGGATAGAAGATCGAAATCTAATTTAGTATCCTTTATAATACCTGCTGAAGGTATTAGCTTTATCATTTATTTTAAACATTACTCTTTACTTAGTAAATATTTTAATGATTCTAGTTCTGTGTTTACTTTATAATCAGGTAAGAGTCTCTCTAATTTATCTGAAGAAAGTATACAATTGGATCTTGGTGCCTTTTGACCTAATTCTCTAGTAATTTGTACCAAACTAGAATCCCTACCTTCTGGTAATTTACCATAATCTTCTATAAGGCTAATAATTTGTGTAGGTAGGAGAGGCTCCTTACTAGTAAAGTTTAATATACCAAAGTAATTAGGTCTAAAACTATTGTCAATAAAGTAGTATAAGAAGCTACTAAGATCATGAAGTGATGTTCTAGAATTTACTATGTCTAAAAGTTTATTAAATTTTAAAATCTTATTTAGATAGCTACGTTCATTAGTTAACGAGCAGTAGGGCATACGAATTCGAACTGTCATTCCATAGTCGCCAGCTAGGGTCTCATAAGCGTGCTTTGATTTAGAGTAGAAAGAAGACTCATTAAAGAGTCCAAAATTTGGAGTATCCTCCTCAGTAAACCGTTTACTATACCCACTGTATATGCAGCCAGATGATAAGTGAATATAATTAACGCGTTTAGACCTACAAGCTCTATTTGTGTTAACAGGTCCTTGAGTGTTAAAGAACCAACACTGATCTTTCAATTCTTCTGCTTGGTCAATATTAGGTATTCCAGTAAATCCTGAACAGTTAATTACATAGGCCGGCTTTTCAAATAAAAGATAGTTACTAAAGATATAATAATCATTATAATTAATATCTGTCTTACTTAGTTGTTTAACCTTTAGTCCTTTGCCTTTTAAGTAGTTATATAAAAACGTTCCTATATAACCTTTACCTAATATTAATATGTTATTCATTGTAATTTTATTTGATCTCAGTATGCATACCTTTTAGTTTGGTATAATACTTCGGGTCAATTGATAAGTGCTGCTTAGCAATAGTTATTGCAATAGTCTTATATGGTGTGTGCTCTAGTTCTACTTGAATACCTAATTGTAGTTCTTCTGGATCATATTCTATAGTAGGATCAATAGGTTTAAAGAAGGATTTAAAAGCTTTCATACACCTATTTAATAATTCTCATTAATATACTCTACAATATCATTATAGCTACTGGTATCATTCTCAGAAATTGCTTCTTCTACATTCTTTTTAAAGTCCTCTGACATTTCACACAACACTTCGTCCTCTAAATCAATTTCAAGTAATGTAGAAATATTATCTAAATTCTCATAAATTAAATTAATATGATGGTCTAACTTTTTTAGTATAGCTGATTTTTTCATTTTATACTAATTATATATTCATTTAATATTAAAATTTAATATTAACTTGAAAATGTTTTAAAAGGTTTATTACATCTGCCTTAAGGTAGTTACAATGAATAGGTTTAAAATTAGATTCATCTAGATAGAATACAACTAATTTTGAGCATTTTTTACCAGTCAGCTCCTCATGCATATATGCATATATAGATAATTGTAGAGCGTATGTATTGAACTCACAATAAGATAAGTGAGCAATAGGGTCTTTATGCACCTCGTTGTAGGGGCTCGTAAAGCTAAATCTTTTATTAGTCTTAAAGTCTCCTACCGTAAAGAAATCGCCATGATCAAAAATTAAATCAGCAGTACCTGCTAATTTATATTCATGATTATAGAGTAGTTTCTCACTACTAAAGTTCTTAAACTTATCAATACTAGTATTGATAACATTATCGTAAGACCTGTATAACCACCTATAGTCATTTTGAATCTCTCCTACATTGACGTAGTTCTCGAGTAGTTTATGAATGTGACTTCCACGATCTGTAGATTTTTTATTCTCGGCAGCCCAAGCCTCTAAAACCATTTCCTGTGGAACACCCTCTCTCTTGGCTACCCTAAGAGAGTGATATTCTTTATCAAATGGTTCTTTATATTTAGATAGCAGAGTTGTAGTAGATATATATCTATCCTTAGTCTCTGTATTAGTATATGTGTGAGAATCGCTATCAAATACAATCATAAAACAATTGTATTGTAGTTCGTTATAAAGTCAATTAGTAATATGTGCCGTAGATATCAGTATTATTTGATGACATGTCTAGGATATCTGTCTTAGAGATCTCGTTAATATCACTATCGTAAGATTTATCTTTAATTACTAGCTGACTTGCAATCTCATGTATAGTGCCTTGAGTTGGATCGTAGTTTAAATCACTATGATTAAGAGGTTCTTCGTATACATTCCACTTATAATATTTATTTCCTATTTTAAGTGTAACGTAACTTGTACTATTATAGAGTAGTGTATAATTAGTTGTAGGTACTACGTCTTGACCACTTGGAACAAACTCAATAGCAAGCCAAGATAAATTATAATTACCTACTGTGAGATACATTTGGCCATTAGCATAAGTGTATTGGTTATATACACTAGTAACTTCTGTTACAGGTCCCCAATATATCTTTATACCATTAACTGTAGTTGCAGCTATACTAACAAATTTATTTTCATAAACTTGATCATTAACAGGTTCCTGTGGGGCATTAGGTTCAAAGGAGAATTCATATCTCTTAGCTTTCAATCTGTATACATAGTGACCCATTAATGGGTTTAATGAGGATACATCTTGATCTACTCTTTCTGTAATCTCAAATACCTTAGCACCTCTGCCGTTTGGCCTATCACATCCCAAAGATATAACCTCAATTAGATCTCCAGCCTTTGGTTCAATAGATTGATTAAAGCTAGCATAATTGACAGCCGGTGATAGAGTATCTGTAAAGGTTGTTATGTGTAAATATCCTGTTAAATCATCTCCTGCTGCATATCCAAATTTAGATAGACTTATAGAATTCTCAGATAACTCAATATACATCTGCAAGGCATGAGGACCATTAAATCTACTTAAAGCATCCTGACCATATAGAGTATCTGCATTATCTAAATTAAAGGTATTGACATAATAGTAAATAGGTATCCCGTAGCTATTAATAAGATCTTTAAATGAGTTATCGTATATTATCTGTTCAGCTTGAAAATTTCCCGGGTTGATAAACTGCGAGCACGCTTGCTTAGCGTTAGCAGCAAATATACTGTTTGGATTACAATCTTTTCTTGTTGTGTTACAGCTCATATACGTTTACGTTTTCTAAAAATACCAGCTTGACCAAATTTATTTGATAACATTACAACTTCTACTTTAGAATTGCCTAATGTTTTTGTAGCTCCTGGCTGAAAATCTATTTTATACTTTCTAAGTAATTTTTGTAAAGATGCACCTACTAGTTTAGTTTGTTTAAGTTGACCACTGCTAATTTTAGCAACTATATTGTCTTTGTATTTATATTTTTTTCTCTTTGTGTTTTGATGAACTCTACTTAAAACTCTATTCGGATCTTTGCCATTTGTCATCCTTGGATTAACAATTGGGTTACCTTTATAATATTCAATTATAAAATCTTTAAAAGCAATCATTATTATTATTTATACAAAAAAAGCCTAATGGCTTTCACCATTAGGCTTGTATTATTTGATTTTATTTAGTTTATTGTTCGAAAGCTGATTTACCAGTTTTAAGGGATCCAACTTTATTGTTTTTACCATCATTGTATTTTTTGGCATTGACACCAGCATGACCTAAGTCACCATCATCGCCAGTTTTATCCATATACTTCGATGTTGCAGAACCGGTTGCAGGTTTTAGATTACCAACCTTATTGCTTTTCCCATCGTTGTATTTAGCATTGACACCAGCGTGACCTAATTCTTCTTCGTCTTCCTCTCCCATCTCCATACCACCTTCTTCACCAAATTCATCTTCACTCATACCACCTTCTTCACCCATGTCATCTTCACCCATATCACCACCTAATACAGCTCCAAGAACCTCATGGAGTTTTTCAGCAGTTGCACGGTCAAGAGTGAAGGAAACTTCATCTCCCTCTCCTTCATCACCTAATTCGTCATCAGGGGTTACTTCATCAAGGCCAAGAGCATCGAGGTCATTACCCTCCTCTGCTTCATCACCATAAGGGTTGCCGGGGCTGCCGCCAAAAGATTCTTTCATAACATTGGCGTATAGTCTGTCGAATACTGATTTTTGTCTCATAAAATTATTTAGGCTTTTACGGGCTATTTTTCTACTTTCTTTTAAACTTTCTTCATCTTCTTCTTTGTTTTGATTAGCTCTACACTGTGCACAATCGTCGCAATCACAACCTTCAGCGGCATGCTTACATCCTTCCTCTTCGTCTTCCTCAGATAGATTATTGATGTTATAAAAATTTTCTAACTCTTTACCTTTACCCTTACCCTTACCCTTACCTTTTAAGTTTCTTCTATCAATTACTTTATTACAAAAGCCTGACTTTTCAAGAGGTCCACCAGCTTGTAAAGGAGCATCGCCAATCTCGTTTACACCTTCATTAACCGTCTTCACCTTATTAAGGATGCTACCATAAACATCACCTAATAAATTAAATTCTTTACTTTTAGATTTCGACATATAACTATTTATATAAAATGTCCTCTAACAATACAAAAAGTGAATACTATTTAGGAAATCCTAACTTACCTAACAAGCACTGGAAAGATGAGTATACAAAAGACATGGTGTACCATCTCAAAAAGAGTAAGGCTAATCTACTGCACTTTGCAGAGAATTTTTTCTACATTATCGATCCGGATAAAGGTAAGGTTGTAATCGAGCTATTTCCATTCCAGAAAAGAATGCTACGAACCCTGAGAGATAATAGAAATGTTATACTTCTAGCTTCTCGACAGGTAGGTAAGACAACTATGTTATCAATTTACGCTCTTTGGGTTGCTTGCTTTAATGACTATCAGAATATTATTATTGTAGCAAATAAAGAAGCTACTGCAATTGAAATCTTTCGAAGAGTAAGGTTAGCATATGAAGAGTTACCAAACTGGTTAAAACCTGGTGTTAAAGAATACGGCAAGACGTCCTGCGAATTTGAAAACGGTTCACGTATCGGCATTAGTACTACTACAGGATCTGCTGCGCGAGGTGCTTCTATTAACTGTCTAATCGTCGACGAGATGGGTTTCGTTGAGCCACAGTCTATATTAGAGGATTTTTGGAGATCAGTGTTTCCAACTATTTCACGGTCTACAAAATCAAAAGTATTAATAGCATCTACCCCTAATGGTACCGGTAACCTATTTCATAGACTCTATGACGGTGCTGAGAAAGGAGATAATGGGTTCGTTTACGATAGAGTTATATGGTCAGATGTACCGGGTAGAGATGAGAAATGGAAGCAGGACCAAGTAAGGGCTCTTGGTAGTATGGAGTCTTTTCTTCAAGAGTTTGAGTGTCAATTTTTATCAACTGGTGACTCATCTATTGACGAAGGACTTTTTTATGACCTATCTCAATCCTGCTGCGACCCTAAGATCATTCTAGACGAAGGTCATTATAGAATATGGGAAGAACCAGATCCAGATAAATTATATGTTGTAGGTGTTGATATTTCAGAAGGTGTTGGTATTGATGCTAGTGTAATACAGATACTTGATATTACTGATATAAAAGCTATTAAGCAAGTAGCTGTCTATCATAATAGAATGATAGCTCCTCTTGAATTTACAAATAAATTACATTCTATTTTAAGAAACTGGGGTAGTCCTCTAGCTTTAATTGAACGTAATAATTGTGGCGCCCAGGTTGTAGATAGATTAGTTTTTGACATAGGTTATGAGAAGGTGGTTTCTTATGGTGCAAAAGTTGCTAACAGAGATAAGGTTCAAATGGGTATGATAGCTCATACTAACACCAAATACAAAGGTGTTATGAATATGAGATATTTTGTCAATGAAGTAAGAAGCGTGGAATTTAGAGATGTAGAAACACTTAAAGAGCTAAAAGACTTTGTTAGACATCCAAATGGGATATGGAAAGCAAGAGGTACAACACATGATGACAGAGTAATGTCCTTGATATATGCCTTATTCTTACTTGAGAAAGAAATAACTGAAAGATTTTTTGATATATTAGAGTTAGATGCTTATGGTAAGCCATCTGCTATTGAGCCTATGGACTTTGGTTTGAAGATGTTTGAAGATCCTACCTCAATATATCTTGATAACGAGATTGCAGGTAGTAGTACTGCAGGTCTGGGAGCTGTTGTATTCGGTATGGAGGATACAGAAGACACAAGTGACTTAGATGATCTTCTATCTTCTGGATGGGTTCAGCTAGGTTAATTCTAAATATAAATATGTCAGCCAATTTCTATCAGCAGTCAACACTTAACAAATCTCGTGCAGATAAATTTCGTATGGTATTCACCATACCCGCTGCTTTACGTAAGATAAATAGAAAACAAGAAAGATCAAATTTTACTATTAAAGAAGATTCAATTCAGTTATCTATCTATGGTACCGTTGTTCCAGAAATAGTTGTACCTGCTTTAGAAATTAGATATACTGGTAGTACACTCTATAATTCAACTCACTCTAAAAATCCATACCCACCAGTAACTGTAAATTTTACGATAGATAACGAATATAATAACTACTGGGTTATATACAAGTGGTTAAATTTATTACACGATGAAAAAACTGGTACCTTCGACAAGACTAATCTAATTAGTGATGATGTATTTCTTGACTATCAAACCAATATATCGATTTACGGTCTAGATGAATACGAGAATAATAGAATTAAGTTCACTTACACAAAAGCCTTTCCAACAGGTATCGGTGGTATAACATATGACTATCGGAATGGAGCAGAGATACAGTCAACATTTACATTCGTGTACTCACAGCTACACACAGAACTTTTAAGTACATAAAAACGAAAACATGACTGCAAAAACATAAATATTTGTATGTCAAAACGAATGATACAATCACCAGGTGTGGAGATCAATGAGATAGACTTATCTCTTAGACTACCGACACCTGCAGGAACTACCATATATGCTACAGGATTTAGTGATCAAGGTCCAGCCGATGAAGTTGTCCAAGTCTCAAGTATTAATGAGTTTGAGCAAATTTACGGTTTACCTAAAACTCCTGCTGAGAGATATTTTTATCACACTGTTAAGGCCTGTGCTAGTTCACAGGCTAGAGTCTTAGTTAATAGATTACCATACGGTGCTGATACAGGTGATGGTTTTGGATCTTATGTATCTGTATTAGCTTATCCAGCTGCAGTTACAAGAAAAGATACAGGTCCCACTGCTCCATTCTATACCCCTTTAACAGGAGCAGCAGGTACTTCAGCCGCTTTATCAGGTATACCTGCAACCTTCACTGACTCTGATACATTATCAAGCGAGTTAACTTATTTCTTAGGTGCACCTCGTCAATTTAATCTAACTCAAACTGAATATAGTAGTTTGCTTGCTGGTAGTTTTGTAACATGGAAAAATACAATAAGCTCGTGGAGCGATGCATCTAACCAAGCAGAATATATTGGCGCCGCCGCCGTTGTGGTTATTAATAAAGGACAATCCACTATTAATAATCAAGGTCACGGATACTACCTTGGTATAGCTGACAACACGGCAATAAATCCAGCAAGTGCTTATAATTCTATACTAGATGTTTATACTACGTCTATCTCAGCAGGTCAGACAGGTATTAACAAAGCTAACTATACTAAGATACCTACTACAAGATTAGACTTCGCTCTCTCTGCAGAGCCTGGATATATTCAAAATAGTGTATCACAGGTAATGGAAGAAGGTATTGTACCTTACGATATTGGTTCTAGGTACTATGACGATACCTTAACTGTTGGTGTATTTAAATTGCGTCAATCAGTATTTTCTAATAGTCAAGACAATAATGCATTGACCTATATTCGTGAGGAAGGATACAATGGCTCAATTGGTTATGATCGTACAAAACCTAACCAAGACGGACCAGCTGCTAACTTCTTTATAGAGAATGTTGAAAGTGGTTCACGTAATATTGAAATTTTAGTTAATCCGTATATATCTAGTGTTAATTCAGCTGCACCTCTTAATGCAGACGGAACTCCAAAGAGAAAGATAAGAGTATTGTCAGAACAACTTAAAACCATAGCTACTAATGAGGTAACAGTAGGGATTGGAGCCACTAAGAACATGATTACAGAATTTATTAAAACATTAGGTTCGGCAGACGCTCTATTCCCACTCGGTTCTTATACAGATGGTAGTAATAGTCTTAAAGTTATTGGTGAGATACCAGGTAAAATCGAAAGAGCATTAGAAGGTATTCGTAACTCAGAAATTTACGATGTAGATATACTTGTCGAAGGCGGCCTGGGAACTATTTACAACACAACTAAAGCTCTTAATGTAACTTATTTCAACGATACAGCTCACGTACCATCTATAGACTCTTTAAGAACATCAGGTGAGCTAACATCAAATGATTCACGTAGTAACTACACAACTGTGTTTAATAAATTTGCTAATTTCGCTGGACCACCAAAAGATGGAGGTCGTGGTGATATACTATTCTTAGCGGATCCTTTAAGACAAATCTTAGTTATTGGCAAAGAAACTAAAATATTATCAGACAAGACTAAGATATTTACTAGAGATGTCTATTGGGCTCTTAGACATCAATTTGAATTAACTAATACATCTTACGCCGCAACATACGCAAATTATCTAAAGGTATTAGATGATTCAAGCGGAGTTTATAACTTTATTCCACCTTCAGGCTTCGTAGCCGCTAAGATAGTCGCGACTGATTCTGAAATTGGACCATGGGGTGCACCAGCTGGTTTTAATAGAGGTATATTAACAAACGTTGTTGACGTAGCCATTACTCCTAATCAACATCAACGTGATAGTTTATATCAAATTAATATTAACCCAATTGCTACTTTTGCTGATCAAGGAGTTGTAGTATTCGGTCAAAAGACATTGCTTAAAAAGCCAAGTGCGTTCGACCGTATTAACGTTCGTAGAACTTTCCTATACTTAGAGAAGGCTACAAAGTCTGTAATGAGGTTCTTCATATTTGAAAACAATACCTTGTTCACACGTGCACGGATTATTAATACACTATCGCCTTTCTTCGAGAGAGTAAAGGCTGCAGATGGGTTATACGATTACTTGATCGTATGTGATGAAAGAAATAATACACCAGAAGTAATTGATAATAATGAGTTAATAGTAGATATATATCTAAAGCCAGTTAGAACTGCAGAATTCATTAGAGTTAACTTCTACGCAACAAGAACCGATGCTAACTTTGAAGAGTTAGCCGGTGGATAAGAACTAATTACATAAACTAAAGAATAGCAGCAGTAATGCTGCTATTTTTTTTGTAATAATCCTCTGTAAAGATATAAATAATAATATGCCTGTAAATCAAAACATTCAAAATTTTTATAGAGTTGCTGCTTCACGAGACTTCTCTCGCGACTTTCTATTCCGTGTAACAGATCTAAAGCTAGATGGTTTACCTGCTATGAACGAAGAGCAGTTAATTTATGCTAAAGCTGCCTCTTTACCAGGTAGAACTATTACCAACGTAGCTGTCCCATATATGGGGTTACCTTTAAATGTTCCTGGTAACGCTACTTACCCAGGTTCTGAAGGATATACACTTAATTTCTTCCTTGACGCAGATAGCTCTTTAAGAAATTACTTTGAAGTTGCTTCACGTAATTTATTTAATGATCAAAGTTCTACAGGTGCTTATGGTACACCAGATGAAAGCTCTTACATTACTTTAGCTCAGCTTGACAAGAACTTAGAAATAATTTCTAACTATAAATTAATAGGTGCTTCTTTAAGAGCTATTAACAATATTGAATACACTATGTCTGCTGGTACAGGTCAGACAGTTGATATAGGGGTTACAATATCTTATCACTTTTACGTCAATCTTTAGATTAGACTTAAATATATAAGTGGCTACATCACCTATACGTTCTAGATTAGCACTGCATCAGGCTTGGATAAGCGATTTACCGTTAAAGTTTCTTTGGACGGTAAATTTTTCTACTCGCTCAGGTAATAGTACGACTGAGCTCGGAAACAACATTAGTAGAGTGCTTTCAAAATATGAAAGACGAGAGTCGAGATTTTGGAAAATTAACTCAAATCAATTATCAGATCAATCGGACCCGTCAGGAAGCTTTGGATTACTTGTAGCGCAAACTATAGGTTTTCCAAACGAATCATTTAGGATATCTACACAAGGTGTAGAGGAAATGGGTGGATTTATTAAGGGTTATGTTGGTAGTGAGAGAGGTGAATACGGAAGTAGTAACAGGATTGATATAACCTTTCTAGAGACTAATGTTGATATAGTTGATAATTTTATTAAGCCTTGGATTATAGCATGCTCACATAGAGGTTTAATAGAAGATGGAAATAGTCAGGAGGACATAAAGTGTAATATAACAGTAGATCTGTTCACACGTGACAAAAGATCATACTCTAATCCAAATATAAGCTATAAACCATACCCTAGTAAATTAGAACCTCGTAAACGCATTGAATTTTACAATGCGGTACCGTATAATGTGGAAGGAGACTCAATAAGTTACGGTGAGCTAACAGAAAGTGATTGGAAAAAAACTGTAGCATTTGCATTTTCACACTATAGTGTAGTTACTCCAGACGATTGGTTGTCTGATTAATTATGTTGCAGTTTTCTATACTAGTTAAGCTACCAAGTGGTCGATCTATAAGAGTTGCAGAATTGCCTAATAAGCTATATCTTAATCTCATTAAGTATAGTGAGAATAGAGACCTTGAAGGATTGAATAGATTCTTTATAGAACTACTTAATATACCTTATGACTTAGATATAATAGATAGATTATATCTTCTTATATACTATCGAATGGTATTTATTAGTGATAATATTATATTTACTAATAAGGAAAATAAGTCTCTTGAATTTAGCATAGATTTAATATTAGAAAAATTAGAAAAGTATAATCAAGATTATAGCTGTGTAATAGAGGATAAGGATATAAAAATTAGTCTAGGCTTACCTACTGTTATTTATTTTGATGAAAGTTATAATATATTTAATAGTGTAATTCGTACCATACACATTAAAGACACGTTTATAGATTTTAATAAACTCTCTATAAAGGAAAGAGATAACATCTTAACACTACTACCATCACGTATTGCAAATAAAATAAATAATTATATAGATAGTATTAGAAGAGATATTGGTGATATAATATTAATTGATAGTAAAGAGGAGTTTGATATACAACAGTATAGTGTAGATATACTGTCTAATAGAACTATGTTATTTGTGTGTTCTCTTTACTCTCACAACTTGATCGACTACTTTGAGACATTGTACGGGTATGTTACAAAGATAAGCGCAGACTCAGAATTCTACAAAAATCTATCCCCAGTAGAAACAAGAATCATTCTTAACATACATAACAAAGCAGTTGAAAAAGAAAATAAAGAGTTGAAAAAACAGCAACATTAACTATAATAGCGTATGAGTGAAATTTCTAATATTTTAAAAGAATTGCAGTCAGTAGAAGATGATTCTGTAATAGATGTATTTGTACCATCGGTAAATAGATTAGTTAAATTTAAGCCACTGTCTGTAAAACAGCATCATGAAATTTTAAAATGTGGTATTGATGGAGTATTAGGTAGTATTAAATTATCGACTATTTTTAATAAAATTATTATCGATAACAGTTTAGAATCTATCGATTTTACAGTATATGATACTGAATGGATTTTATTAAAATTAAGAATGGCTAATGTAGGTGATAGTGTAACTATAAAAGAACAGACTTACAATTTAAATGATTTAGTCAGAAGTAAAAAAATATTTGATTATACAGATGAAATATCTTACAAAGATATTATCGTTCAGTTAGCAGTACCAAATATTAAACGTGATATAGAGATATCTGAAGCTTGCCACAAGGATTTTAGTAAAGGTAATATAGAGGATAGGTTAGTATCTGAAACTATTAGCTCTATGCTTTCATACGAAGTTATAAAGTTTATAAAAACTGTAACTGTTAATGATTTAACAGTTAATTTCGATAGTGTTACTACAGCAGATAAAAGAAAAATACTTGAAAATTTACCATTATCTATTAATAATATGATTACTAATTTTATTACAAACTATCGTGATCATGAACAGGTATCATATACCTTTGAAGATGGTATAGCTTTAGCAATTGATGGTGACTTTTTGACTAGAGCTTAAATATATGTGTGGATAACTTAGTACAGCCTCTCGTAGAGGGTTTACAAAAAATAAACGAGTCTGAAAAAAACGCTTCAGACTCTTCTAAATTTATTGTTAGTAATGAGAAGCTAGTTGAAGAGACACCTATACATTTAAAAAATATAAGTAAATCTCTTGATAATTTAATAACGTTATTAGGAGAAAAGAATCAAGTTTCACAGTCAAGTGCTAAGGAGGTTAACGGTAACACTCAACCAGTACCAGGTGAAACTATTAATGTTAATGAGCAGTCGCCAGCTAAGTTAAGTAGTAAATTAAGCCAACCCGAGAAGGAAAGATATAAAGAAATTTTTACTATCTTAGGTGATACTATAGATATAGGAAAGTTTGCAGAGGGTCCAGAAGCTAATAGATTACTAACACCTTCATCTATTGATAACCGCGAGGATATCAAGCAGATACTACCACAGACTAGTAGAAATGTTAATGAAAATGAGCCTGCCTCTCTGCTAGCAACTCTTGCTGCGTTAGCTTTAGCTTATGATGTTTTATCAGGTAACATATCAGGTGCTATACAGTCTATTTTTAGATCGGTAAAGCAGTCTTTTGATACCCTTATTGACGATATAATGCGGGTGACTGGTAAAGTAAAAAAAATCTTTACAAATCTTGTCGACGATATAGATGGAATGTTTAAAGGTATTAAGGACATTATTAAGCCATATATAGATGAAATCGTAAAGTTTCTTGGTAACTTATTACCTGGTTGGATGAAAAATTTGCTGCCAGCTGCTTTAAGACCAGGTAATGTGCCGACGAGACCACCTACTTCATCTACAATCCCTGGACCTGCAAGAGTACCAACAACCTCACCTACAGTACCAGGACCAGTTAATGCATCTCCAGCCCCTAGTCCAGCTAATACATCTTGGTATAAAAGACTACCCGGCGCAAACAAGGTAGCTCAATTAGCAGGTAGCGTCAAATCCGCAGCTATAGACCCAGTTATAAAAATTATAAAAGGTGCAGCTGCTGTTGTAGGTGGACCTAGAGGTGTACTAAAAGGTATGGGGAAGGTATTACGAGGTGTACCGCTAGTAGGACCTGTAATTGAATTATTTTTCGGAAAAGGTGATATAGAAAAGCTAAAAGAGCAGCGTGCTAACAATGAAATAACTACTGATGAAGAGTTATATAGACTTGCTGGTCAGAGAGTTATTAAAGGTATCGGAGGACTATTAGGAGGTGCTAGTGGCGCTTTAGCGCTAAGCTGGATACCTGGTATCGGGACACTTGCTGGTGGGTTAATTGGTGATATATTAGGTAGAATTGGTGCTGAGACTGTAGCTAACTATCTTCTACCAAAAGAGACCACCATGGATATAGGTAGGCTTGTTGTTAAAAGCCCTATCAAAGAAGAGGAGTTACAAGACTTTCTTGTCAAAGGAGATAGAGTGTATAAATTTAACAATAAGGACGAGGTTTTAGGTATGAAGGAAGGTGGAGCAGTTAATAGTTTAATATCTAGCATCACTAATACAAATGAAAAACAATTCAGTATATCTACTCGTCAGGTAAAAATATTAGAGGAGATTCGTGATGGTATAAAAGAGGCCTTAACCTTAAGAAGCTCTAGTAATACAAATAACTATAATGGAGGCAGAGAGAGTCAAACAAGACCATCTCTTACACCGTTTAACCTTAGGTCAGAGTTCGACTCTATGAACAATATAGCAACTATTTAAAAATGGCTGGAACATACTACGCAACTACTGAAGAAGAAAAAGAGACAACAGTGTTAAACTTTACGGTTCAAAACACTGACCCTCATGTTAAGCTTTCTCCGAAGTCAGAAGGCAAAATCATAGACGTGATAAATGATTTCTCTTGGACAGCTTCTCCTAAATTACAATCGTCAACGAAAGTACCTGTAATGTATTTGCAGGAGAGAGAACAAGTTCAGAACTCCTTAATATCTTCAGCTATTTATTATTTAAATGCCGCGTCACAGTTTGATATAGGTGATAGAGACGGTGACACAGCAGCAGGCTTTAATGAGGGAGTTGTATCTTTTTTAACAAAAGCAGACGAGCTAATTAGCACTGGTATTATAGGTAGTTTAGTACCAGATTTCGCTAGTAATTTTTTAAAAAGAGCAAGAGACTACATAGCAACTCTAAGTGTAGGTAATGATACCGCTCTATTGCAAGATAGACTAAAATCATACATAGGCATATATTTAACAAAACCTACAGGCTTCAATTACGTATTTCCTTTTTATAATCAGACACCTCTAGGTATTAATAGTAGCTGGAGTTCTGAATCACAATTATTAACCAATCCTATAGGTGGCGCTGTCAATGCTGCACAAGGTGCTATGGAACGCACAGCATATATGCTTAATATAATGCAGCCTGGTACGTTCATTGAAAAGCCAAAATTCTATCAATATGAAACTGCAGGAGACACTGTCACTGTTAGCTTTCCTCTTTTTAATACTATAAAAAGGTCAGATAAGATACCATATCAGCAGAACTATGAACTACTATGGATTCTCGCTTTCCAAAACAAACCATATAGAACATCGTTCTCTCGTATATCTCCGCCAAAACTCTATACACTAACAGTACCTGGTCAGAAATACATGCCTTACTGTTATATAAGTGATATGAAAATTGATTTTGGAGGCACAAGAAGAAATTTACCAGTCTCTATACCAGCGCCAGGTTCTGATGCTAATTTTAATACCGTTCAGATATCTATACCTGATGTATATATGGTAAGTATTACCTTTACAAGCTTACTAGCAGATGTTGCAAATAGAATGGTAGATAGTGGATTCAGTAGTAAAAAGATTTCTGTAGGTACTGTATCTAGACCGACACCCGCTGCGCCAACTATTCCAGGTGCTCCAGCCGGTCCAGCTTCTACAGCTGCGACTGTCGGAGGCGTCGCTCCAGCTTTCGCTACAGCTACACCAACAATAAACGCAGCAACGATACCAGTACCTAACCCAGGTCCAGTTAATACCTCTCAGACACCCGTAATAGATAGATATGCTACAGTACGATCAGTGAGTAATAAATCTATTGTAAAGGATTATAATGATATAGTAAATGATGTACTGGGTAATGACGCTGTTGCTAAAGCATCTAGTCCTCGATCTGAACTTAACTCAGCTCTTACTAGGACTGATAGGTTTCAACCTATACCAGCCGACATTCAATCCGTTGCCACGACACCTAAACTACCTCCTCCACCAGCCCCTGCTCAAAGTGTTGATCTTAATGATCTTTTTAGTAGAGTTAGACCTAACCCCCCTAGTAACTAGTAACTTTTTAAAAAATGAACCCAATAGGACTATCTCAAAATCTTGTAAATGCTCTACCAAGTTTAGCTAGAACTAGGTATGAAAATATCTTCAAGGTTTTTAAAGTATTAAAGGATAAAGATAATAGTTATTATCTCTATAACATAAACAATAAAGTCATAATACCAGATAATCTTGATAACAATGTTTACAGTACCATCACAATTTCACGTAACACAGCTTGGACTACACTCTCTTATAAGTTATATGGTACTATAGATCTATGGTGGTTAATATTTCTTATTAACAAGCCTAAGGATATATTTTTAGCGCGAAGCGGTGAATCATATAAGTATATTAAACCAATATTTATAGACAGTGTGTTAACTAACATAGAGCAACAGATAAATGCATGAATGGTAATATATCAAATATTAAGAATAGCATTTATAAGTTTAGCTTCTCCTTAGCTAAGATTGGAGTTGATACTAAATCACATGTATTTATACCTATTCCGAAAGGTATGATAAGATATCTAGAAATAGAAGATAATTTAGCAAACATAGGTTATACAGGAACAGTTATCTTTAATAATTTTTACGGCATACTAGATAAGCTTGGACTAGGCTCAGGTATCAGTGATAGCACTACATTATTTGATATTAACATTGAAAATTTAGAATTTAGAGGAACCAACTTACAGGATAACTCTATTCAAACAATCGCTATCCTGCAAAATAATACAGACCCATCTAATAACTCTATAGATAAAAGCATTATCTATAACTTCGAAGAATACTCTGTTAATTTATTAAAGCAAAAGAAATCAGAACCTTCAAATGTCAGCGGTAAAATAGTCGGGTCGATTTATACTATATTAGAAAATTGCTTTATAGGAGGTAAAGTTATTGACAAAAATAGCTTTGACGAATTAAACAGTAGTAGTAATGAAATGAGTATCGAAAGAACAATTTTAAAAACTAGTAGCTACTACGATTACATAAAAATACTCTATAAATATCTTCTGCTTACCGGCAAAAATAATAGTCCAGGCATTCTACAATTAGAAAACTATGTTGAACCTTATACTAATCAATCTGGTGGATCAAGTGAAAGAGTCATAAGGAAATTTACTATAAGACCTCTTTTTGATAAGATACGTAGTCTTACAGGAAAGTTAAAATTAAACGAAAAAAAGAAAGATCTTAGAGAAGAAGTTCTAGAGCAATTTACTATAGGTGGTGAATCAGATAAGCCAACATATAGGGAGAACAGTATTGAATCCGTAACCGTACTAAGACCAGACTTTAAGACATTGTATGAAGATAAGTGGGTTAACTACACTGGAGTTACAACATTACAGAACTTGACTGATGTTATATCACTTAATTTGACATACGATAATTTAAGAACAACATTTGAGCAAAATGCTCTAGATGGAGATGTAAGTAATTTACCTATTCGGTCAGATATTAAATCAGATAGCACATTAGAAAAGGTTATAGCTTTTGATTACCCTATTGTAAATGATAATAATCTTCTAGAGCAAGGTATAACCTCGATGATTTACAAAAGTTTTATATATGATAATACCGCAGTTGTTTTTACAACTCTAGGTAATCCATATCGAAAGCCTGGTAGATTTATCATGTTAAATGGTAGTGTAGATAATCAAGAAGATACAACATCCTCAGTAACTGGTTATTGGTTTATAATAGGGGTAAAACATATTTTCGAGAATGACATCTACACTAACGAGATAACAGCTGTTAAAATTTTCATAGAAGGTGCAAAAAGATCTACTAATACAAGTAGCCCAGCAAATACACCTACCACAAATACAGTTACACCTCCTACAAGAACTAATACATCAGATTTTGGTGAACCTAATGGTAACAATAATACCAGCCCTTCTTCAACTCTAAATGACGCTCAGCTGCCTACACCATCAGCTAGTGGTAATGACGGTCCAAATCTGTTACCAGAAATTCCTCCTGGTGATCCAGTAGTCGATTCTGCACCTACATCGAGCCCTACAGCGAGAACACCTACATCTAATACATCAGATTTTTCTAGCCCAAACAGCACTGGCGTTTCTTCAAATCTGAATGACGGTCAGCTACCTACTCCTTCACCTGAAGGCTACGATGGACCCGAAGACAGTCTCTTCCTTAACCTTGATCAAAAATTACCTGAAGGAGCACCTTTTGCACCTGACGCTGATCAATCTAGTGGCGGCTCTGCTACAGACCCAACAATACCAGTTAGTCCAGGAATAGCACGCATAGAGCAAATGCGTAAAGAGTCACTATTTAATATAGTCAAGGTAGGCGGTGTCGATCCAGCTGCGTCAGCTCGAATCGCTGAGCAGCGCGCGCGCCGCGCTGCAATACTTGGAAGGTCGTAGAAAGGCATTTTGATAACTTATATATGCTCTCCTTTATCTCAATTAACTTTGTAGTCTAAATAATTAACATGATAATATATAGAGCTAACTTAGCTGAGAAGCTGTTCGGATACGCTTTAAGTAGAGAGTTTATAAAGTTTGATACAACTCTATGTGATTTATTAGATAATCCTGACTTAGAATTAGACTTTGAATTAGCTATAAATTTCAATAAAGCGATAAATGGTAATTTAAAGGCTAGAGAGACCTTTACTAACACCTTTGTGTTGTGTAGTGGTTACATTGACCCAGCTACTATAAATTTCTATACTCGTAAGATGAATAATTATCCTATTTTCAAGGATGAGATTAAGAGAATAAATTATATTTTTGCTAATATAGATAGACTACCAACAGTATCAGAAGGTAACGAGACGGGTGATTTCGATAATTTTTCAGTCAATGAATCATCTCCTAGTAATGTAGATTTTTACAAGAAATTAAAAGATGCATTAAAGGATTGTTTGAATGCACCTTGTAATGTTTTTAGTGAAGTATCACCTAGCGTAGGCAAGATAGCTCAGGTAATTCCATCAGCTAATAGTACCTCTTTACTTTCTATAGGACCTCTCAAAGATTCTATGGTTAGCATTACTAATGGCATGGATATGTTAGTGTTTAATAGTATACCTAAGGCTTTCCAAGACGGTATAACTGAAGTATCTAAGGCATGTAGTGATGCTTGGGGGAATATTCAAAGCACTCTAATAGATAAGGCTGACTTACCTGATTTTATATCTAAAGCTGCTAGTGGCCAGTCTTTAAGGTCTGAGATTAATAACTATCCATATACACCAGATTTAAAATCTTACTTTGACATTAGTACTATAGCATCAAATATTTTAGGTGAAATTGCATCTACACTAGGAGGATGCTTTTCAAGGTATGAGCATGCTGTAAGGTACAATGGGTATGATCCAGAACAAAACTTAAGTCAGGTTAATAAGTCTCCTACAATAGGAAGTGTTAACGGTGTACCAACTGCATTTAACTCAGTTGGTCAGTCTGATAGAGTAGCACCTCAAACTAATGAGAATCTTAATTTAAACTATGTTACATCAACTCTACCATCACCTACTGGTCAACCTCAAACTATAGGAGTTTCTAATCCAAATGTAATAACTCCTAAAGCCGTACCTTATACTGATCAGGTGTTCGTAAGCGAACCTGTAATAGCACGTAGTACATTCAGAGGCAATGATTTTAAATATACTATTTTCGCTGGCTGGAAAGATGATAATAATAAGACTGTATGGACTGACTCTTATGCTGCAACAGCTGCTGACGTAGATACAAGAAGAGGTATTGCAAATATAGGTATGGTTCTAACGCCTAGTATACCTGGATCAAGAGATCAGGTTCTTATTGATCAGTATTTAAATGGTGGTGGAGGTACATCAGGCTACACACGTGCTACTGAAAACAATTTAAATCTAACACAATTTAAACTTAATGCATTTAATCAAGGCATGGCTATTAGTGAAGCAACACTCACTAATGCTGGTCTTAAGATGACACTAGCTACTTTTGCTAGATTAGCGCGAAGGAATCAAATATTTGCTGCTGTGTCTCATAATGGTAAGCCATATGAGTTAATACAACTTATTGATCGTAAAGGTACTCTAAATGGCGGTACAAAAATTATTGATTTTACACCTTATGCTTTCTACAAGATAACTAATGCTTTACCTATTGGTGGTAAAACGTTAAAGTTTGTACCTGATGGGTGGAAAGAGGTTACTGTACGAGGAGTACCTGATGTTGGAGAAATGAGAATAAGATTCTGTGTAGGTACTAAAGAGCAGGTTACTGCTGAGTTAGCTAAAGTAGAGAATGTTACAAATACTCCTGCTACCCCCGCAACCCCTGCTACCCCCGCAACCCCTGCTACACCTGACATTGCTGCAAAGGAGGCGCAGCTCGCATCTATAAAAGCGGAACTAGATGTAGCAAATGCTAGGAACGAAGCTTGGATTAAAGATAATCTTACTGAGGCTAAGGCCATGTTAGCTGTAGAAACAGACCCTGCTGTAAGAGCAGGGCTTATATATGGAATTGATAAAATAGAGAAAGTAGAGAGCGGTACAGAAGGTGAAAGCTCATATAAGGGTATAGATGCTGAATTAAAAATTATACAAGATGGTACTCAACAATTGAAAGAGATAAGAGCTCGTAATGCAGCACGCCGCGCAGCGGAGCGAGCATAGAGTTTAATAACTTTCAACGAGCAGCCGATGACTTAAAAACGTCAACAGCCAATCTCAGATCTCGTTTGTAAAATAATGAAAGCAACTTAAGTTTTTAAATATCTATAACCTCTTTATCTATAATAGCTTTCATTATATCTTCTCTAGAAAGAAGTACTTTGGTTTGATTGTCCATTATACTTAATTTTTCTTTAGATTCTATATCCATAGTTTTTATCTTGACTTGATTCTTATTTCTCTCGTCAGATATGTAGATCTTATTAAGAGTGTCTACTGCAGAAGAAGCAGCTTTAATTAATTCTGCAAGTGCTGATATAGACTCAGGATCTGCATCTGCAGTTCCTACAAAGTCTCTCATATCATCTATTAAATTAATAGAGTCTGTAACTAACTTACCAGAGTTCTTAATAATAAACTCTTCTAACTTCTCCTTAGTTAGAGTATCAGTTACCGGCGTCTGTTTAATTACTTTGGTGTTTTTTAGCTGTGACAAAATATCATTGACAGCTTCATCTAACTCTTCATTCATTAAAACTATTTAGGCTTGATTAGTTTGATTCAACTACTATAATGATAGTATAGTATGAATACAGAAACACAACCATTAGTACAGTTTGTAAAAACCCATGAGAGCGCTCAGTTACCTAAGTTTAATATTAGTGACCCTTTGACCGGAGATATTGGTGCTGATCTTTATAGTGTAGCAGAGCTGGTTATCCCTGCCAAAGGATCAGCGGTAGTTGCTGTAGGTCTAACTGTAGGTTATATCGAACCAGGATATTATTTTAATATATCACCTAGGTCAGGCTTAGGATTTAAACATCAAATTCAACCTCATCTTGGTAGAATTGATAATCAATATCGTGGCGATCTAGGTGTATTACTCTATAATTTTAGTGATAAAGATTACCAAGTTAGTGTTGGAGATAGGATCGCGCAAATCGAATTTCATAAACTAATACAACCAAAATTTGAATGGACTTTTACTGTAGTTGATAGCGAAAGAGGCGCAAACGGTCAAGGTTCATCAGGCAAATAATATATCATGGATAGCAATTCAATAACAGAATCAATCAAGGGATTATGGGTCGAGCGGTATAGGCCGAAGACACTAGAAGATATTATTCTTCCTGCCAGGACAAGAGAGATTATAGAAGGTTTCAAAGACGAGATACCTAATTTACTCTTCGCTAATACTCCTGGTACTGGTAAGAGTTCACTAGCTAAGATTATTGTTAATGATATTCTTAAGTGTAGTTATCTTTACATTAACGCTTCAGATGAATCTGGTATTGATACTATCAGACATAAGGTATCTACGTTTGCTCAGACGAAGTCATTTGATGGTAAGATTAAAATGGTAGTACTAGATGAGTGTGACTTCCTCTCTATTAGTGCGCAAGCTGCTTTGCGTAATACAATGGAGTCATACTCTCAGTATACACGATTTATTCTTACAGCTAATTATAAGCATAAGATTATTCCTGCTCTACAGTCTAGATGTCAAGCACTTGATATTACTCCTACTATCGAAGAGGCAGTACGTAGGTGCTATAATATTCTTAAGCTAGAAAAAGTTAATGTTAGCGATGAACAGAAGAAGAAATTTGTAGATGTAGTTAAGGCTAACTTTCCTGACCTTCGAAAGACTATTAATGAGTTGCAGAAAAACACTATTAACGGTAATCTATCAATCGTTAATACTAAGTTAGATAGTGAGTTACTTGAGTCTATCTTTAATCATATTAAGAATAAGAAGACTATTGAGTTACGTAAGTTTCTCATTGAAAATGAGAGTAGATTCAATGGAGATTATGATAACTTACTCATTGAATATCTTAACTTTATCTATGATAAAGATATAGGCGTCTGGGATAAAGATCTAGGCGATTTGAGTAAGAAGAGTATGATTGCCACTATTGCAAAGCATTTATACGAGAGTAGCTTTGTAATTGATAAAGAGATTAACTTCTTCGCTTGTACAATTCATCTAGAGCATTGCTAAGATGTTAAC